GCTGCCGATAAACGGTGGCGTATTCGTGAACGGCTCGGGCCCGTACTGTCCGCACTGCGATCCGGCAAGGACATTTCCGGGTTGGATTTGTCCGAAGTGCGGGCGATGTCTGTCGCCAGTGGTTTCGGAGTGCCCGTGTTCAGAAAGGGGGCAAGGCTAATGGCCTATCTGCATTGTCATGCCTGCGGTTGGTCTCAAGACGATTTTTGGAATTGGCGGTACAATCCGCTGACCAAACTTTGGGATTGTGCTAAGTGGCTGATTCGCCCTCGCTGGATGGAACTGGATGGTTGGTTGATAGACGATCTAGTCAAATATACAGGTGTGGCGATTTACCGGCGCAGGGCTGCATTTACACCTCAACGATATAACAAGGACGTTGCTTGGTCGCTTAAACCTGTATCTGCTTATGAACAAAGCAGCAAGGGTGCGACGGGCGTGTTCTCGTGGCAGTGGTTGTGGTTGGAAGTTGTGAAGGAATGGAAGTTGTTTGTGCAGCAAAGGTGGTGGACCTATGCCTCATGGAAAAAAGCCAGAAAAAGGGCAACTTGTCCTAAGTGCAAACAAAAGAAGTTTGATATAGATTGAAGCTGTATCCGGAGGACGATCAATGATTTGAAGTTTGTAGTTTGGCAAGCAGTAAGGAGGTTGCTGTAATGGAATTGTGAGGTGAGTTGGGATGCGATTTGAAGAAGCCGTGGATCAAATTATCCGGGATCAAGACCAGGAAGAATGGACACGAAACCTGGACCGTTTCCCCCCGGAGTTGCAAAAGGAAATAGTGATAGAGAGGCCTCAGTTTACTAAAGAAGACTTGGATTGGGTGAAATCTTGGAAATTGTTGAATCCCAACCCGGTACCAGTGAAAATGTTAGAATTGTTGAAAAATCAAGGTAATTTGGATTCTATAGCTAGATGTCCTAGTAACGTGGTGGAACGGATAAATCGACAGTGGGGATTGAATGTGGTTCCAGGTGAGGTTTATGATCCAGATCCTAGCAGGTTTGAGAAGGTGGCCAAGCAGTTTTCTGGAGGTACAGCTAGTCCATCTGTGAGAATAAATGGGGAGATAGTGTTTGGGGTAGGTAGGTTTATTTCCGCTTTGTTAAGGGGGGATCAGCAATTGAGGGTTTGGGATTTGATGGGTAATTGGCCATGAAGGTAGAGTACAAGTTGCGTCATTCTTTTGTTTGCAATCGTTGTCGCCGGGATTGCATAGGTGAGAGTGGAGAATGTGAATCTGACTACCCTCGCAAGCAAAGAATTGGCTGTTTGGGTAAACACTGCGATGACCCTTGTGAATTGCAACAAACAGAGTCCGATTTGACTTTGGATCACTTGATTGCTTTGAGTAAGTATCTGGGGGGCAAACTGAACGGTTTGCTAGTGGGAGTTGAGTGATATGGACTTCTTGCAATTGAATCCAGTCGGTTTGCTTAGCAAGGTGTTTGCTGCCCCCAGACGGCCAGAGCGGTATGGAATTGATCCCGCGAGGTTTGAAAGGGAAAGCCCGAGCACCCCTAGTATTTGGGAGTTTTACAGGAATAAGGTTCAAATCACTAGGGAAAGGCTGGAGGCTTATAGGGATTATTGCCTGACCGAAGACACCAAAATTTCCCTGTTGAACGGGACGGAAAAAACCATAGGAGAATTGTTTGATTTGGATGGAGATATTTGGGTTTATTCTTATGATTTGAAAACACGGAAAGTGGTGCCAGGCAAGGTAATAAGGTTATACAAAACCGGAATCAACCGACCCATTGTCAAGGTTACTTTGGATAATGGAGAGTCAATCCGTTGCACTCCAAATCATCCATTTTTGTTCAAAGAAGGGGAATACAGACGAGCAGATCAGCTGCAAGCAGGTGACAGCTTGATGCCAATTGGGTCCGGATACTTGCAACCAACTAATCACAAGGTCATTTCTGTGGAACCAGCTGGCCTTGCAGATATTTACAACATTACCGTGGACAAATATCACAATTTTGCTTTGTCTGCTGGTGTGTTTGTGAAGAATACAGAAATGGATTTCGATGATTTAGTGAGTGCGGTGTTGGATGCCATGGCAGAAGATTGCACCCAGCCAGACATGATCAGTGGCCGAATTGTTTGGATTTCCAGTGAGAATCAAGACGTGGTAAAACTGTTGACCAAGTTGTTTGACAAGTTGGAGATTGAGGATCGAGTAGCTAGTATCATTCGTGAAGCAGCCAAGTATGGAGATTGCTTTTTGAGGAATTGGTACCGTCGGGGTGAAGGGATAATTGCATTGGAATACTATGAGCCCCAGCGGGTGTTTCGAGTTGAAGAGAAAGGCCGAATGCGAGGTTTTACTATTGACAGTACATTGGAAATGCGCAGTGAAAGTATACTGTACAATCCATGGGATTTCATTCATTTCTTTCGGGCTATTGGGAGGTTACGGCCGGATCAGACTTATGGGGATTCCCTTTGCAGGCCAGCACGTAGGTTGTGGCGTAAGCTGCAAATGGTTGAAGACAGCATTATCATGTACAGGCTCAAGATGGCCCCTGACCGTTTCATATTCTACGTGGATTGTGGTGAAGCATCAGCCAGCGAATCCGTGGAAATCCTGCGCATGTGGCGCAGGGCGCTCAAAAAGCAGGTGTTGTACCAGCCGGATCAAGGACGGTTGAGAGTGGATTACAATCCCTGGTGTCTCACTCCAAATACCATCGTTCCATTGGTAGATGGTCGCAATTTGACCTTGCAACAGATATTGGATGAGTACGGTACAAACAGGTCATTTTCTGTGTACTCGTTTGACAAACGGAACAATTGCATTGTGGAGGGTGAAGCTACTCACTTGGGAGTGGTTGGTACTGGTTGCCCAGTGTACCGGGTGACTTTGGATGATGGATCATTCTATGATTGCACATCTAACCATGAATGGATTTTGAAGGGTGGGGTTAAACGGAAAGCTATTGGGTTGCAACCTGGTGACAGTTTTGAATCATGGCCTGCCGGAGTGGATCATAAGGTGGTTTCTGTTGAATACTTGGGGGTGGTTGCTGAAGTTCATTGTTTAAGCGTGGTCGGTTATCACAACTTTGCTGTGCGTTGTGAACGGGGCGGCGAGGTATCTGAAGTGTTTACAGGCAATTCAGTAGACCAAGATTTTTTCTGGCCTACTAAAGAGGGATCCAACAGTCGTATTGAAAAACAAGCTGGAAGTGCAAATATCGGCGAAATTCATGACTATGAACTTTTGGTCAAGAGGCTTTTTGCTGCCCTTAGAGCACCTCCCAGCTATTTCGGTATGAAAGAAGAAGGTGGAGCGGTCATTGATAACGGCAAAACTCTAGGGCGTCAAGACATCCGTTGGGCCAGATCCGGAAAAGCTGGCCAGAAAGCTGCAACACGAGGGCTAGTTCGCCTTTGTCAAGTCCACATGGCTCTCAAGGGTATTGATCCAACGGACCCTGCCAATGAGTTCGAGGTCTGCATGGCTCCCATCTCGTACCTGGACGAGATGGAACGCCTGGAAGTGTTTGACCTTCGCAGTCGGGCCATCGACTCCATCAGTCGGGTGCTTACGGATGTGGAGGGATTGGATAAAAAGCGTTGGGTCAGTTGGCTGCTCTGGAAGTTTGGCGGATTGAGTAAAAACTTTCTGGATCAGTTTATTGACCAAAACGCTCCATTGCAATTACCCAAACAAGGTGCTCCGCCACCTGAAGAAGGGGAGCCTGTACCTGGGGTGCCTGGTATGGAAGGGGAACCACTGACTCCCACTGAAGAGGAAACTTTGATCACAGCGTTGGGTCCAGAGTTCTTGAGCCAGGTGAAGTTGCTGGCCGAGTCTGTGGATCAAAATACTCGTAGTAGCGCAGTGAATGAATTGTTACCAGCGATGGAGTGATTTATGTTAGTGGGCTCTTGGTTTTTGGCCGGGTAGTGCGCAAGTGTGATATGGCTTCACCTCAATGGGTAACGGCATGGCCTTGAAACGAGAGCAATTGAATGACTTGGTAAGTCATTTGCTGGGGGAGGCCATTCAGCCAGGAATGATGGCCAAGGCTCAACGGGTGTTGGGTTTGTCGGAGCAGGATATTGTTCAAGCTATCAGTGATGCTGATCCCACGTTGGGTCATAAATACGATGTGTGGGTTTTGAAACAATGGGTGAATAAACAAATCAGCTTGCCGGAGGACAAAGACAAGGTAAAACAATTGTTGCATCGTTTCACCGAGTTGAAGAGAGAGCGAGGGGTTAAGATCAGTCCTGACATTCATCGGTATCCTAATTTTGCAGATTTGGTGGATGCTATTGGCGCCGTTGGGTACAGCCAAATGCCTGGGGTAGAGGTGGTCAGGCGGGACCCTCCTTACGTGCTTTTGAAGGTTACTGATGCAGAAAGTTTGAAATCATTGGGAGAAGGTACTAGCTGGTGCACGCGCAGGAGCTATCCAAGGGGTTGTAAGGCAGAGGATTACTTGCACGATTATGGGGCCCTTTATATCGTGATGAAGAATGGTAAACCTTTCATTCAGTTTACCGCAGACTTTAACGAAGTCAGGAGAGCGGATAACAGTGAGGTAAGAAACCCAGAAAATAGAATAGCCGAGCTGATCAAGCCTAGTGAAGAGGACGAAAAACGTTTGAAACAGTGGGAGGATTGGATTGGAGGTGAAGATAAGTGGGATGCATATGAAGAGGAGTGTGCACGGGTTGAAAATGACTATTTGAGAGATTTGCATTTTGCTTTCGCCAGTTATGAAATTGAGGATATTGGAGAGAATGAACCTTACGTGTGGTATTCTGGGGGTGTTGCGGCAGACATACCGATGGAAATGAAGGAGGAATTCCTAGATTGGCGAAGTCTGGATAGGAGAGCGTTGGAACGGACTATTGAGGATTTGTGTCATGATTTGGACATTTGGGGGGTGGAACAGGTTGAGATTCTAGAGACTGTAGAAAGGGGGATGGTAACTGGTGTAAGAGTTGTAGTCGATTTGCGAGACGAAGACATGCGTGGTGAACCAGACCAGTTTAGGGATTTTGCAGCTTGGTTGGCAAGGGATGTGGAGGATAACCGGGAGGCTTTCATAGCTGGAGTTCGTGCTATTTTGATAGAGAATGAGTATGCTGAGGTTACTCACCCTGTTAGCAAAGCAATGGGATATGGTAGAACAGAAGAAGCATGGGACGAAGACCAGTTTAAGCATTTCAATTGGTACAGAGATGCCACTCGTGGGTTTAGGAGTACTCATGCAATAGAGGTTTGGACTGTTGAACCAGTGTTGGTGGGAGAATTGCCGCGAGATTATTTCCACCGTGGAGGGTACGCTGTACCCATACGCGACACAGATCCTGGGTTCAAGGAATTTGTGGATGAATTGTTGCCATCACTGAATGAGCAGGCGGAGCGTCAGGCCCGAAACTACACTATTCAAGCCCGTAGACAGCGATTGTTTTGGGGTGAGCCGGAGCTGCACCAGAAACGGTTTTCTGGCAAGTTTGATATCAAACCGTATTTTTCTTTTAGGACGGACAGAAGAGACAATGTATTCATGGAGATGAGTTTTTCCCTTAATTTAGGGCAGAATGAGAACCAAGTTCGGGATGCAATTGAGTTTATCGAGTACCTGGATAACCATTTTGATACCTTTTTGACTGTAGCCCGTCGTTTGTTTCAGGAATTGGTGGTCCCCAGGTATTCCAAAGGTGGGCTTAACAAATCTGAATCAAATGTCAACTTGGATAGCTTGGTGAACCAGTTGGTGGTTGGATAAATGACTTACAACGAACTGGTGAATCGAGTGTCCAAGAAATTGGGCATCACGCTGGCAGAATCAGAGGTTTATTTAGACTGTTTGCTAGATATTATTAAGCGTGCAATGGCAGTGGGAGATGAAGTCAAGCTGGAACATTTTGGCAAGTTGGTAAGCCATCTGCGTCGCAAGCAGGTCCATCGCCGTACAAAAAAAGAGTTGACGGATACTCTGATAGATGTTGAGTTTCACCAATACTACCGTAACAAGCTAGAATTGGTGGAGTTGAGTTCTATACGGGATCGAATTGAAAAGGAGATTGACTATGTTATTGATGAAAAAGACCTTGCGGGAGGACCTGCCCAGCAGCGGGTTGCCGGATCAGGGGCAACAAAGGTTTCAGAAAATTGGTGAGACTGCGGATGGTAAAGTCCAGGTGTTGGACACTGTTACCAAGCAAGTTTCCGAATACCCCAAGGCTAAAATTCAAGAAAGTAGCGGGGGCAAGAAGTTGTTGATGGAAAGTTAAAGAGCATGTCTCCTCCGAAATCTCCAAGCAATCCCAGTCGTGCAGAAGAAGAAGTTCAAAAGTTGCTGACCAATTTGCCATTGCTTGAGTTGGTGTGCAATTTTGAACCAGTTAGTGACCGCACTGGAGCGGATGATTTTGAGGAGTTGATGAAACGCCGATTGGCTCGGGTCAAGGCTGCCCACTTGATGATAGAACAGTTCAAACGTCGTTTGTAACAGGAGTTGTTGAAAATGCCTACAGTTCGAGTGCAAGATAATAGGGATCGTGGTCAGGTGAGTTTGATAGTGGATGGTGATCCGAGCCAAGGACACCCTTGGACTGTGGGTTTGACAGCGGAAGGGGCTTATCATGTGGGCAATGCCCTGGTGGTGGCTGCTTTGCGCCTGGGTAATATCAAAGGTACCCAGTGCACCACTATGGCTGGGCGAGGCCGCAGGGGTCCAATGGGGCCCAGACCTTCGGTAGAGCAAATGGAACCCCGATTGATAGGGGATACGTTCCCTGAAGAAAAATCACCAAATACCAACCCACCTTCTTCTGCTCCGAACGTTAGGGAAAGTGTATGAAAGTAATTCAGACTCTGATATTGATGTGTGCAATTGCACTTGTGTTCGCTGTGGGATATGCATCCCATGGCTTGCTGGGGGATTGGATTGCCAATTTGGTGGTTCAGTCTCCAGCTGAGCAGTTTGGTTTGGTGTTTCGAGCCACATTTGGAGTGTTGACTGGAGCATTGGCTGTAGCATCGTGTGTGGTGATGTTTGCGTTTGTGTCCTTTTTGACTTTGGCTGTGTTGCAAGAGATATATTATCAGTTTTTTCAGCGTCGCGTGATTAGTTTGATGATGAAGGAGGCCCGTTCTGCTAAGGCTCCAGTACGTGAAAAGAGTCCTCGCGAGAAGGCTGAAGAGTTGGAACGCACGCGGCGGCAAAAGGAATATGTGGAGGCAAGGAAGTTCGCTCGCCAGTTTAAGGCTAGAGAGGACCGTAATGTTCAAGTTACAGCGAGGGGAGTGGATGGAGATGGCAAAGTTGAGGTCCATCCGTCCCAAGGACAAGCCACAGCGCAAGCGGATGACGCCGGGCACTCCAATGAAAGCGATGAAGCTGCCGGGCAGGAATGACCGTTGTCCCTGTGGTAGTGGGGAAAAGTTCAAGTATTGTTGCGAAAAGCGATATCGCGCTTTTGCTGAAGACTATTGTTAGTGGTCCAAAATCCGGTTTCACCAACAAGGGAGAAGAATCATGCCAGTTTCGCTTAAACAAGAACATCTCGGAAAAATCACTGCAGATGGGGAATGGAATGAAGTGTTCCGCATTGTGGGTCGACGGCACCGCTTGATGCACTTGATTGGCAATAACCGCACTGCTGTTACAGTTAGCATTCGAGCCCGTCAATCGCCGGACCAGAATTTTAATGTCAATGGAGTGAGCATATATGGGGCTACTTTGGCTCCGGTGGCTGGTGGGGTGGATATGGGTACGATCAGCTGGGATTTAGACTGCTTGATTGTAGAGGCCCGGGGTTTGGCTAGCGGTAGTATCAGCCTTGTTGATGGTACTATTAGTGTTGAAGAAGTCAGTGCTAAGGAAGCTTTCTGCAGCACGGATGGTGAGTACACGGCACCCCAGGCACAAAGCATGTGGTTTGAGTATCCTCGCAGCAATAACCCACCCGCAGTGGTGGCCTCTATTGCAAGCAATACCATTACTATCAATGCTCCTTGGCCGGATTCTCCGCTTTGGAAGAGTGGTTCAGCGGTGCTTGTACTCTCTAGTGGAACTTACCCGACGGGGCTGTTGCCCAATGTGGTTTACTTCTTGGTTGGAGCCAATTCTAGCGCTTTGACTTTCCAATTGGCGCAAACAGCTGGTGGCACTGCTTTGACTTTGGGCACAAGCTGGTCTGGCACGCTAGAAGTTTACGATGCGGGTATGTGATGGTCTTGGACAACGGGTATCCCAAGATAGTGGTGTTCGTGAGATGCCACACGTTGGGTCCTTTTGTTGTTGACACCATCGACAGCATCACTCATTACTCGGTGAGCGACCCAACTATAGTGGTGACGGTAGATCGCAACCAAGAATTGGCCGATTACGTTCAACGAGAGCGACCCGGTACTTTGGCCTACGTGTGTACCAAGCGTTGCGGTTGGGGGCCTGGTATGTACCGGTTGTTTTGTGAGGCTGTTCGATGGTTAGTGGAAAGTGGTAGGCCATTTGATTACTTGATCAATATGGACTATGACTTGATATTCACTAGGCAAGAGGCTGATGTCCACTTTTTGCCCCGATTTACCCACCCTAATATAGGGTTGGTGGGCAAGGTAAACAATGGTTCTGCCCATTGGAAACGCAAGACTCGTCAGCATATGAATAAGCTGTTAGGGGCGTTGCGGATGGCGAAAAAGCCGTTTCCGATGGGATACAGTTCAGGCGACCACACGAGTGGGGCAGGCAATATCTTGAAGAGGGATTGCGTGCTTCAAATGTATCACGATGGGTTCCTGAAGCCCCCCTTGAGTGACATTAGTGATAGAGTGCCCCTAAGCGACGACCCGTTGTTGGGGTTTTTTGTAGCTGCTAGTGGCTACAAAATGGCAGATATGGGGGGGCCTGACGAAGCATTCATAGTCTGGCAGTTGCAAGAGGACTACCACAATATACCCAAGCGTGGCAGTTATTGGTTTCATCCCACAAAGGCAGTGCCAGGCAATGAGCCTTGGAGTGTGAAGCGGGAGTTGGAGTGTCGCAATTACTTCCGGGGGTTGAGGGGTCAAGAATCGTTGACAATGGATGGTTTGCCTGAAAAGGCTTGTCCTTTGGATGCAATGATGTGATATGAGCCTTACCCAATTTGGTGACAACAAGATCACACTAACCCACAATACCACGGGTGTGAATGTGGATGTGGAATTGGACTTGTTGCGCGTACCAAGTTTGATGTGGGATGCGGAGTGGAACTATTCAGTGCCGCCGGCAGTTGATCATGTAGGTCATAGGGACAGTAAGCGGATAGCTCGGTTGAAGCGAGTGTATGCAGATAACGTTAAGCGTAATCGGGAGCGGTTGAGCTTGGATTATATTCAAAGAGTTGCCTAATATGCAATCACTCATTGTGGGGGAATATGGAGTGACGGTTGTAGCAAATACTGGGATGGATGTGTCCAGCTATGATTTGAGTTTGTTAGTGGAGAAGCCTAATGGAACTCAAGTGGAATGGATAGCGGATTTAGATGCTGCTGATCATACCAGGATGGAGTATATGATTAAAAGCGGGGATTTGGATCAAGCTGGGGTGTATGTGATTCATGCTCGTGCAGTTATTGAAGGGCAGCAGAGCCGATTGGGTAAGGCTGCTGCGTTTGAGGTTAAGGAAAGGTTTGAGCGGAGTCAGTAGATTGGGATGATTGCGGACCTGGCAGACGGCTTCAAGCGATTGAATGGCCGATTGGAAGACCTGTTCCGAGGCGAGGGCCCGGTTTGCGTGAGGCACACGGAGCGGCTTGCCTTCCTGGAGGCGGCGGTGGAGCGGCTGGCTGACGACCCAGGGGACAAGGGTGAACAAGGTGCCGCAAAGGCGGCGGGAGAATGAACAATGGCAACGGTTCTCCTCCAGGCCAAGACGTGCGATGGGTATGACGTGCATATTCTCGACAGCAATGAGACGCACGTGCTCCATTTCACGAGCAAGCCAAGCGATCTGGACGCCGCGATCGCCAATTTCCTAGTCCAACTTGCCGCGCAGAGGGCGGCGGACGAGATTGCCGCGAACATGGAGATCATCCAGACCAATGGCTGACTTGACTTTTCGCTATTCGACGCCAGCACAGAACATCGCAGCTTTGCGTGAGCGGTTCCGCGGTGCCAATGGAGTGACTGCCGCCAGGATCGCCCGGTGGATGCTGGCGAACCTGACCGATGCCCAGATCAAAGGGGCATTTGATCTGACGACTGGGCAGGTCACGGCCCTTAAGGCACGGTTGCAGGCGAAGGCGAAACACCTGACCGACATCGAAGCGGATACGGGTGAATAATGGCGACGTACACCGCTACAACTTCCGGCAACTGGTCCGCGAACGGGACGTGGGATGTGGGGAGTCCCCCGCCCGATGACAACACGGCCCTGGTCGTCATCAATGCTGGCGTGGCAGTCAAAATGGACGTGACTCAAGTTTATGGCCTAGCGACGGGCAACTCGTTGACGATCAATTCCGCGGCGGCCGGGAGCACCCCAGGTTGCCTGTACTGGATGAATGGCGCGACGGGGAAGCTCATCATTCCAGCCGGTGGAAAGATCATCGGGACGAACCTCGCCAACAAGGGCCGCCTGCTCGCCAACTACTCCGGCTTGTGGACAGTCTCTAGTGACTCCTCCAAGTTCGTGCAGTCGCAGAGCGGAACCGGCGGAACAGTCACCGACGGAGGCGGCGGAACGCGGATTTTCACGCCGAGTGTCTCTCCGTCATGGGTAACGAATGCCCTGAGTGGCGAGTCCATGACGATTAACGGGAGCACTTACACGATCAATAGCAACACGGCTACGGCGGCAACACTAGCGACAGGCCCCGATCCCGGCACAAACGTCACCTCCTGGTCTCTCGTGGTCCGTCCTCTCCCCGTGGCAAACCGTGCCACTATCATGCTGCAGACGACGGCCCAGGTGGTTACGCAATACCTCGACGTGGCGATGTACTGTGCGGAGCCGACGACTAAGGGTGTGCGGACTTATGGGCAGATATTCGATGGCTGCACTGTCCAACCCGACCCGACTAATACCCTCACGAAAACCGGGCTTTCTGCCGCAATTCCGAATGGTAAGATCGTGCGGGTTTCTGGCAGCCTAGAGGGCACTAACCTATCTGCGGGCATAGACTACTGGGTTGTTGGCGGGGGCGGGGGAGCCACGATTCAATTGTCTACTACGTACAATGGCAGTCCCGTTTTGCTCGGCAGCGGTGGCCCGGTTAACGTTCATACCGGCTGGTATGCGAATTGGGGCATATCTGGGAATACGCTGACCAAGACCAACCACGGCCTGACCAATGGCGTGGCGGTTATGGTTCGGTCGAGCGGCACGCTGCCGACTCCGCTGGCCGCGGATACGCTGTATTACGTCGTTTCCTCGACGGCCAATGCGATCTCGCTAGCTCTCACATCTGGCGGGACTGCCTTGACGTTAGGCGGCAGTCCGAGCGGGACGCTGGACGTGTACGCGGGTTCGACGGGTGCGGCTCCGGGGACTGGCGGAACGAACCCCTATACGAGCACGATGGTCAACGTGCTGGATGACGTAACGGGCGACTCGGCGTGGGAGCCAGGTGAGGGCACGTGGGCTTCCACGAACTTACTCAATGCCGCAGTGTTGGCGAACGAGGGACCGCAGACCTACGACATACAGCGGTTAGCTATTGCTGCGATTACCGCTAGCACGATGACGCTGAGCGAAGCGGTGAACTCCTACCAGTATCCGAACGCCCGCATTTGGCTGATGTCCCGCAACGCCTCGATTCAGTCCAGTTGCGGGAGCAGTACGCAGGCCGTTGTTGATGCAACAAATAAGGTGGGTGGCATCTTCGGCGAGATTCGCGTGACGGCGGGAACGGGTACGACATTCTACGGTTATGGCCTCAGTAGCGGTAGCTACAATACAGTCTCCACAGTCTGTGGCTGCAGTCGTGGCGTCTACAACACCAACTACAATACAGTCTCTATAGTCTGTGGGTGCAGCGCCGGCCTCTACAGCAGCCACTACAACACAGTCTCTATAGTCAGTGGGTGCAGCAACGGCACCACCAGCAGCCACTACAATACAGTCTCTATAGTCAGTGGGTGCGGCAACGGCCTCTACGGCAGCAACTACAACACAGTCTCTATAGTCAGTGGGTGCGGCACCGGCACCTACGGTTGCTCCGGCCGGTTCAGAGGCACCGTATTTTCCGGCAACGGCACCGACATTAGCCTCAGCGGCAGCCATATCGAGGGCTGGGGAGTGTCGCTGCAAGATGTGACACAGGTGGCCTATTATAAGCAGTCCAGTTTCGACGTTCCCGATTACGGCGAAGTCGTTGTTGGCATCACTGACCTCTGTGATCCAGTCACTCACGCTATCCTACCAGGCAACGTAGGCTGGTGGTGCCCAGGAGGGTTCACAAAGACGGCGGCGTGGGATGTCGGGGTTCACGGCACTCCACCTGTTTCGCTTACTTATGTTCACGTTTCAACTGCCGAGGACTCTGATCGAGACTTCTGGGTTGAGTTCCCGGTGATGGGCAAAGCCGGCAAGACGCTCACGGTGACGGTGTACCACAAAGTCACGACCACAAGCGGCTGGGTGACTGCCCCGCGTATTGAGATTTGCGATCCCAACAAAAACTGGAAGGCGAGCGGTGAGTTATTGGCGTCGAGTTCCGCGTTCTCCATTGCGGATACCGCCTGGCACACCGACACGGCCAGCTATGATGTAACTTACGACCGTCCACTCGTGGTGCGAGTGCGGGGTTGCGGAGGCAATACGGGAGGGACCGGCACGGGGCAAATGTATTGGTGGCAGGTGATCGAAGTTCAAAATACTCTGGGTCAGGCTTCTGGTCCCTTAACCTTATCAAAGGAAACAGGAGCCAACGCTCGTGGTGGGTCGGGGACGTGTGCTAAATTGGTGCCTTCGAGCACTAACAATTACGGTTACTGGTATTTTTTGGTTCCAACGACAGCATCCATTCCTTTTACCTTGAGTTTTTATCACAAAATTGCTACTGGGTTCAATGGATCTTTGAAATGTACGATTTATGATACGGATCAAACAACTATAAAAAATAACAGTGAAACCGTAACGCTAACAGATGACGGCAGTTATCATCAATTTACTGCTACGCCTGTTACACCTACGGCAACTGGGTTCTGTCTCGTTCGCATTGAAGTTGAGCAAGGGACACATGCGATAGACGATGCGGTCTACATTGATGACATTGCTTACGCTTGACTATGGGTATTGGAGCTTTAGACAACTGGGTTAGTTCTTCGCAAGGACCACCGGTCATTGCAACAGGAGCTGTGTCACTTGATGATTGGGTAACAACAGCCTGGGCACTTCCAGTTGTAATAGTGGCAGGTGGCACAGCATATAATCGCACCGTGAGCGACTCTGTGGGTCTAGCAGAGGATTTGGTCAGGGTGCTCACATCCTCCAGGGGTATATCTGATGTACTTGCAATGGTTGAAACACTAGATCGAGTTGTGGTTGGCCAACGGGTATCATCCGATGGTTTGGGGTTGAGTGACATGTTCAGCAAGAAAGCCGTTTCGTTGCGTATAGCGAGCGACGATCTTGCTCTAACCGATTCTGTGTCTACTATTGCAGCCAAGGTGCTTGCCATCCTTGACTTTCTTGGGTTGGCTGATTTGTGTGCTAAGGTTGTCACCGCTAGGCGGTCTGCCTTCGATAGTGTACTTTTTTCCGATTCTGTAAGCAGGGATGCTCTTTGCAAACGTGTAGCGAGTGACAATTTGACGGTATTGGATGCTGCTTATAAGACGGCGGCATCTCTGAGGGTTGTGAGTGATGGCGTGGCAATGAGCGATGGCCTATTGCAGAAAGTTGCTTATTTGCGGTTGTTGGTTGAAAATCTTGGGTTGGCTGATAGCGCCACGAAAGTGGCTAAGTCGCTCCGGGCAATTATGGACAATGTGGGTCTGGCCGAAGATCTTATTGTCCAGCTCATTGGTGCCGGGGTTCATTCAATTGTTACAAGCGACCTTTTTGGACTCTCTGATACCACGTTGAGGACTGCTGCCTATAGACGCTTAGTGGGAGAAAGCCTCGCTTTGTGGGATACTTCCACTCGGGAAGCTGCTGCTAAGAGGTTCACAAGTGACAATTTGATTGTAGGGGATGTATCCGCTCGGGAAGCTGTTGCTAAGCGGTCTGTTTTTGATAACATGCCTTTTTCTGACTCTGTGACAAGGACTGTTGCCTTTATGCTTTTAGTGAGTGACAGTGTTGCAATAGGGGATGCTGTATTGCGCTCTGTTGCTGTGCGACGAGCAGTGGCGGACAGTTTGGGATTGAGTGATTCAGCTATTGTGCTTATAGCTGCGCTTGGGCGAGTTCCTTACTCTTTTATCTTGCAAAGGGTGCTGATGAATGTTTGAGTGGGAAAATACAAACCGGAAAAGTGAATTGACCAATCGGCTGCTTTCGATCTTGGACGAGTGTTCGGATCGCGATATTGAGGCGATTTCCAATGCACTCGATCTCATTGAATCCAGCAGAATGAAAAAGGGCCAACCGACTAGTAGTTCAATAGGATTTGGTGACAGTGTTCAAATTCACGTCAATCAAAAGGGAGAGGAACATGAGCGTTTCGTTACTTGAAGGTATCACTCGCAAGCCGATTGTTCGGGAAGGCGAGCAATGCAACCCAGCTCCACACAGGAACATTGTCTTGTCTAACTCAGTGCAGTGGGAACAGTTTGGCCCTGATGGAGAGAGTAAGGCTAAGGGTTTTTCAAGGGGCAATATGGTGGTCAGCTACGGCCTGGATCGGCTTATCAAGATGCTGGCAACCGATGCTGGTGGTGCGTCGGCTTACGCAAATACTTGTGTGGTGGGAACTAGTACAACTGCTGTGGCGAGCAACGACGCATCGCTTGGCGCTTCCACCCAGGTTTGTGGTACTTTTTCCCGGGCGACAAGTGGAGCTAGCTTGAACTACCTAGCCTCATTTGCCAGTGACGGGAACGCATGTGTTATCAATGAGGTGGGTATTTTCCAGACCAACACCTATACGGGCTCAATGATCGCTCGCAAAGTTCTTGGCACAGCCTCAATCAACAAGGGTGCCTCCGATACGTTCAACTTGACCTATTCGATCATCCCACAAACGGCGTAACCAAGGGAAGGAAAAAGTGTGATGTCTGGCAAGATTGGCTGTGCTATTTGCACTCCAATACCTAAGATTCCGGGGCCGAATGGGCTGCGGCTAGAGCCAGTTACCGTGGAATGGCATCGAGCCCGCATGTCACTGGCAACTCCCACTAATTTCAACAGCTTCGAGATTCTAGCCGATGGTATGGAGGTAGATGAAGCCAGGAACAAGGCTGTCCAGTTTGCTAGAGAACATAAGCCTCGTCCTGAGTATATCTGTTTTTTGGATTACGACACCATACCTTACTGGGATGCCCTGACGAAACTGTGGTACCGAGCGTCTTGCTTCCCTGAAATGGACATTGTAGCCGGGGTTTACTGCTCAAAGTCCAGCCCGCCTGAGCCATTGATCTACACAGAGTTCGGCATTGGCCCTTATTGGGACTGGGCGCTGGGAGATCTGCTTTTCAACATTAAGGCACTGCACTCCGGCATGACGCTGGTAAAGCTAAGCCTTTTTGATCGGCTGCCTTATTCTTCGGACAACCCGTGGTACAAAACAACGTGTGAGTTCAAGATCAGTGGTGATTGTTTTACCAAGCACCGCGGAACTGAAGACCTGTACTTCTGCCGCCGTGCCGTGGAAGAAGCGAACGCGAAGATACTTGTAGATACATCCGTCTTGTGTGGGCATATTGACCATTCCACCGGGATGATCTATGGGTTACCAGACGACTCGCCACCGATTCAGCGATGCCATTGGATGCAGGAGAAGAAGGCTAGGGAGTCCAAGCTGAAAACTGTCTTGGATTTGGGAGCCGGTTCTAAGCGTCGAGAATGGGATGGCTACAAGACAGTCACGACTGACTTGCGGCAGGAAGTGAAACCTGATTATGTGATGGACACTAGGCTGCTCAATTTTCCGGATGACACTTTTGATATGGTGGCAAGTAGCCATCATTTGGAGCATATAGGCCGTTGGGACCAGGAACGTGTATGGGGAGAAATTACTCGCATTCTCAAGCCGGGAGGTTGTGTAGAACATATTTTGCCCAATCTTGAATGGGCTGCCGGGCATATCCTTGATGGACACGTTGATGGGGATGTGTACAACGTGTTATTTGGGGCTCAAGAGAATCCTGAGTGTCCAAGGAAATTGAACTTGCACCTGTTCGGGTTTACTCCAGCGGTTGCGAAGTCGCTTGCTGAAGCTGCGGGTCTGGTCAACGTGCAGATTAAGACTTACCGCGATGATCCGGCGATGAGTTACGAGATGGTGGTTACTGCGGAAAAACCTGCTGCAACTCAGACCCTTTTGGATACACCGGGGCTGTAGCTATGTACGAGTACATCGATGCTGGTGAAACGCATCGTGAGTTGCCTTGCGTCGCTCGCGCAGACGGCTCACCCATCACGAGTGGGACGGTGAACTACTATCTACGAGCCAAGAGTGGGGTCAACGCTGGTAAGTATTGGCGCAATTCAGATCAGACTTGGCAGGTTGCCAAGACCGGCAATGCGATGACTCATGACGACGACGGCAATTGGGAAATTGACCTGACAGTATCGCCCTTTGTCCATGGAATACTTTACCGTGAACACTTGGAGGAAAGCGGAAACTTGCACGTACCTGGGACGGGACGCTCGTTGAAATGCCGGGCAGCACCGGGAAAAGCCGAAGGTTTTATTGTGGCCATGAACGACAATAATGGAGTGCAGATGGGTGAAGGTGAGTATGCAGGTTTGGTCGGAGCAGTTGTTGCAGACAATAGTAAAGCGGGGTACTCACTTGCTCCAACTGGCTTAGATGCAATCACTGCGACCGAGCCAACTGCCAAGCCGACGACATTCCCCGGATGGCTGATGTGGCTTGTGCAGCGCTTCCGCCGAGCCGACAAGACGCCAAGCGCGATCACCGTTAAGACCGAGGCGGGGGCCACGGTTACAACCCAGGCCATCAGTGATGACGGTGCCGGGAGGGAAAGCCTTGGAGCGCCGTCATGAAGCTGGTGAGAATTGTCAACCTATGGCCACCGTTTGCGGAAAAAGGTCCAATAATTGGAGTTGTAAAACTCCTCTTGGATTCTGAGATATTGGATGTTTTGAAATTGACTTCCGATGTAACGGAAACCTTGGACTTGGATTCTGAAATGGAAGGGTAATTGAAATTGACTTCGTTGCTCAAGTAGAAACCGGACAAAACCCATAAAGGAGATTGCCAATGTCAGCTACAGTTCAAATTCGTCGCTGGACGGGAACGACCCCTAGCTACACAGACATCACGGGTAAAAACACCCGAGCCAATGCAGAAGATGCCCACAGTGAAATGGGTACCACCAATCCCATTCAGATTCCATCTTCTGGCTCCAATTACAGCTATTGGGTAACGACCAGATTGTATGTGGTTACTGGTTACCCACCGTCGGGTACTATCAACAATATCCGCTGGTATACCGATGGTGTCAACTCGTTTGGTACTGGAGTGAGTTGTGTGGTGGGTCAGGCGAGTAGCTATGTTCAGGCCACTGGTACACCAGGGGTGACTGGTACTGAGTTGTCCCATGCTAACCACGCCGGATTGATTGACTTGGGTAGTGGTGTTTACGTGAAAGACGCTTTTAGTTTCACGAGTGCGTCCCCTATGAGCGTGGATGGGGAGATTAAAGGTCCAAATACCGGAGATTTTGGGAATCTGGTTGTTTATCAAGTGGTTGTAGGTGCGACAGCGAGTCCTGGAGCCACGCCTGGAGAAACGCTAACCTGGAAATATGATGAAACCTAACCTGTTAATGATATAAACCGGAGAATGATTATGGAACTTCGTTGGATGGCAGAGTACACAGACAACACTGTGTTTCACCAATTTGATCCATTCACCGGTGTAGAGCGTTCTTCAGAGGAAATTGATCGTAGTCGATTGAGTTTAATTGATTTGGTTGATGAGCAAGGCAAGGCCATATTGACCCAGTTTTACAAGCCTGGCATGAGGGTTCTATACCGCCATCGAGTTGAACAGACTGCTGGAGGAGCTAAAAAGGTGGTTTACTTGCTAGGATGGCAGCGGGGGGATTCGATGCATGTGAGTATGGTTGAAGAGTTAGGCCCAGGTCAGTACCGTATTACTAACACAGCTGAATGGTTACCCAATCACCCTTGGCTATATGCTGTACAAGCCGTTCCCGCTGATTTGTTGGAGGTAGGTAGTAAAGCTCCGACTGGGTAACTATCGCTTGTTAAACGGCCAGCTAGGTGGGTTAAACGTGAGCGTCCCTGTGATCCAACAGTTGGTAGACCAACTGCTTGAAGGTTCCCGCATGGACCCATTTCCTACGGACTACCAAGCCGCATTGTTACGGGTGGCTTTGAAAGGGTGTACTTGGGACGAACTGCGCCGGGCTTATCACAGGGCTGTTTGGGAAGAGATGCGCCGTAGATGTGAAAAGATTCGCCGTAAATATCCTGAATTTCCTGCGTGTTCAGGACCTTATGGATACAAGAGGGAGCAGGCGAGGAGGTCCGACTTAACCCTTTCTGGATCCTTGCTCAGGCTTGGTGATTGGTATGATCCTGAGTATAAATCACGGGCTGGAACTCGGGTTGGGCTTCTTGGGAGACGGATCCGAGTGGTTAGGCCATTGGGTTGGATAACTCGTTTTGGTCCCCCTGGTCGGTATGTGTATCAAATCACTAAAAAGGGTGAAGAAGCGTTGCATCGTTATGATGTTGCGAAATCGGTGAAAGAATACTAGAGCAGTATGATTCGCACTTTTGAGTACAAGCTGTATCCCAACAAAAGCCAAGTTCAAGTTTTGGACCGTTGGCTTGGGGTGTGTTGTTGGGTTTACAACAAAGCCTTGGAGATGCGGATCAAAGCATACAAGCGGCGAGGGGAGCAGGTCAGTCTTTACAATCAATACACTTTCTTGACTGAGTGGCGTGGGCGGATGGATTGGATTCGAGCCGTGCCGCTTGGCTTTCTGCGGGATGCGGTGCGACGGGTAGACTTGGGCATGAAGGCATTTTTCCGACGCTTGAAAACTGGGGAGAGGCCAGGATTCCCCCGTTTCCGATCACGGCATCGTTACAACTCGTTGGAATATGCAGCTGTTGGAAACTATCTGGTTGGCGACCGCATCCGCGTTCCCAACATGGGGCGCATCCGCTGCCGTGGCCGGCTTTTGCCTGAAGGGCAACAGCGGGTGTTGCGAATCATCCGCCGGGCAAGTGGCTGGTATGCCCAGATCGTTTTAGACGATGGACAGCAACCCCCTACCATGCGGCCTGTCAAGTTAGCTATTGGAATTGATTTGGGATTGACTCACTTTGCAGCCCTCAGTGACGGCACTTTCATTGATAACCCACGATGGGGCCAGAGATCAGCGCACAAGCTGCGGGCCTTGCAGCGGCGGGTATCAAGGAGGCAAAAGGGAAGCAAACGACGCCGCAAGGCGGTCAAGGCCCTTCAGAGGCAACATGAGCGTATAGCTGCCCAACGGAGATGCTTCTGCCATGAACATACGAGTATTCTTGTCCAAAAGTATGACCTGATTGCTTATGAGAACTTGAACATCAAGGGATTGGCTCGAACGCGCTTTGCTAAGTCCATCCTTGATGCTGCATGGGGAACCTTCTGCAATCAACTTTCCGTCAAGGCAGAATGGGCCGGGCGGTCGGCTGTTGCAGTCGATCCCCATGGCACTTCACAGACCTGCCCAAATTGCGGTCGAGTCAAGCCGAAAGAACTATCCGAGCGGTGGCACTCTTGCGAGTGTGGTTGCGAGTGTGAGCGTGACCATGCAGCAGCGCAGGTGATTCTCGCTCGCGCCCTTGGGGAATCAAGGGCGACTCGCGCGGGGACGGACCCAACCTCTGATGAACTGCTCGTTGCTGCTCATCAAGTTGGCCGGTTGAACCGCGTAATGCCCTTTGCAAAGGCATAATTCCTTGGATACGTTCTCCATAGCAGTTGATCAATTGTTAGACGAACAAGCACCGGAACCTGAAGAACAGGACCGGCCTGCTCGTTCTTTCAAAAGGCATGCTCGCACAGGTAAGAGTGTATTGCTTTATGATTACGGGATGTTTTTGTACATAGCTCAGCGATTGGCTGAGCACTTTGATGATGTCTATTATTTTCACCCGTGGGAGGGGTCATTGCCAGTACCTGTGATGGATCACTTGGGTTCTGGTGTACCTGGAGTGACCAAGGTTTCCAGCTTTTGGGACACGCTGAACCAGTACAAGCCCGATTTGGTGGTCTTTCCGGATGTGGGGCACTCAGATCTCCAAGAAGACCTGCGCAGCCGGGGTTTCAACGTGTTTGGTACCAGCAAGGGTGAGGTGTTGGAATTTGATCGGTCCATGTTACGTCGAGTGCTCAAGCAGGTGGGCTTGCCTGTGCCTCCTTATAAAGTGGTGGTGGGAATTGATGCTTTGCGAAAGGAATTGGAACGCTCAACAGACAAATACATCAAGATTTCCAAGTATCGTGGAGTGTGTGAAACGTTTTACCATAAAAATTACAAGCACTCCAAGGCTCAACTAAACAAAATGGCTCATACCCTGGGGGTGTTGGATAAATCGGTGGAATTCATTGTTGAAGATCCATTAGAGAGTTCGGTTGAAATAGGCTGTGAGTGGTTCTTTACCAAGACTGGTTATTTGCCCCGAGGGATGTATGGGTACGAGATCAAAAATTCGGCCTATTGTGGGTTGGTTTGTGATTTGGACGAGGTACCCAAGGCACTGAAAGTGGTGATGGACAAGTTCTTACCTGTGTATCATCATTACCTGGTGCGTGGTGCATTGAGTATTGAACTGCGGGTGAGCAAAGATGGTTCCAAGAGATATTTCATAGATCCGTGCATGCGCTTTGGTTCACCTCCAGGCGAAGTGCTAAGCGAAGCTTATTTGAATATGGGTCCATTGATGATGGCTGTGGCTGAAGGGGAGGAATTGGAACCTCGCCCGAGGGCTACTTATTGGGCCCAATTGGTGCTCAAGGCTCGTGAAACTGTCACCGATCCGTTGCCTTTGGATTTTCCACCTGATTTGACCCGCAACTTGAAGTTTCGTAATCTTGCCTGCTTGGATCACCAATACTATTATTTGCCCTTGCCAGGCGAACAGGAAACTATTGTAGGTGGAGCTGTTGGTTGGGGACCATTAATCAAAAGCGCCCAAGCAATGGCCCTCAATGCTGCAGAGAAGTTGGATTCGGGTGATGAAGTGTATTGGGATTTGGACGCATTTGAGAAGGCGGATGAACAAATTAAGCAAGGGGAAAAGGTGGGAATTCCCTTTTGAAGGGGGACAATCATGGGACAATTTGAGCAAGCAGTAAATCAACTGGTTGAGCAAGGAATGGAAGACGAGCAGGATCTCGACCAGATTAAGAGCAAGGTGTGGGTTTTGAGGTCAGCAGATGAACCATATCGCTATGTAAGTGCTGCTGGTGATGAAGAGCCTGGTCGGTTTGGAGTCACGTTCAAGAAGGAGCATGCTCGTCTATACAGGAGCCGCATTCAAGCTATTAAAAGTGCTCAGAAGATGAGAGCTGTCGATTCATTTTCGCCATACGAAATGGTGGTTTAATGGAAGTTTTTGAGATGGTGCTAGGTCACTTGTGGCAGTCATCTGCAATAGATGAACCACAACGTGTGAATGATCTAAAGTTGGATTTAATAATAGATTTGGAGGGAGGTATCGACACGGGTGCAGGTGATTGGCAAGGTTATTTGTTTTGGCCAATTGAAGATCATGATGAGTTGCCCAATTTGGTGATGCTCCAGGCGGTAGGCAATTTGGGTATGGGTTTGGTTAATGGAAATAAAAAAGTGTTGGTTCATTGTGCTGTTGGGATAAATCGAGCGTCTTTGGTCTCAGGTGTGATTTTGTTCAAATTGGGAATAGCAAAAGGTCAAGCCCTAATTGATTACATTCGTGAACGCAGGCCAGGAGCTTTGTGCAATGAAGTGTTTGCAGATTATTTGGTAGGGTTGAAATGATGGGGTTTGAACAAATGGTGAATCTGCTGGTTGAGGAAGTTTCCAAGGAAATGGAAGATTGGTTTGAACATCGCACTCGCGAGCACATTGAGCGAGTGCGTAAGTATTGCCATCGGGTGTATGAATATGACCCGGAACGATTTGCTGGCATTTTGGAACGATCCCGTATTCATGACCGAAGCAAGTTTGAAGAGCCCGAAAGGACCCCATACATCCATATAACCTGGCAGTATCGTATGAAGAGGTTGGGCAAACCGTACGAGCCTGATGAAGATATGGAAGAGCAGATGCGCCAAGCCACTGACCATCACGTGCTTCACAACCGCCATCATGCTGAGTTCTTTGCGGGAGAAACTGGTATTAGTAAAACAGATCGAGACAAGCCCAGTAGGATGGTGGATGCAACGGCCATGCCTGACTTGGACATTGCAGAAATGGTTTGTGATTGGTGTGCAGTGGCAGAAGAAAGAGGCACTGATCCTTATGATTGGGCTGATAAGAACATAAACAAGCGGTGGCATTTCAACAAGCACCAAATCAGTTTGATCAATGACTTATTGGATGAAATATGGAGATAGCAGAAATCAGCGATGCACAGCTTAAAGCTGACATTCTGATTGAAAGCTTGTATTGGATTCGCACTCACCGAGGCTCCCATTTGGGGGTTATAGTGGATGAAAGCCTGACCGAAGAAGGTGAAGGGTCCAGCACCTTGATGCAAGACATCATGATGCTGGAGATGTTGGGAGTCAAGACCACATTGATTCGGGGGGAATGTCAAAGGTACTTGAAGCGGGTGGTAGAGGGGTTGCACCTTGACAAGTTGGTGGTGTTGTTGGGTACACTCGATCCAATAGGGTTCGGATCAATGAGTTTGAATGAATTCAAGGTTATGGTGGATTCTCACCAGATAAATAGTGATTTGGCTTCCCGATTGGCCCCGGCTATGCAATTGTTGGAGCAGGGTTTGGTTGACAAAGTTCATTTGATTGATGGAAGCGTTAAGCACTCCACTCTTTTGGAGATATACACTAACGAAGGCGTGGGAATGTTGGTGACACAAGATGGGTGAATTTTCCGATGCAGTCAATGCTTTGATGCTCACGGGCAAACCCAAGCGTAAACGGGTATGTATCGACGTTGATGATACTATTTTGCAATATGATGGTTGGCAAGGTTCAGAACACTTTGGTGAACCATTTGAAGGAGCTGCAGACTTTCTTAGAGAGTTGAGTGAGATTGCAGATATATGTTTGCATTCCACTCGTACTAGTAGTCTGAATGGTGATCCAGAAGTTAGCAAAGCTCGCATGGCTAAGTTCTTCGACTCGCATGGTCTCAAGTATCATGAAATTCATTCTGGTCCAGGCAAGCCAGCTGCCAGTGCTTATGTAGATGATAAGGCAGTCACCTTGCGCCCCAAGGATTTTAAGAAACCAAAGCAAGCTTACCGGGCTGCTTTGGCTGCGATTGAGAAGCTTGTTGGTGGGGATGGTTGAACATGGGCGTTTAAGGAGGCGGGATTGTTTATTGGAGTTTGTGAATGACAGGCCGGCGACCAAAAGAACTGAAGTTGATATCTTACGAGGATTTTAGGCCTCTGGTTGAGACCGGTTGGTTTGGTTTGCAGCATTCGGAAGATGCCTTGAGCGTTGGAGGTAGTGTGCAGTATTGGACAAAGAGTGATTACAGTCATTTCTTCATGCTTGGTTGGAATTTGGCCCATAAAAATCACGACTATGATTCCTTGATGTTGGGGGAGAGCTATACACCAGATAGCCGTTTGACCTCTCTGCGCTTCCGAGTGCGCAATTTGACTTCGGTGGTGGATGGACAACCCACGAGCTGTGTGGACATCTACCGATTGCGACCAGAAATGGGCTCGATTGATTTTGATAAAGCCTGGTGGCAGATGAATCACTTTTGTGGTCAAGACTATCCTGAAAGCCATATTACTCATGACCTGTTAGCAATAGCCACTGGCAAGGTGATTGATCCCATACCCAATCAGGATGACAAGCAGGAAGTGCCTCGTACTTGCAGTGAAGCTGGTTATTGGGCTTATAAAACCAGTGGCATGATACCGTTTAGTGAGTGGAATTATTTGGTGTTTCCGGCTAGTGGATTGCCAAGGTTTCGCGGATTTGCAGACGACAGGATGGCCGAATACTTATGGACCCCTTACAAAATAGGAGAATTGGAATGAGTGAGATTGAAGAGTCCCGGGATTTGTTCGGTAGGTTGTTTGATCGACTCCAAAAAGGAGAGCAGTTGGAACGGGTGCTTGATAAGTGTCAAGATGCTATCAACGACAGCGGGTTGGATGCAGCATTTGTTAAGAGTTTTGTGGCGACGTTGGTTTCTAACCGCTTTGACGTCCAAGCAACCGCAGGTTCTATGAAGATAGACCCTGCAACGTTGGACTTGCTGATTCAGTTGATGATAGTGCTGCTGCCTATCATACTGAGTTTGTTTGGTTAAGGTGAAGGTTATGGGCTTGCGGCTGGGTTTTTTGCGCAAGAAGCATTCCAATCTGTTTGTCTACCAAATGGAGGAGTTGTTGACTGTAGAGGGAATGACTCATGAAGAAACTAAGCAAGTTGTTTTTGGATTCATGAGCAAAGAAAAGTATGTGCATTCGGTTTGTGGATTTGGGGACGGCAGTTGTGGTACCAGCCTGCCGAGGGGAGGGGTGCAGTTTGTCCGCTTGGCTCATCCAGAGTATTACGACTGGGTGGAAACTCACTTGACGAAGTCTCATGAGGATGTTGTTCACAGTTGGTACGAAGGTCATTTGAACGATGGGTACAATTGGCGAGGATATTTGTTTGGAAAGCAGGTAGAGGGTAAGGAATACTGCTCAGAGAGTGTGGTAGAAGCTTGTCAAATGGATAAGCATTTCATGGATGTGGTGCCTTGGCAAATTAGTGCTAGTAAACTGAGGCAGTTGGCCTTGGTTGAGTTCAATTCCACTTTAACTAAGTAAGGAGAAGAAACCATGAGACGTTATGTTTCGGTGGTGTCTGTGTTGGCTGTAGGGTTATTGTGGCCGTGGAATCGACCGAAGATCCTCAGCTTTTCAGTGGATCCAGCTGAAGTTGCTGCTGGAGGAAAAGCCACATGGTCTTGGGTTACAGCCAATGGCGTGGCGTTTTTGGACAATGAACAAGTGGATCCCTCTGGTAGCGTGACTCAAGTGGTTCAAACAACCACTACTAAAACCCTAGTGGTTAAGGGTAAGCGCAGGCAAACTGGCCCTGTGAGTGCTACAGTGACAGTTAAGAAGCCAGTCCCTCCTCCACCTCCTCCCCCGCCGCCTCCGCCTCCGCCGCCTCCGCCGCCAGTTACGGGGTTGAGGTTGTTGTTGAGTGGGCCTGACGTGCGTAGCACCCGCCAGCTGACGCCGGACCAAGCAGCCATTCTCACCAGCCGCACTTTCCGAGATTACTTGGATACGGCCAAGGCTGAACTGCGTATCTTCACCAAAAATGTGGGGGTTGGAGCAGCTGATGCCAATTGGAAGGCCATGTTTGATGCCGCCCCGGCAGATAAGTGTGTGATGGTAATGAAGTTGGGGGATAAACAATCGGTGGTGGATTTGCCTGCTGACACTGCTGCAGCTATGAAGGCGGTGGCCGATTTCTCGGGTGCAACGTTTACGCTTCCCAAGGCCCCGGTCTGTAATCCTCCGGTGTTCACTGCTGAACAATGGAAGGAATTTTTGGGAGATGGTAGGAAAGCTTTAGTGAACGGTCAGTGGAGATACTTCACAGCCAAACCACGTGACAAGAAAAAGTACCCCTATGGTGCCGCCCCGGGTATGGTTACTTTGAAGGCTGCTGGGGTTGATGTGATACCCCGCAAAGAGTGGCCTGCCCGGTTAGCTGCGTTGAAAAAGGCCAATGCAGGAGTCATGCCCCTGACCTATGGTGAGGTGCCATGCTCAGACCAAAACGGTCTCGGATATTGCTGGGTGCACAGTGCTAAGAACTCAGCCCAAACTCAATGGTATACCATGGGAATGGGTATTTATGAGTTGAGCGCTGTGAGTGTTGGAGGCCCGCTGACTAATTACCAGAATGAGGGAGGTTGGCCAGCGGATGCTGTGCGATTCATCCAGCAAACTGGTGCTGTAGGCACCAAGTATTGGCCTGAGAATGCCTTGAATCGGTCTTATGCAAGCAAGCCCGAGGTCAAAGCTGATTACCCTCGTCACATGATCTCCAGTGTGATTGCGGATTTGGGTTCCACTGGGGACATATTTGCTGAGTGTGTAACCGTCAATCTTCTGGGAGGCACGTGTGCCGTCAGTTTTGATTGGTGGGGACACGCAATCATAATGGTGGGGGTAGACATTGATAGCAACGGCAAGGTGTATGGAATCTTTCGCAACAGCTGGGGAGCTGATTATGGAGATAATGGCTTCTTCAAGATGCCAGAAGGACACGGTAGTCAGCGAGGCACTCCAGACGATGCTCAAGCGGTGTTGATGATGAAGGGTGCTAGACTGGAGAGGCCCCGTACTGTAAACAACAATGTAACATTGGCTTGTTAGTAGCGAATACCCTCGATTTGTGCATTAAACCTTTTAGGGATGAAAGGAGATTGGTGATTATGTGTAAACACAAGCTCAATTTGTTTCTGTTGTTGTGCATACTGATGTGCATATTTGTACTTTGTGTGTTTTGGCCAGGCCCGGTGTTTGGCATGCCGTGAGACAGGTTGGGCCCTTGCAAGGTTTGTGCCCCGTCTGTTCCTGTTTCTGGGGTTCCTTCCCCGAATAAGGGCTCCAAATCTGAAGCTCCCTTTGTTCTCTACATTGTAGGGGCTGAATGGTGTGGGCCGTGCCATGCACTGTGGACAGTTGTGGAGCGGATAGCTCCAAAGCGCAACCGGCTTGGTTGGGAAGCTTGGTGGATAGATGCAGAGTCTCAGGCCAACCAGCCTTGGGTGAACTATTATGAGGTGCGAGCGTATCCCACTTTGCTGTTGCTTCGGGGTGATAGGCTTATTGGTCGTGAGGTGGGAGGAATGGATGAAAAACGGTTGAGAGCATGGATAGGTAATCATAGAAAGAGATGAAAGCAGAAATCAGCAATCCCCCAAAGTGAAGATGCCTGTTATTCACGAGGCCATCTGCCGGACTCGCCCCGGATTTTCAACTTTATGGAGGCAAAATGATGCGAACTGTAGTCTTGTTCCTGGTTGGTTTTGGTCTGCTTGCAGTGTCCGATAATTTAGCTAGCGAGTTATCTGCCTGGTCTTGGGTAAAGGTGGTGTCGGAACTTTCAGCATTGGGGGCTTTGATTGCTGCGTTCGCCTGGCTGCTTCGTGTTGAAATTCCGGCTATGCGGCGACAAAACCAAGAACAGCAAGTTGCGTTCGGTAAATTTTTGGAAAGACAACAGACGAGCTTTGAAAAACTTTTGGATCGGATTACCGACCGATGGGATGGATGGGAACAGGTTCGACATGAAGACCATGAGAACCTACAAACTGTGCTCAGAGAAACAGTAGCCCACTGTGCTAAGTCTCAAACCTTCATGGAGGCAACTGCCGCGAAGGAAGCTGAACGGGCACATCAAGATGCTGAACGGGCACATCTTAATGTAGAGCATCAGTTATCTCACAAGGATCAATCTTGATAGGAAACCAACAAAATGAAATCTCTCCAATACCAACTGTCAGAAATGTTTGGCAAGGCCGAAGAAACCCTGGGCGATTCGTCCGTTAGATTGGTACCCGAAGCTCACCGCATTTTAGGGGAATGTGGGATCCAAGCTGACTGCGTAGTGGTTAGCCCTTACCAGGGCGGTTTGGAATTGCGCATCAATCTAGCTGAAGGGTGGGGTATAGTGCACAACGGTATCGTAGCGTCGGGGTCTAGGCCGGTGGTGAACAGTAAACTGACTGAGCGGTTGCTCGGGTTGTCAGGTGTGAGGCGAGTAGTTTACTGGGACACCACCGGCCGGTATATTGCTGAGGATCACAAGACTCAACGGGAGGATTGCAGCACCTCAGCTGCTAGCATCCCTTTGATGATTAGCACCGTGGTGCGCAAGTACGCCAATGAGGCTAACCGCCAGCAGTTCTCTGAAGCGTTCAAACAACTAGAGGATTCCCTCGACGCAGCAGGCTCCCCTGAATGGGAAGATTTGTGCCGTGGGATGGGCCGCTTGACCCAAGAACAGATCAACAAGTTCTATGGGTTGTTCAAGGCCATGCCTGACTGATGTGCGGGGTTGGGTTGGAGATTGGCAGTGATTTCTATGACCCAACTTGGCCAATGGGGACGATTTGGCAATCAGTTGATTGAGTACGCTTTTTTGCGTATTTACGCCCGTGAATATGATCAGGAATTGAGGCTGCCCTACTGGGTAGGCTGCAAATTGTTTGGTACCCGGGAGCGTCCTCCTCACGGTCGAGCCTTGCCTCCGTATGTTGAGAAGTATGAACGCGGTCGGTTGACTTCTCCAGCGATACCCCCGACCGGTTCGGAGTTGTGTGGCAAGGACTTCTTGGGTTATGCTCAGTATCGCACCAGCTACTACCGGCCTCATCAAGCCTATATCCGCCAGCTGTTCCATCCAGTGGCCCCGGTGGCTGAGCGATTGAACAATGCTGAGCAAGGTCTTACCGAGTCAGGTAGGATTCACATAGGGTTGCATATACGCCGTGGAGACTTTGGCCGTGGTATGTTCTATATTACACCGATCAGTTGGTATTTAGGTTGGTTGGAACAACATTGGAATAGGTTTGAGGACCCTGTGTTGTTTATAGCCGCAGAGGATCGACGGCTGTTTTGGGAGTTTCGGAGGTATCATCCTACTACACCAGAGTTTTTAGGCGTTGATTTGAAGTCCCGTCCATTGAAGGGTTATGCCTATTTGAATTATGACTATCGTCGGGGGGAGCCCCACCAAATGGACTTCTTCCCAGACTGGTATTTGTTGAGCAAGTGCGATGTATTGGTCACTCCCACGAGCACGTTCAGTTTCACAGCCGCTATGATGAACCCCAATCTTAAGGAGTTCTGGCGCAGCCACTTGCCTACTCAAAGTTTCATTCAAGAAGATGTTTGGGATACGACACCAATCACTCATTTTCTTGTGGAAGATTACCCGGATGTGGCTGGTATAAAATGCCACACCAATCCTTGGTGGTAGGATTATGGGGTCGGGGAAGATTGTGGTGATGAGTTTCGATGATGGTACAGTTTACGATCGTAAGCTGGTGAAGATTCTGGACTTCTACGGATTGAGGGCCACGTTCTTTCTTAATAGTGGTGTCTTAGGTGGAGGGACTCACGTTGATCCAAACGAGATAGCTGAACTATATGATCAACATGAGGTGGCTTCTCATTCGACCCATCACTATCATATGAAGGGATGGAATGCAGAGGAAATTAGGTGGGAAGTGGTCAATGACCGGATGGTGTTGGAAAAGTTATGTGGTAAAAGTGTGAGGGGATTTAGCTACCCCCACGGTGAATGGGATGCTGTTATGCTGTTGGTAGTGAAATCGGAGTTCGCCTATGCCCGAGGTACTAGTACAAACAATGGGAATTATAACAGCGTCAGGGATTGGCATTTGTGGAGGCCTACTTGTCATGTTCAATTTGGGAATTCCCGATTCGAGGAATTCCTGAGATATCCCAAGCATCGGCTGTTTCATGTTTGGGGTCACAGCAGTGAATTGGAAGAACAAGGGATTTGGCGGCAATTTGATGATTTTTGTTGCCGAGTGGTAAACAGCCCTGTTAGGAATCTAACTTGTAATCAGTTCTGGGATTTGGAGCATGAAGGGGGCAGTCGAGCATGAAGGTTTACCCCCATGAGTTGGGTGCTGAAGAAATCATGGATTTGCTATCTGGAGTGGAATGCCCCGTCATGTTGGAGTTGGGATGCAATGACGGCTCGGACACTCTCAAATTTCTAGCGGCTATCCCCAATGTTCAATTGTTTTGTTTTGAACCCGATGCCAGAGCTCAATTGTTGTTCAAGGAACGGGTTAACAGCCCTCAAGTCCGATTGTTTGGAGATGCCATATCGGACAAGGATGGTTGGGCGAATTGGTGGAGCAGTGGAGGAATACCAGATTGCAGTGGGCCAGGAGAATGGAACAAAAGTGGTAGCATATGCCGACCCACCGGTCATTTGAAAAGATCACCAGAGATCACCTTTGCTGGTGGAATGCAGGTGTCAGCAGTGCGTTTAGATACTTGGTTGAAAGGTGCCCGTATACATGGCTTGGTGGGAGATCGCATTGATTTCATTTGGGCTGACCTTCAAGGTGCCGAAATGAAATTCATCAAGGGGGCTTCTGAAGCGTTGGGTATCACCAGGTACTTGTATACTGAATACTACAATGAGCCTCAGTACGAAGGTCAACCCAGTTTGGAACAGATCAAAGAAGCATTGCCTGGATTTCAGTTGGTAGCTACCTATGGTGGAATGAACGCATTGTTCCAACGAACGGGGTAATGATGAAGGGATTGCGTTGGCGAGACATCGAGTGGTGGTTCATTAACAGGGCTGATCGCAAAGACCGCCTGGATCATATTCGAGCAGAGCTGGGCAAAGCAGGCATTACAGCTCAACGGTTCAACGCTTATACGTTTGTTGATTACAAGGGTCCCAAAGAACTAATAGCTAATATGATGCATACGCCTGGTACTATAGGCAACTATATGAGTCACATGGAAGTAGTGAGCAAGGCTGTGGGTGGCAAGGTCATTGGGGTGCTAGAAGATGATGCTTTGTTGTGTGATGACTTTTGGCAGCGGTTACAGTACATTCAACAGCGTTTTGATCGTGAATGGGATGTGTTCTATTTGGGGGCTACTTATCACGTCAATCCCCCCGTTTGGCACAAGGATGATTTGGGTAAGGATTTTGAGTTGACTGGTATCAAGTACATCCATCGGGTGTATGGAGCGTTTAGCAATCAAGGCTACTTGGTTAACAGCGACAGCGCCCCCAAAATTGTGAACATACTCAGGGACCACATGGCTGAAGCCCGTGGTAGTGATCACATAATGATACAGTATCAGCCTTCTTTGCAATGTTTTAGTTTCACGCCGGGTATGGTGTTTCAGATTGATGGCCCTAGTGACATTGCTGTGGGGGAGCATGGTAAACGTCAGATTACTGTGTTCAGCCATTTCTTGAAGAGCTTGGGACCTTATGTTTGGTGCCGTAGATTGGAAGATTTTGATTATGATAAGTACAATTGGGCTGAAGGCCGATTATGAACATTTTGGTGACAGGGGCTAGTGGATTTTTGGGGTCCCACTTGGCAGACCGTTTAACCCACGGCAATTCTGTGTATGGGTTGGTTCATGATCGGCGGTTGATGGGCAACGTGGATTGGACTCCGGTACGGGGGGATGTTACGGACTATGCCCGCATGTTCGCCTTAATAGTGGACTTGGAAATCGACCAAGTATACCATTGTGCTGCCAAGGCCATTGTGCGTAATTGCCGGGTGGACCCCATTGGGTGTTTTAATACTAATGTGATGGGCACGGTTTGTGTGTTGGAAGCTACACGTCAATCAGAACGGGTGAAAGGCGTGATGTGCATGGAGAGTGACAAGGCTTATGGAGCGGGGGTACTACCCTACACGGAAACCCAGACATTGTCACCGGGTAGTGTGTATGAAGCTAGCAAAGCGTGTGTGCGTCAAGTGATTCAGGGGTTTTACCAAAACTATGGAGTGCCTGTGTTTGGTGTTCGCTCAGCCAACATTTATGGGCCAGGAGATAGGCAATTTAGCCGACTGATACCCAATACCATTACTCGTTTGAATCGGGGGGAGAAACCTCAGATTGTGTGTGGTGCTGAGCTGTTTTTGAGAGAGTACATCTATGTGGTTGACGCGGTGAATTATGTTATTGCCTTGATGGCCAAGCAACCTTGGGGAGAAAGTTTCAATATTGGCTCGGGGGAATCCATGCGGGTGGGTCAGTTGATTGGAGTAATTTGTGAATTGATGGGCAAAAGTAGTGAATGGGAAGTGGTTGCCCGCCCGGCCACGTTCAAGGAGATACCGGAACAGGTGTTGTGTTTGGATAAACTGCTGGCCTGGGTGGGAAACGAAGTGTCAGTTACTCCGCTTCGGGACGGATTGAAACGTACCATTCAATGGTATATGGACAATTCATGATCCAGCCAATTGCAGAATCTCTGTTGGAAAGCTTGGGCCGTAGGTATGGAGCGGATAAGTTAGAACATGGATATTTGCCACGTTATGCAGAACGTTTTGATGCACTGAGGGGTACGTTCATTCGATTGTTTGAAATAGGGGTAATGGATGGAGCTTCGTTGCGTATGTGGAGGGATTATTTTCATGATGGTGAAATTTATGGTTTGGATATCAATCCTTCTACTATGTTTGAGGAAAATCGCATCAAGACTTTTTGTGGAGATCAAAGCGACGGAGCGTTGTTGTCCAAAATAGTTGAACAAGTAGGTTGTTTTGATATAGTTATAGATGATGGTAGCCATCATGCAGCAGATCATTTAGCCACATTTAATATACTGTGGCAACACACTAAGTTGTGGTACGTTATTGAAGACTGTCAATCGTTGTTTGATCAGTGCTGGACTGCCAAGGGTGAGAAGACTGTGTTGGATGTAATTCGCGAGCGTACTACAGACATATTGGTAGGGGGGATTCTATTCAGGAAGTGCATTTGGTGGGGGGAAACTGGAGTGATGGTATTATATTTTTGAGGAAAAGGCAGGTTCCTTACGTGGGTCGAGAAGGTTGGCCTTTTTGGAGGTGGTAATGACTTCTATTAGAGTAATGTTAAATTGTGAAACATCTATTCAAAAGTGGGTAAGTGAAATTGATGGACCTTTCGTTTGCCGTGACAACTTTCGAGGACATGAGTCCGAGGCGAGGCTACGGAGAACGATTGATGAAATGTTTGAGCACTCCAGTGAGCCATTCAGCAATCAGTGAGATTGTTGTAGTGGATGATTGTAGTGCCCCAAGATTGTTCATAGCTATGGGTCTTCAGTTGGACCGTTTGCCCAAGATCCGGTTGTACCGCAACGAAACCAATCGCGGGGTATTTGGCAACAAGTTGGAGGCCATAGCCAGGGCTAGGGGGGAATGGGTCATTACTTGTGATTCTGATAACTTCATGAGTAGAGAGTACATAGATCGTGTGGTGGGAATTCATAAGGATCCTAAGATATGGTATTGTCCTTGTTTCGCTAAGCCCCATTTTGATTACCGAGGCATTGTGGGTACATACGATTGGGGATCCATCAAACGAATTCGTACCCATCCTGCTTCTCGGTGTTTTATTAACACGGGCAACCAAGTAGTTAGTCGTGAATCATTTATGCGAGTGTTTGGTAAATACCGAGCAAAGAGATTTGACCTTATGATGCCCAATTATCTTAACACTCCGGAAGCACAACGGGTTACTCATAAGTGGCGTATGGTGTGGGATGCTTGTGATAGCCTCATATTTAATATGGAGTGGCTCAAAGCTGGTAACTACCTAAGTATCGTTCCGGGGTTGGAATACGAACATTATGTAGGCATTGATATGAATGAAGGTAATTACAACCGTTCTCCGGGAGAAAAAACGGCTTTAGCCAAAGTGTTGCATCAGCAGCTGTTTGGAAGGAGCTAGACAGTGAATGGTGTTGTGGTGAGCGTAGAGTTTGAGGATTTGTTAGCCTTGACCTTATGGTACAATCATCATCATTTTGAGCAAGTTTTGGTGGTGAGTTCTCCTGGGGATGTGGGTACTAGAGCCGTGGCCGAGCGGTATGACAACGCCCGACTTTTTACAACAGATGCATTCTATCGCAATGGGGCTTATTTTAACAAGGGAGCAGCCATTGAACTCGCTCTTAGGGTACTGGGCAATTGCGGATGGATTTTGTTGTGGGATGCAGATATTCTCATGCCTAAAGAAATGAAACTAGAAGTCGAGCCTGGCTATTTGTATTCCCCCCACAGGAGACTGGTAAAGGACCCGCGAGTTTGGACCATCAAGGATGATTGGACTCGGTATCCCATGATTGGGGATTGTGAGTTCGCTGGGTATTTTCAATTGTTTCACACAGATGACCCGGTGTTGAAACAAAGACCTTGGTACCCAACGGGTTGGAATAATGCCAGTGGATGTGATACGGAATTTCAAAACAAATGGCCTGCGGATCACAAGATTAGGTTGCCCTTTGAAGTGCTTCACTTGGGATCCATTAGCGGCAATTGGTGTGGCCGCTGTTCCTCTAAGATTGGGGGTTGGGAGTTGGATCCTGTAGTGGTTAGTCAAAGGGCCCGAACCTTGAATGATTTGATGACTCTCAGGAAAAGGTTTGGCTACCGGTATGACCAAGTTGGTAGTGTGGTGCGTCACCGCTCGTGATACCCAGATAACAAACTACTCAATGAGGTTTATGTCTAGGTATGATTGGGTAGACCATATTGTAGTGTTGCATACCGAAAAGCAGGATCCTAAGTTAAGTGTTGATTCGGACAAGGTTATAGAATACTGGGGGGATTTTGGTTGGGATTTTGATCATCCCCCTCAAATCGGGGGTTTCAACGAAATAGCAGCCCGCAACTGTTGCATTCATTTGGCAGAACAATATCACCCAGAATGGTTGTTACAATGCGACGCTGACGAGTTGTATTCGGAAGACACTCAAGAATTGTTGAAATGTCATGATGACCTGGTTTGGTTGGCTTGTTATCCTATGGTCAGTCCATCGTCTTATGCGGTGGTGCCTTTACACCCCGTATTGAAATTGATGGACCCCCATCCTCGATTGTTCCGTCCGGGTATGAGGTTCATTCAGAATTATGACATAGTAGGTCAATGCCCTAACCTAACGGCTCATTGTGTGTTGGATTCCGATGGGGTATCTAAGCAAAAAGTGTCGAACCCGAATGTTGTGTATCACATGCATTTGAAGTTCGTATTGAACGGCTGGACTGTTCCTCAAACTGTTGACATTGGTAGAATAATGTTCGAGTGGCCTATAGGGGGATAAGTCCAATTGTCCCCTCCCCGTTGGCTAGACAACAAACTAGGTGGATTAAACGTCATGGTACGGCGAAGTGGTTTGGATTTGGTATCTCAGATGCTGTCCGACTTGGGTAGGCGACCCCGTATGAATTCCGGGGAGGAAGCGGAGCACATTTGGTTGGCCCAACAGGGTTCTACAGAGGCCATGAATGCATTGTTCTTGAATCATTTGCCTTGGGTGGTCCGATGTTGCCGCCGGTTATTGCGCCCGGGGGATGGCAAGTTGGCTGAATGTATAAATGAGAGCTTTTTCGGGTTCTGCACTGCGGTTAAAAAGTACGATTCATCGAAAGGGTGCAAATTCATCACCTATGTTAGTTATTGGATTGATCGCTGTGTGCTGAACTTTTTGAGTAACGATCATTTGATTCGGGTACCTCGTGGTACCATGTGCCAGTATATCCAGGGCAAGGCTAATGGTCGTGCTCGTTATGTATCCGCTGCTTTGCAAGTAGGCAGCTTGGATGATTTGGTGAACCCTTCTAGTGAAAGTGAACATGATTTACTAGAGGTTTCAGACGAGCTTCAGGCAATCAAAAGGCGTAGTGTAATGCTCACCAAGCGGGAATGGGAGGTCATAGAGCATCATCTAAACGGGGAGACGTATCAAGACATTGGTGAGAGTATGGGGGTGAGTAGTCAACGGGTCCACCAGATCTATACACGGGCTATGCAGCACTTGAGAGGTCAAGGGTTTAGGAATGCTCAGAGTCGGATCCAATAAGCAGGGATCGCTGCCCTTGAACGTGGTTTATACAAGCCAAGGCCCAGCCGCTTTGCAAAAATTGGGGCTTGGGTTAAGAGTTTGTGTGGTGGATAAATTGTTGGATGGCCAGGAGCTGTCTGGTTTTGATGTTTATCTCACTCCTTTTTCAGAATACTATCAATTGATGGTAAACAAAGGCTTGGGGCCATTGAAGTGTGAAGACGTCAAAGGAATGTTGCATCAGTTGAGTCTCGCTGAAGTAATCATTACCGCCGACAGCGAGTGGGGCGAAAATTTCTTCTGCGGAGCTTGTTGGCACCGGGATATGTTGTTGTCCCAAGGGGTTAAGTGTACCTCCGTGTGGTCTTTGGAAAGGGTGATTGGTTTGGTGCCAAATAGTCGGATCCGAGAGGTTGTGGTACACACTGATTCCAAGGTTCTAACTGGTTGCATACCTAGTTTGGTTAGCCCTAATCGGAGCTTGGTGTTCAAAAAACAATTAGAAAGGTTGGGGGTGCCCTTGAAATGGGTTTGCTACAACAATTGTGGGAACAAGGTTCATTCTGATTGTGTTGTAACTAAGCAAGAATTGTTCAATGAACCGGTCTGCTCTCCGCCAATGGTCATTACGCCGGTTGAAAGCAAAGCTCCTCTGTTGTCTATCGTGGTTGTGGATGATTCTGAAAAGCCTTTGAAATACCTGGAATACTATCTGGCAAGCATGAGAGAATTGAATTCTGGTGGTTTGTCCAGAACCCAGTTGATAGTAGTGTCCCAGCGACCAGATGCTCAGGGAGCTATGAAGCTGGTTAGCCAGCAACCGTTTCCTATAGATTTTGTTAATGCTAGGCATGAAGTAGTGGCCGGATACCCGATTTGGGATGTATGTGATTCTTTGAGACGGGTGTGGGGGTTGTTGAAAGGTCAATATCTTAGTGTGGAACATACTGAGTTCTTCTGGTGTAAAAATCGGTTGAAGAAAACCGTGGAATTCTTGAGAATGAAGCGACCGTGGATTGCATTAGGCAACTTGCGCAGATTTGGTAAAAATGTTAAGAATTGGAGAGCTGTGCGTTCCGATTTTGGAACTTCTACAGCCTTTGAAGAGGTGTTAGGTTCTAAAAATTGGGAAGCCATAGCTGAAGCCGGGGAAAACATACCTACGTCTCATTGGGTGTGGTTTGGTCGAGAACCTGATTATAACAGCGTTGTGTGGGAAGAAGATCAGTTTTTTGTGAGCAAAAGATGGTTGGAAGCTATCCATTTTTTGGATTTAGCAAAAAGGCAGGCTTTCCAAGATGTGTATGACTTGCTGGGAGCTGCTTGGAATGAATTAAACCATCGAGGGTTGGCTCCGAATTGCATACGATTACCATTGGAAGTACATAAAAGCTTGCATTTGAGACATGACCAATTATGGGGTAGTTGGAAGCCAGCTATTAAGGAGTGGTTTTTGGCTCATCGCCGGGACTGGGAGGGAACTCGGTATTTGGACCCTATCACTTGGGAATGTTTATTTGAGGCGAGAAACATCATGGAGATGGATACGGCAGTATGTGGCTTGAGACAGGAGGAGGAGGGTACTGTGTACCGTTTCAGGCAGGATTTAGCTAAATGGTTAGACAATGGAAGGGCAGCCGAATTGAGGAGATTTTATGATGTTGAGCAGTCAAAGATGGGCAGTGATGCTGCCTGGTAATTTTCAAGCCTTTCGGATAGGTATGTTTTCATTAGTAGAGCAATTGATAAAGGAAACTAATGCTGATGTGTTTGTGATTGGTGGTAGTTTCTATAATATGCACGCTTTTGTGAAGGATGTTGGACCTCATTCATATTTGCGATACGAAGTGACTCCGGAGGATGAAGAACTTATACGCAGAACCTTGGGACGTAGGTTGGTATATTTTGGGTATACTGAACACTTGCCCGGTTATGATGAAAAAATTCGGGCTTTGGAATTAGACTACCAGAATCGAATTAGATGGTTCAATCCTACAAAGGAGTCCGTGGCGTGGTATGACCCTGTTGCAAAACAATTGAAACCTTCAGCCCGACGCTACTTGGATCAATGGTTCTTGCTGGAGGTTCTGTCTGCTGTTGTAGCAGAGAAACGGTGGGGTTCTTATGATGTTTGGGTACGAGGTAGGTTGGACACCTTTTGGAATACTAAGATTCCTTGGATGGATGGGGATCTATGTTGGTATGGCATGGATAACTTTTTCTATGGTCGTCCAGAAGTCATGGCAAAGGTGTCCCATTTTGTGAATTTCATAGGAAGCTATGATACTTCGTCGGATGGGGCTGCAACCTTCTGCGGACAAGATTACCGATTGGGGCCAGAGCCTCAGTTTCGGGCATTTGTTAGGAACTTAGGAATAAGGGTATCCATTTTGCCTCTCAAAATGGGTGTTAGTTTATTCAGACCGGATGGTCGAGGAGGGTGCTTAGTAGCTAAAACCAGGGATTGGGTGAATAGTGAAAGGTTGCGTTGGAGTAATGGGTTGTCTATTTGGGAATACTATCATTGGGAAAAGTTGGATTTGCCTTGGTTGATAGCTGATCCTAAGGTTAAAGCTGTGGTAGGATATACTTTGGATAAGGCGGAATGATGGGGGTGGGAATGGTGTAAATCGAAGGATTTTGGTGTGGTGATAGTTTTTGAACCAATCATGGCCATTTTCGTTCATGTGCCTAGAACGGCTGGGAGTAGCTTGCGTAGTTGGTTAAAAAATAATGGGATTTTGGATGTGCTGAGAGGTTGTTCTTATCATGTTGCCGCGTCAGTTATTCGCACAGTGTTAAGTCCTCAGCTGTTCGCCCAATCCTTCAAGTTTGGATTTGTTAGGAATCCATGGGAGAGAATGGTTTCTGCATATTCTTATCATCAAGCAAGCAGTTTAATCCCGGCTCACATGACTTTTGAGGAGTTTGTAGATTTTCACTTTGGTTTTGCTCCTGGACAACAATACTGGTTATGTTTGGACAATTCTCCGTTGGTGGATTACATAGGAATGTATGAAAAATTGCCCCAATCGCTGGTACCCATAGCCGACCGTTTCCATATTTCTGTTGATAATTACCCACGATTAAACCACCTGGATCGTGATCATTATTCAACCTATTATACTCCAGAATTGATAGATAAGGTTGCTAGCTATAGCGAATGGGAAATTGAAAGATTTGGATATGCATTTGAAGGATGATTGAAATGGCTGTAGGTTTCAGCTGTTGGTGGCGGCGTCAGGGCATCAGTTACATGGCTGCCCAGATGGCTGACATGTTAGCTGATCAAAGGGTGCCTTCCACCATTCGCCCTTTTGAAAAGTACGAGGATGGAGTTCACCCTCGGGAGCGGCATTGGATTGATCGCAACTGTGCTTATCCAACCTGGTTGAACAAACACCGCCCCAAGGCTGTATTTTTCATTCACCACTGCCCCTTAGACCAAGTTCAGGAAAATGTCAAGCAGGGGGTCAAAAGTGTGTACGTGGTGATGTGGGAGCGGTTTGTAGATTATGAAAAGAGCGCTAGGATAGCCGATGTGTTGGTAGCTCCTACGGCTGGTTGCTATCAATTGCTGCAAAATCGAGGATATGCTAACAAGACAGTTTACATACCCTGGATGGTGCCAATTCATACTAGCAAGCCACCTTCAAATGGAAAACCTATCAAGCTGCTATTTGCCCAAGGGTTGCCAGAACCCCGACGGCGGGGGGACTTCGTGTTTCGGGCTGTGAACCAAATGCTGAAGGAAGATAGGGATTTGGAGTTGGCAGTGCACTATGTAGGGCACTTGCTACCTCGTGACAGGTTGGAAATGAACAGGTTGCCAGAGGTACAACTGATGGCCAATCCAGATTCAGTTACTCATAATCATGCATTGCGTATGGCTGATTTGTTTCTGTGGCCTACAACACGAGAGGGCCTTGGCCTCATGGGTTTAGAGGCCATTGCGGTTGGTACCCCTGTGGTTGCCTATGACGTGCCTCCATTGGGGGAGTATTTAGCCCATGGGGTCAATGCTTCATTGGCTAAATGTTCACTCCATTGGTTTAGGGATGGAGTGCCAGAGGTGGAGCAAGATGAGGTAGCTTATCAAAGTTACTTGGGGGCTTTGCGATATGCACTGGACAATCTTAACGAGTTGAAGCACCGGGTGTTTCAGGGGTTAGAAAATCGTCAGCTGAGGTTTAATCAATCATGGCAGCAATTGTTAGCAAAACTAGGATTGTGAATGATCAGTTGGATTCTCCCAATTCCTTGATGAAGTACCATGATCAGGTTCGTAAGGGCCATGACCGTATGCTTCGGAGCAGCGTTGTAGTTGGGGCCATAGGTAGGGACGTAGCCAAATTCATACCTGGATTTGCTCAACGGTTAAGTGATTTGGTGTCGCTTTTTGAAAAACACCAAGTGGTCATTTACGAAAATGATTCGGTAGATCGTACCGTAGAGTATCTGCGGATTTTGGAGGATAGATTTCCTAACCTGTCTGTGATTTCTGAAAGGCTGGGCACTGCGAAGTTTGGTTCCACAGGTCGAGACAGTCGCAGCACTAAGCGGATGGATAACATGGCTGCTGCTCGCAACCGAGTGCTAGATGAAGTGCGGCGATATTATTCTAAGTTCGATTATTACTGCGTAGTTGACTTGGATTTGCATGATTGGGATTTGGATGGCATTGCTACCACGTTTTACTATGAGGATTGGGACATGGTGGGTAGCCAGGGACTGATCAAGTTAGGCTCACGTTATCGTCATTATGACACTTGGGCATTTCGCAAGCTGGATCATCCGGAACCTCACCCGGATCGTGAAATTGCCAACATGATACTCCGGCGGGGTTCTCCTTTGATGAGGGTGAGTAGCTGTTTTGGAGGTTTGGGATTTTATCGGATGAGCAGTGTGTTACCATATCAGTATAGTGGTCCCGAGTGTGAGCATGTTGGTTTACACAAGGCAATGGCCGCTGGGGGTCATGACCGAATATACCTTAACCCAAGTATGATTTGTGAGCACAGAAGATGAAGGTGCTAGTGTTTGCAGAGTCAAGCTGGGTTTGCCGAAGGCTTGCGGACTTGTTGCTGAACATACCTGGAGTGGAGGTTTATTACAACACCAAAAGTTGGTCTCAACCCAAATATGATCTCACCTATTTTGTACCATATTTGGAATACGAGCATTGTGGTAGGGTACCTAGACCAATAGTGGCTCTAATGACCCACAGCCTACCGGGTAAACATGGAGAGCGTTACAACCGCATAGCCCGAGCTGTGGATCATTGTGTTACCCTTAGTAGCAAGTATTATCAACAGGTGGGTCAGTTGGTGGGATACAATAGAGTCAGTTTGATATTTCCCCCGGTTCATCAGCTTTGTAGCCCACGGCCGTTGCGAGTGTTGTGGCCTCATCGTCACCCCCCTGGTTATGACAACCGCAAGCGGTATGAGTGGGTGAGCCGCTTGCGGCAATACAAGTGGGTTGAGGTGCTTGAAAGCGGGGGTAATTTGACTCCGTTTGAACTGTATGCTATGATGCGCAAGAGTGATGTGGTACTAATTACGTCAACTCATGAAGCTGGCCCGTTATCGGTAATGGAAGGATTGGCGAGTGGGGTGCCGGTAATGATCGGTCGCGGAGTGGGATTGCAACAAGACTTTGCAGCCCACCCTGGTGTGATAGCTTATGAGCCAAATGACTTTGACGATTTGGTTTTGCAGCTGAGAGGTTTGTATATTCGGCGTGAAAATTATGCGTTGAGCGTTGCTCAATGGAATGAAAACTATTGGGTTGAAGAGCACAAAAAGTTATTTGAAAGGGTTTACAATGGCCAGTACCAAACGTCGAATGCATGAAAGCCGACCCAAGCCTTTTGCTTTGGGTCGCACGGGGTTGATCATTGAGATCAACGGCATCCCGAAGGAATATGTGCCTAAAAAGATGCCTATGCAGGAATTTGTCCGTGCAGTGGCAACTGGCTGTCAATATGACCAGGAGCAATTCTTGGATTGGCTGGAAAAGAATGCCAATGAAGTTGCTAGAGTCAAGGAGAGTGGAAAGTTTGAGCAGGCAGTGGAGCGGTTGTTGAATGGGTGATGAAATGGAATGGGATCCGCTCAAAGTCTACCGTGAGCAATGGATAACACCGGACTGGTTGCTTGAAGACTCTCGCTCGGTCACGTTTGCTTATGACACCCGAACTCGCAAGTTGTTCACTGGCCCTGGTGATCGGAATCATGGATACTTGATAAACCAATATCCGGATGAATTGAATTTAGAGGACTATACTCGCCGTGGGGATACTCCGGTTTTGTATGGCCGATTGGGTTTGGGTGGAGGGATGATTGTGATTAGTTTTTGGAACCCAGAACCCCTAGAACACCCATTGTATCAAGATTTAGGAAGGATCATCAATGGGCTTCGGGGTAGCATTGAGAGATTGAGGACAGTTCATCCGGATTATCCCATAGTGGTTTCCGTTTCTCATGAAGGTACATTGCCTGTTAAACAATTGAGAAAAGTTGGACCTCGTAGCATTCCCTTGACCTCAAAGGAAAAGGCCAAGTTGCTACAAAAGTTGCACTTGTTGTGGGGGCTTGAGAAGCAAGCTGCTATGGAAGTATTGGGTTTGGGGTTTGATCCGAGTTACGATCCTCATTCATTTGTTACACGTTTCAAGCAAGTCACAGGTCAGGCTTACCCGCCTTATAGTGAAAGCGAATTTGAGCAAATAGTCAACCGTTTATTGGAGGGCGAGGAATGAAACCGCAAGAGGGCACTGAAATCTATGGCGAGAGGGTTTACAACAAGGCAACCCATTGGAGTGCCCCGTTGGAGTTAGTGGACCGATTGGTCGAACAGACTGGACGGACACAAGCGGAAGTGTTGGAGATGCTAGGACTGTGTAAAGTGGGCAAGAGCCAGGGGGGTAATGTGGATTTGGGAGGACGGTGAGTTGGGGGAGTTCGAGAAGTTGGTTGAGAGTATGGCAAAGGAGCAGCCTTTTGATTGGCTTGGAAGGGTGGACCGAGTATTGAAACAGTTGAGGTCCCAGATAATGTTAGAGCCACAGACTCCAATGGAATTTGATATGTTGAAAAGGTTCGTGGACAAATTGGCTCGAGAAGATGCTGAACCAGAGTGGTTTCCCATAGTACCAGATAGGAATGCATTGAAGTTTTACGTGGAGTTGCCTGCTGAGCAAAGGTGGGACATTTTGTGCCGACTTTTCCCTGGGTGATAAAATGAGTAGATTTGAAAAATCTGTTCAACGACTGATGGAGGATTCATTTCTTGACCGGGTGGTAGAGGCTTTGCACGATGTTTGGGACAAAATAGCGGATCAGGTATATGACAGTGCCCAATATCAAGGTATTGAAGTAGATGCTGACTATGTGCGATGGGAAGTGGAGTATGAGTTGAGTTACTTGGATGATGAAACGCTGAAAAGGTGGGGTTTGGATATGGAAGCCTTGGAGTTCTTTGAAGAGTTGCCAGGAGAACAAAGAGATGAGTTATTGAGACAAGCTTTTCCTGGGAAATACTTTCCTAAAGGATATTAGTAATGGGTCGGTTGTTTGAACAAGCTGTTTGTAATCTAACAGAAGACTCACAGACCCATTCTGATGAGCGGTTTTGGGAAGATCGGATGATTGAGTATTTGCACCAGCTCGGGAAGTATGTTTACGAGCTCTGGGGGACTGGTTGGCATGCTATTAAGAGACAAAGACCAGCAGTGACTGCAGAAAGGGTTCGGAATAAGATATTGTGGTTCGTGCAAATTGGGTTTGCAGAAGGTGATCCAAAATTTAAGGATCAAGGGGCTGTGATACTTTTTCGGGAATTACCCAAGGAACACCAACAAGCGCTGCTCAAAAAGGCATTCCCAGATGGTTGGTATTGAGCGGCAAGGTGAGGGTTGAACTATGGACCGGTTCAGTTGGGTAGCCCGTTGGTTGTTGGAAGACGGGTACCCTTCGTGGTTGGAGGAGTTTTTGTCTGCTGGGGGTGAGTTGAATCCAGATGGTACAATTACTCTTTATCATGCTACGAGGCCTGAAATCGCCTGTGATATTGTCAGGGCTGGGAAGTTAAGAGTTCCCGAAGGTGTTCCAGACAGTTATGGTGTTTATGCATCTAGTAGTTTTGAACACGTCAAGCAAAGTTACGGCGGAGCTGTTGTACAGTTTCATGCTCCCATAGAAGATTTGCATCCTGATGATGTGGCTCCAGGGCGTTGGTTGGATTTTCGCCTGGACACAAGGGGTGGGGCTTATTTGAAAGGTTCAAACTTCCGGCTAGTGAGTTAAGGGCTGAATGGAACTGGTCAGTGTAGTTATCCCTGCATGGAATGTGGCTTCACCACCGAAGCTGAAATGGTTTCATCAAGCCATTGAGTCAATCGTTTATCAAGACTACGTAGGCCCGATTGAAATTGTCTTGGTAGATGATGGTAGCACTGATCAAACTCCTCATGCCTACCTGGCCCTGCGTCAAAAGCATCACTCGTTCAGCCGACGCTTGGGTTACTATCGCATGCCCCATTCAGGGATTACTCGGGCATTGAATCACGGGCTAGGTAGAGCTAATAGTGAGTTCATAGCCAGGCTGGATGCTGATGATTGGAGCAAGCCTAGCCGATTCACAAAACAGGTCCATTACCTGAATGAACACCCTGAAGTGGCCCTGTTGGGTACTCCAGTCCATATCATACGAGGTGAACGGGCTACCAAGGAAATCTGGAATACTTTAACCACTCATGAGCAGCTAGTTAAGGGGCTAAGGGAGCGTAACCAATTGGCGCATTCGTCTGTTATGTTCCGTCGTTGCGTTTTAGATATTGTTGGTGGTTATGATGAGCATTACCCGTATGCTCAAGATTGGGACTATTGGTGGCGGATTGCCCAAAAGTATCGTATTGCTCAGCTGGCTGAACCATTGACTTACCTTCGATTGCACGACAAAAGCGTGAGCAGCGATGGTAGGGCACATCAACAGAATCAATGTGCACTTCAGATCAAGCGGAAGATAAACCAAGCAAATACTGGAGCAATGACATGAGTCGAACCAATCAGCGTACAGAAGCCAAGAGCACGGTCACGCGACGCACTGCTCGCACACTGGATGTCCGGCCGTTTGCCAAAATCATCATGCCTAATGGTGAAATCAAGTATGTGGGCAACGAGCCGAATGACATCAATCCAACGGCTAACACCGTGGTTGTTATGAACCGCGATGGCAGTGGACGCCAAACCATTAACTTGGCCAGTGGCAAGTATTACATTCAAGATTCCTTGGAGGACCAAGCGGTGGACAAGCTACTTGAAACCGATCCTGAATTGAACGAACAGTTTCCGATGGGACCTTCACCTGAAGCCAATCGTCGGCCCGGCACATTGCGCCGTCGCAGGCGGTGGGGGCCTATGGGTATGGGGCCACCGGGACGTGGGCTTGGCATGGGTAGGTTCCAGGAAGATTCGGATGATGATGAGACCTCTATGGAGGATGAACCAGTTGAAGATGAACCTGTTGAAGATGAACCTGTTGAGGAACCTGTTGAAGGGCCTACAGCAGAGGAATCGCCTGCAGAGGACGTAGGTGCGGACATTGAAGCTGCTGCAGATCAGGCATTGAGTGATTTGGAAGACACGGAGCCTGAATGGGCGGAGCAAGGTGAGTTGGAGCCTGAAGAAGCTGCTGAGGCCGAAGAAGCTGATCGGATGGAGTTGGTCAAGGACTTTGCAGCTACCGTGCCTGAAGAGGAACAAGAGTTGGTTGCTGACATCCAAAATGCCATTGATCAGCTGATGGATTTTGAGATTGAAAAGCACAGTGCTGAGGGTGGCGAAGGAGCTGAAGAAGCTGCAGAGGCCAAGGCTGCTGAGGAGGCTCTCAGGAGGGACATAAAACAGTTTTTGGATGAACAAGATATGAAGCCAACTCAAACTGTCAAAGACCCATCAGTTACCAATCCCCAAGCCAGTTCGGTTAGTCAAGTGGGACAACCAACCAATCCTGGTGAGGAAGGTGGCACCGGTGAGGGGGAGTCCAAGGAGGAAAAGAGCCCTAGCCAGTTGACTAATCCGAGCGCTAGCTCCCCGGCTGGGGGCAAGCCCAAGGATGAGATTGAAGGGCACCCCGAAGAAGTGACTAAGCGGGAGGGTTCAGCCACGGATGAGACCACAGATAAGGGAGTTGGGCCTGCACCTGCTGCGGGTTTGACTGGAGAGAAGGTGCGTGAGGACATCCGTCGAGACTTGGAGCGGGCAGTCAAGTTGATTGAGCGTGGTGCCAATCCTCACAAGTTGGCAGCTCGTGTGCTCTGTGGTAGCAGATAGGCGGTTCTCCGGTTTCCCTCAGCGCCTCAGGTCTACCTGGCGGGGTACCGGGGCGCTGAGGCTTGAACCGTTGGAGGTTCGTAATGGTTCGCTTGAGCACTCCAGTTGCTGGTGAGTTGATAGACCGAGTGGTAGAGCTCGGCTATGGATTCTTGCGGGTTGGAGTGGACATAGTTAAGCAACCGTCACTGTATACGGAGTTGACTTTGACGGATATTTCGGGAAATCGTAGCCCTATAGAAACCATAGTCACAGGGATCAAAAGCAACTGGGACAAGCGCATTGTGAATGGTGGTACGGCCATTATTAGGGTGGTGTTTTCAAATGTAGATGTGGATGACTTGGTGGAGCAAGGTGCCCCAACCGATGTAAGTGCTATGAGCAGCGATTTTGCTGCTGTGGATACCCCAGGTACCAAGATCCTGCCTGGTGAGTTGACGCCTAGTGATAGTGCCGCTGGAGTGTTGAAAGAGCGAGATACTAGTAGTATAAATGATGGAGCAGTTTTTGTTTGGAGCAGAAAGTTTTGGTCCAAGTATGGCCAAGCTAGCATTAACAAGTGATATTCACTATTTGGTTGAGCAACTGATGGGCCCTAGCGCTCGACAACCGCTTGAAGAAGCGAGGTTGGATGATATTCACGAATTGTTGCATGAGATTGAAGGGATGGTACAACGGATTGGCCGTATGCGAGACCCAGAGGTAGGGCCTGCTTGGGACTTTGAACGTCAACGAGTGATAAATCATTTGAGGCGGGCAGTGCAACATGTGCGCAGGGCTTCTGCGAGCCCATTGTTCAAGTGAGGAATATGAATAGTTTTGAACAAGGTGTAAACCAGCTTGCGGAATCCCAACAATTTTTTTGGGAAGATCGAGTGATTGGAGCTTTGCAAGAAGTTTGGGGCCTCATTGACGATATAATGGTTGGAGATGCTTGGGACCACGTATCAGATAAACTTTCTAAAGTTGAAAAAGTTAGGAAAGTGGTTCATGATGTGGTTACCAAGATGGAAATGGATAAAATTTCGTCCGATTTGGAAGCTTTGCAACTTTACCGGGAGTTGCCTCCAGGACACCAAGTTTCGTTATTGAACAGGGCAATCCCTTCGGAGTGGTTTGATTATGACTGAACCGGTTCAACTCCCTGTTTGGCGCAACGCATTGGCCCAGTTGGGTCCACGTCCTGAATTGTCTCGGGACTTGGAGGTATATGAGGCTGTAGTGAAGGCTGCAGTGGAAAAGCAACTCATTAGGCCAAACAACGATTACGTTCGCAACAATTTGTTTTGCAGCACGCTGAAGCGGATTCACGAGTGCCAAGACCAAATATACTCCAAGCTCTTCAACGGCGCAAGTGTGGCCGATAGCTTGGTGGATAGGTATCGCCACTTGGTGGAGCGTTTGAATGGTTTGGTGGATGGTGGTCAAAGAGAAAAAGCTTTGGTAGATGAGTTGTTGGAGGGTCAAGACCCTAAGCAGCTGGTGTGTGGGTATCTGGGCAAGTTGGAAAATCAGTTTTTGATAGATGTATACCGGGATGAAGATGGAGTGTGGTGGGAAGAGCGGGGTATGCAAGCGGATGTTCAGATACCAGCGGATGTAGCAGGCACTTTGGACCAGGTGGTGGATGGAGATTATGCCCGTATTGAGATTTACTATGCTGTGAATCCTCACACGGAGGGGTTGGTGTTCAACTATGCTGCTGTAGAAGGTCGACGGGTGCCTAGCTTGGTTGGCAATGAGATATGGCGTGCGTGGGGCGAAGAGATATTGGATAGGGAGGAAGAACGCAAAGCTTGGGAGTGGTGAAGGTGGGTTTGTTTCAAGAAGCTGTCGAAAATCTCAGCATTTGGAACAATCCTATCATGGGTTGGGAAGAATGGGTTGTTGAGTCTTTGAAAAGAGTTTGGGCCTATTATGACCGTACTTCTAGTGCTTTAACTTCGGCCTTGAATGAAAGAGCATTTGTTTTGGAAATCGTAATGAAAGGGAGATATCGATCGGCCAACCCTTACATAAATCAGTCTTTGGAATTCTTCCGAGAGTTGCCCAAAGAGCACCAGCGTGATTTGTTGAAAAAGGCTTTTCCAGATTAGTGATGATATGGGACCATTTGAGCAACAGGTAAAGCATCTGTTGGTTGAATATACAATGGATCCCAAGTATCCAGACCATCCCAAATACCGTGAGGAAATGTACGTGGAATGGGATTTTGATACAGCAGCTTGGGGAGTGTTTGGGGAAGAAAGTGGTTTTTGCTATGCTACTTTTGCAAGCAAAGCCGAAGCTGAGGAGTGGTTAGATCGGTTGGAAGCTGAATCTCAAGGGTGGTAACAGTGGGACCGTTTGAAAAAGTTCTTCATCATCTATTGGATGAATCAATAGATGAACAGATGGAGGGTTGGGGTAGTGGAGGAAAGCGCTATCCTGGGCGTGATCCAGACCAACCTTTGAGGTCGTTACCTCCTGAACCCGCGGAGTTTGAAGATGAATTTGAAAGCAACCCAGCTCTTGACGAGCCAGAGACTGAACCAACTCCAGACAAGTTGCCTAAGAGGTTTGCTTTGGATCCGGGTTATGTCGGAGTGGGAAGTAGCAAGAATGCCCAAATGATAGCTACGGCATTTCAGATCAATCATGTGGGTTACAAATATGAGTATTCTCATGGTATGCACACTTTTTACTACTCACCAAAAGACTATGGTAAGATCTCCAGATTGATGAAATTGCTTAATGTTGATCTGTATGAAGAAGAACCTTGGAAGGATTAAGGTGCTGTGATTAACCAGCTCATCGAACACCTGTTGTCTGAGGCCCCGGTACCGGATCCCACACCCATGCGGGATGAGGGACCGGAACGAGCAGCTATTGTGAGCCGGGACCGGTTGAGTCGGTTGCAACCAGCTGAGGACTTTTTGAAAAGTGATTTGGCTCATCGGGTCAAGGAAAAGCTGTTGCAAGCTAAACAAGCTAAGCAAAGCCCTCCAGACGAAAGCCGTCCGCCTGAAGCCCGTCCAGCCCCAGAACAAGTTAATCCCAGTCCTCCACGACCGGTGGAGCGTGGTAGCCCAGTAGAAAGTTTGCAAAAAAGGGTTGCATTGGATCCAGAAGAATTGGAGACTTTGAAAGCACAGGTTGCTGTGCTCACTGGGGAAAAGAGTTATGGAGTGGATTGGGCAAAGGCTAAAAGGGCGATTCATAAATGGTATGGTATAGCTTTGGACGATGTGACACGAGCTTCGAGGCTAGCTTTTGACCAAGCGTTGGATTATTTGATTGCTCGTATCAACCGTGTTTCACCTACAGTGGAACAATTAGTGGACCGGCTGATAAAAGGTACAGCCCGTATGCAAGAAGGGGTTGGATTGCTCGATCCCACGGCAGCGGCGTACAATCAACCATTGAAGTACCGGCCATCTATGGACGAGTTCTTCAACGCTTTGGTATTGCGTATCAATGTGTTGGACTTGTTGGACTATTATTTGACGGCGTCAATTGAGCAAGATCTGGATGCCATTCTGGTGTTCTTTGACCCCAGCATGGGTGAAGACAAAGCGGGGAGGTTGTTGGCCAGCTTTCGTCAAATCATGCCTGGAGCCCAAGTTATTCAAAGGCCTGAGGATGGTTGTTGGGTGTTTTTGAGTACGGAGCAAGAGATTGATGTGTTGGGTACGGGTGGACCGGGCTACGGGCCAGAGGGACTGCCTCAACCGGGTCAGCCTGGTCAGCCAGGTCAGCCCGGTCAATCCCCAGGTGAACCCCAGGCTGCTGCAGGCGGGGCCGGTGGAGGAAGAGGCATGAGCGGTGGTGGTATGCAAGGCATCAATCCGGCTACCGGTCTGCCTGGGGGTGGGGGTCAATTGGTAAGTGTGCCCGGTCAAGGTCCACCTCCTGGTGAAGAGGGGGAAGAAGGCGAAGAAGGTGAGGAGTTCGGGGCTGAGATCCCTGCGCCTGAAGAGGGTGAGGAAGAGCCCGAAGAGGGCGAAGAGGATTGGGGTGAGTACGGACCAGAAGAGCCTGAGGAAGGTGAAGAGGAAGAGCCCGGAGGTGGAGAGGAACCTGAAGAACCGGAAGGCATGGAGGAAGAGGAGCCTGAAGGTCCAGGTGTGCCAGCATACTTTCGGCGCAGGCGGGGAATGGAATCATTAGAGGTCGAGGCCAATAAGTTGATTGATCGCCTGTTGGAGATTGGGTGATGGACCGGTTTGAACAGGCTGTAAATAAGATAGTAGCAGAAGCAAAGTTTATGGATCCTGATGATCCTCGTTACAAGCATTTTCATAATTTTTATAAGCAGTTTGGTCATCCGCCTCCTCAATACAAGAGGGTTCACCTTGGGAGACCTGACAACAGCTTGAACCCTCGTGGTCCAATGGAAAAGGAGAGCCTGTCTCTTATTGTATTTGAGCGCCTGAAGAGTTCCTTTGAACATTGGACCAATCCAGAATATAGTGATTCGTTGAAACCAGAGGAGATGGTGGCTATGTTAGAAGAACAATTCAGAGCAGAAATGCAATCTGCTTGGGAAGCATTTGAGGCTTGGGCTAAGGACCGACCTGGTTACTTTGATGATGAAGAGGACTAATCAATGTTAGGCTTGCAAACACGCTCCATAATCCTGGCCAGTGAAACGGGAGATCACCGGATAGTGATGGGCCCTTGGGAAGTAGCTGTGCCAGGGGTTGCATTGTTCTTGGAGAACAATAGTGAAGAGGATGCGTTGGTATACATTGAGGGGTGCCAAGAAAGGCAAGGTTATTACATCATTGGTTATGGGGCAGACAGCCCTATTAGCCTGTCTTCTGGGGGCCGGGTAGTAACCACAATGGACCCATTGATGTCCAATGATGAAGTGTCTGTGTTCATTGGGTTCCGGTTGGGTACCGCCTTGACCACGGGGTTTGTGCGGATCAACGTGGTAGGTTTTGCCCCTCTTCCAGAGTGTCAGATGGCCACCCCCTTAGTTGGAACTGCAAAAGTTTGGTGGCACTAACAAATGGTTGAACTCAAGTCATTGCCGACGATTGCTGAGTTTTTGGAGATAGTTCGTGTCAAAGGACTCCAAGAAGCCAAGTGCTATGCCAAACAATTGGGTCCAGAAGGTCGAATACTGTTGAACGCTATTGGTGTGTATGAAGCGGGTCAGATCAAACCTGACAGTAACAAGCCAGTTCACCGGTTGGCTGGGCTCGTGGCTCAGTCAGCTAACCTGTATGAACATCAGGTGATGTTAAACAAGTTGGTTTCTGTTTTAATTGAAGGAGAATTGTGATGGGGACTCTGATTTCGAGAACGATTCGTTTCAGTGCCGGGACCAGTATCAGCACCATTTATCAAGGCAATGCCAAAGCCTATGACTTGAAGGTGGATGTTGGCCCCCGGGTGTTTAAGGGGCTAATTTACAACACTGGGGAAAACCCGGTTACGATTACTTTGGATGGGTATTCAGTGGACCCAGACACTAAAGTGGGTGCTTGGACCACGCGGGCTACAGTCTCGTCGGTTAAAGCTCACAGCCAAGCGGTTTTGAGTGGTTACATTCAGGGCCTCGAGACTTTGGTACGCATTCAGGCAGTGACTGTGGGTGGAGAAACCCAAGGCCAGATTGAGCTGGTAGATGAAAGTGATAGCTTGAAACGATAATGAATTTTTAACCACCTAGCCCGATCCAGGCTAGGTGGTTCTACCATTTGCTCAACTAGTCCAAGGAGATAGACATGGACATTTTTGAACAAGCTGTTGACCGTTTGTTAGAAACAGGTCCGTTTTTTGAACCCCCTGAGCCCGCGGAGTTTGAAGATGAATTTGAAAGCAGCCCAGCCCTTGATGAGCCAGAAAACATGCCGAGAAGATTGCCAAGGCGTGGTGCTCCTAGAGAGGATTTGACCACTCTGCCCGGGGTAAAGGTGGAAAGGCAAAAGGGCCCCTACGTGTTTTTACACGTAACTGATCCAGAGAGCTTGGCGACGATAGGCAGGCGAACTTATTGGGATACCAGAGATGAGAAATACGCTAATACGTACCTTAAACATTATGGTGTGATATACGTGGTGTTGAAAAATGGTAAACCCTACCTTCAGGCTACACCGGATTTGAAAATAGTGGTTGACCTCCATGATAGGGCGTTGAAATCTGAGGAAGTTCGACAGTTCCTGTGGTCCTTGAGTGGTTGGTAAGGGGTTAGTTGCGGGTCTGTCTAACTGTTTGTGAAGGTGACTTATGGGATCTTTTGAAGAAGCCGTGAATCAACTTAGTAATCAGGGTCAAGGTTCACCTCCTGGGCAACGTGCCTCGGGGCCACAAGCACCGGGTCAACTGTCTCCTGCTATGCGGCAACGCAAGCGATCAGTTGAGTTTTTGAGGTCGAAGGGTTTTGACTCCGCTGCGATGTCGATGATGACGGATGACGAGTTGGAGCAAGCAGTGGCTCTTGTTCAGAAAGGTAAGAGTGGCATGGGTGCATTCCATACTGGTATTTACCAGAGGAGCTGATGGTATGGACAAAGCCGATTTTGATGCTGTGGCCCAGCGGTTGATTGGTGAGGGTGTTCAGATTGTGGAGGTGGCTCCACCTGGTTGGGAAGGAACCGTCAAAGGGATGAAAAGGCACAGGGAAATTGATAACCCTTGGGCTTTAGCGTGGTGGATGCGCAGCAAAGGCTATAAATCTCGTAGGAAAAAGCGGAAGAGTGAGAGCTTGGAACGTGTGCAAGAAGCCACGACCACGGCTGATGTGGATACCGTACCGTTACCATGGCTCACTCCCCCATTGGAAGGTATTGAATTTAGCAAGGAAGAGCAGGAAGAAACGTTGGAACACATCAGCCACATGTTTCCTGGACTCAGCAAAGCGGAACTCAAAAAGCGCATATTTGGTGGCGGGAAGAAAGACTGATGCCCAAGCTAACTCCACCGTACATTCCGCAGCTGCGTACCCTTGACATTTACCGTGGGGTTCGTGAAGTTGATTTGACCCTTTGTTATCCAAATGGAGATACTTACCTGGTCACGTTGGATGAGGCCCGTTGCCTGCTGAGGTGTTGGAAGCTGTTGCCCCACGTGATTGACAGGATACTTGATCGAGTATGGAATACGTATGCAATCCGAGTTGATTTGAGGAGTGGTTACAATTACTCAATTGAACCTTTGCCAGAAGACACTAGTTATTTGGTGGGGCCATTGGATCAGTACACCTGGGTTCTAGGTACGAATGAACTGTTTTGAAGAAGCCGCTGAGCAATTGTTAAACGAGCATCATTTGATCGCCCGCGAGGGTGGATTGGAATTGTACTTGCCCAGTCATGATTATAAATCTGGTGTCCTGATTCGTAATACGGGAGTGCACCCGGAAATGCCAGCCAGAGAGGTGTTTATACCTCGTGGCAAGTTTGAATTGTTGATGAAACTGTTGGAAAAGTATCACATATGGATGAAACACACTTACACAGTAGACAAACCAACTGGACCTTCAAGTTGGGGCCTTCGTTCGGAGGATAACAAATGGCTGAACGAAAATTGCTAATAGAAACAATGACAGTACCCCCAGACCAGTGGCAAAAGGAGTGGGTCACTTCGGAGGGTTTGAAGGAAAGTGTGTTGATGCCCCGTTGGGAGGAATTTAATCGGCTGTTGGAGCAGGAGAAAAATGAACAGCTGATTGAACACTGGCGGGGTAGCAAGGATCAGATCCTGCAAGAGCTATTGAGCCATAACAAACGGCTGCGGGTGACGGGTCCAGGCCAAGTGGAAAATCTCAAGAATCAGAATGGCCGCATTTATCCCTCAACCTTGTGGGATCGGGTGTTGTCTGAGGATGGAACCTTTCGTCGCAGGTTGCGGGAACGTAGTGTGTTGGGGGAGTTGGAGCACCCTGAAAGTGGCAACACCAAGTTGCACGGACATAACAACTTGGGGCTAAGCCACTTGGTAGAAGATGTTCAACGCAAGGATGGTAAGATTTATGTGACCCATCTGATTTTCAATACTCCAGCTGGTCAAATTTTGAGGGAGTATTTTGACGTTGGAGTGCCTGTTGCGGTGAGTAGCCGAGGTTCTGGTAGCACTCGTAACGAGAACGGAGACGAAATCGTAGAGGCTAGCGACTATGTGTTAGACACGTTTGATCACGTTTACATCCCAAGCGTAATGGGAGCAACAACTCGCCCTGTGGAAAGCCTACAAACCAACAACGGATCGAGGATATTTCTGGTACCCATTTTGGAGAACAAGACAATGACTACACCGGTTCAATTGAAAGAGTCTTCGGACCGCACTGCGCGGGCCCGAGTGGTTGTGGAGAGTTCAGGTCAATACCTGGGAGGTAAGGACATCACATTGGAAGGGCTATTGGAGCACGCTCAAAAGGTCAATGACACGTTGGCCGGGTTGGGCTCCATTACCGAAAGTGAGTTTAGTTCGGATGTGGCCCACTTGCGGGGTCAGCTGACCAATCGTGGAGAAGAAATCACACGAGCTATTCGCCGGATGCGTGAAGCTGAGGAATGCATTGCGGCTGAGGAAAAAGCCAAAAAGGAAAAAGAGAAAAAGGAAGACATCACCCCAACTGATGATGCAGCTGCTCGGGTGATGGAGCGCGCCTACCGCCGCGACCGATCACTGCAGGAAAGGTATCACGTGGCCATTCAGTTGGGTGAGACACTGGTGACCAAGAGCAGGGCCAACAAGCGAATGGCCGAGCGCACTATTAAACAGCTCAGGGGTCAATTGGCTGAAGCTTTTAAGCGGGCTGAGGCCAGCTTGAAGCTGTTAGAAGCCACTGTAAAGCGATACCGAGGTGAACAGGTGGCCCAATACGTGGAGTCGTTAATGAACCACGCCCCTGCTCTCAAGCCCATTGAGAAACAATTGAGTGAGTGCCATACGGTTAAGCAAGTCAAACAGCTGGTTGAAGGTTTCATCCAGCCGATTATGAGTGGTCGCAAGGACTACCCCTCCGACCTGCCCCCGCTGACTGAAGCCAGAGGCTCCTCAGCGAGACCAGCCCGTGCGGGTGTTGCCAAGCCGACCAATTTGATGGAGAGCCTGGTTAGAAAAGTCAAGTAACGGGCTCTTTCTGGGTCGGGGTTCGGTTGCGTTGACCGAACTCTCATGGTATCAACTGCACCGTTCGTTGGAGATCTTAGTCATGGGTAATCGACATGCAATTGAAGAGTCCTCGATGTACGAAACTTGGGAGGACATGTTGAATCGAGGACAGGTGTTGGCCGAGAGCTGGGGCAATATGCCCGCCAATCGGCTGCGTCATTGGGGCAAGGAAGGCTCCATCAACTTCATGGAAGGTATTGAGGACCCGTATCGTCGGGCATTGGTGGCCACTCTGTTGGAAAATGCCAAGCGGTACTATGACCGATTGGATGAAGCCACCCGCACCTTGCAAGTGGGTACGTATGAAAAATACGTGTTCCCCATCATCCGCATGGTGTTTGCTAACCTGGTGGCTGCCGATTTGGTCAGCGTGCAGCCCCTGCCTGCCCCGACCGGCCTAGTCTTTTACATGGACGCCGTGGCTGGCCGTACTAAGGGTACACTCACCAAGGGCACTAAGATCTATGATGCCCAGGCTGGCCCGGAGCGCAGTTACCACTACACTGATGAGGTGGTGGAGAATGAGGCTCTGGGTGTTACTAGCACCGACAAAATTAAGGGTACACTGAGTTATTACCCAGTAAGGCCAGGCACAGTGGATATCACCGATGGAACCTATCACATCACGGATGATGGCAACGGGAATTTGATTGGTAATGTAGGCACACCAGATGCCACTTACACCAATACTGTCAACTATGCCACAGGTGTTTACGCTGTGGTATTCACGGCAGGTCATAGTGATAGCGACGCTGTTACAGCCACCTATGAGTATGACATGGAGGCAAGTGACTTGATTCCGGAATTGGAGATCCAGCTGACCTCCAGCCCGGTAGTCACTAGGCCGAATAAACTAAGGTTCAGGTGGAGCCTTGAAGCCGAACAGGATCTGCTGGCTGTCCACGGCATTGTGGCCGAAACGGAGTTGGTCACGCTGGCCACCAATCGTATCAGCCAGGAGATCAACGAAAAGATCATTCGGCACCTGCGGGCTATTGCATACAATGCAGCCAGCCCAGTGACGTTTGATCCGACTCCGCCGGTTGGTGTCAGCTATAAGGACCACAAGGAAATCTTGATCGACGCTTTTACTGAAACGTCGAACACGATTTTCCAACAGACTCAGCGGATGCAAGGTTCCTGGTTGGTGGTGGGCATGAATGTGGCCAACATCGTCGAGACCTTGGTGCCTGCGTTTGTTAAGAGTCCGCCTGTGAGTGGGGTGGCAGGTATTAGGAAGGTTGGAACCCTTGGAGATTGGGAGGTTTACAAGGATTCGGCGTATCCAACCAATGAGTGGCTGATGGGTGGCAAGGGAGGCAACTTCCTGGATACTGGCTATGTGCATGCTGTGTATCAGGGATTGATCAGCACGCCCACCATCACGTTGGATGACTTTGTGAGCCGCCGTGGACTTTTGACACGTTCAGCACAAAAAGTCATCAACAACAGGTTCTACGCTGTTGGGACCTTAGTGTAAAGGGGTTGTGGCTTGCTCGCAGGTTGGGATCGGTTACACTTCCAAACCCGGGCAACGGCAGTCCCCGGTTAGGGGTGGGAAAGTAGACATGACCCAATTGAAGGGGAGGTGGATTGGCATTTACTCGCAGGTTGGCCAGTTCACCTCCCCTTAAAACTAATCTGGGCACTGAATCACCGATGCCTTGTATAATAGCGTTAGGTGAGCTGCTCAACCATCAACCTGCGAAAGGAACCTATCAATGTCAGATTTGAACCACAACTCTTCTCCAGATTCAGAGGAACCTTTGGCCAACGCCACTTGGGAGGAAGTGGAAAAAGAAGCTGCAATCCTGGGTTGTTTGTTCAAAAGATTACCGGACAAAATGCAAAGTTCAGCAGCCATCTTTTTGATAGAAAGGCTGGTGATCGCCGGTAGCTGTTGTTTAAGTTGTGCTTTGGGGATGCTGGAAAAGGCCAAGTTTGACATGGTGGAAATTGACCGTCTAGCATGCGCTGAGGAATCGGATGAAGATGATTAGTGTTACTCAACTCGAACCGGAGAACTGGAAATGACCAAATTCAAATTTGTAAATGCTAGCGACCAAACCGTTTTCTTGAGCGATCCACGCGGGGGCCGTATTGCCCTGGCCCCTGGTCAAAGTGTAACAGACCCCTATTACTCCCGCTATGCCCGCAACCCAGGGGATAAGCCCAGTGGACATAAGTGCTTGATAAGGGTGGCTATAGACGGCCTATTTCAACCACCCACGGCCGAACTCCCAGTTCCAGCCAGACCCGCTAGACCTGCCCGGCCTGTATCCGTCCGACCAGCCGAATTCGCCAAACGCGATTGGCCAACGAGTCGGTCTGTTCCCCGGGTGGGTCTCAAGAGCCCGGTGCCAACTCACCCTTATACTCAAAGTGAGGATGGTAGTTGCATCACAGCTTGCGAACAGGCTTGTATGACTGTGGTCGAGTTTGATATCAGTCCAGAACCGCCTGCTCAGGTGCCCGAGGTTAGCTCCTTTCGGCCGGTTATAAGCACTCCGGCAATACCTGCAGTCAGTTCTACACGATCAACCAGCTTGACCAAGGAAGAGCAATCGGTTGAGGCCAAACCTATCAAGGTAGGTACTATTGAAGTTGAGAAACCTAAGCCAATAACACACACTACTGAAGAGGTGTTGGCCCATCATGGATTTACTCGAAGTGATGTAACTAAGGATCAAACCTATTACGTGTTTGTGGCCAAGGAAGGCAAGCTTACGTACCTTAGCAAATTGGATTTGGAGTTTTCCTGTTCTAAGCGGGCTCAAATGTTGGAACATGTGAAGCAATTGACGGGAGAGTAAGCTTTGGGGTTGTTTGAAGATAGGGTCAACCACCTGAAGGGATTGGAAGCCTTGAGGAGGTATGAGCAATGGGAGGGAAGGGTATGAACAGATTTGAAAAAGCAGTTGAGCGGATTTGTGAGGACAACGTAGGTAGGATTCCTACTGCGGATGAAGCTGATTATTTGAGAGTAGCAATGAAAGGATGTACACCTGACGAGTTGGACCAGGCTGTTGGGGGGATGCTGTTCAGTATTATGTATCGGCTTATAGAAGATGGTTGGATTGCGGTCTTGGGTTCAGTTGGAGGTAGAGTGTTTCAAACGACCAAAAGAGGTATGGAAGCCTTGAGAAGATACGATGGAAGCCGATTTTGGGAAAGGGCGGGAAGGAACAAGTAGAAACAGATTTAGTTTGAAAGGGTTTTTATGGGTGGGTTCAAGGAAGCTGCGGATGATGTTCTTAGCTATTATCACAGTCGGGGACGCCGCAACCGGTATTATTATGCTTGGGCTACCCTCACTGGTAAGGTATTTGTGGACCCAGACGATTTGATGGAAAAGTTAGCTGAAATGTTCCCGGATAAGTGCTATTGGAATCATGATGAAGCCGAGTGGATAGATGACACTTCAGAGGAAGAAAAACAACAGGCATTCCACGAGTTGGCTACTACCAGGTTGCATGATTTGTTTTTGACCGATGACCCCATGAAACTCTATGATATGCAGGTGGACCGCTATGAACAGTTTTGAACGCGCTGTGTTGCAATTGTTAAGTGAAGAGCCTATAATCGCCCCTCCAAAAGCTCCCCCCAAGAGAGTCCCGGTGCGCAGGCCTTATCAGCCTCCTACTAAGCCGGGGAAGCCCCGGCCGTTCAACCCTCCTAAACCGAAGGTGGTCCCAACTCCCAAGGCTTGGAAGCCTTGAGAAGGTATGAATAGCGGATGGGAGAATAAGCTCGGGTAGGTGAGCAAGCCATTGATCATTTGCACGAAGTATACTTCCGCAGTGGTGACAAAGCAACTTTCATGTCCAGTGATGTTGTGGTGCTATTAAAAGTAGCTTTGCAAGGTTTGTCTCAACCGGAAATGGAAGAATTCAGTGAATCATCAAGTTGGCCGACTTTGTGAAATGCGTTTTTATGCAGATGAAGAAGAATTTTTCCGTCGGGATTTGGATGAAAATGGAATCAAAGTGTTAAGGGCTTGCGTTGGGGGTTGCCTTAGCCAGGATTTGCGCCTTATCCCTAAGCAAGCCCGCGTGGGGGAGTGGATCGGAATCTTTGAGATGTTTGGTTGGATAGTGCGTTTTGGTCACCATGAAGGGCGGATTTTCCAAACGACCAAAAGAGGTTTGGAAGCGTTGAAAAGGTATGAGCGTGAACGCAGGTGGGTTTGAGCAAGTGGTTCACCAATTGGTGGAAGCCCAAAGGGTTAGAAAACCGTCTCCACTTGCATTAGCTTTGTTGAAAACGGCTGAAAAAGGCTGCTTTTGGAATGACTTGGATAAGGCTGCTGGAGAATGGAAGAGCTTGTGGAGTGTGAACAACTATTTGTATTTGTTAGGGGACTGGCACCCTGCTGGCAAAGGATGGATGACTAGATTTGGAGGCGTGAAGGGTAAGAGACATATTTATCAAACCACAGAAAAAGGGATGGAAATTCTGAAGCAATATGGGTATCTTTGAAAAAGCCGTTGAACGACTTTGTGAAGATGAACCGCAAGATGAATGGATTCCGTTTCAAATGCGCTTATTGCAGGCCGCTCTGGGCGGTTGCAGTGCCGCGGAAATGCAAGAAACATACAAAAGGATGGGGGAACACAGGACACCTTTAGAGATAGCCAAGCGTTCAGGGAATTGTTGAGAGGGTACACTACGTATTTACCTTGGGCTGGTAGAGAGCCTCCAGACCTTTCTGGTTCCTTGCTGGTGATCGGTAGTCCTGATAATGAGGTTTATCAAACTACGGAAAAAGGGGAGGAGGTCCTGAGGCAATATGGGTACCTTTGAAAATCTGGTTGACCAATTGTATGAAGCTTATGAGGATGAGGCCCATCCTGAGACTGTCCGCTTTTGGCGAGGGTTGCGGCAAGGTGGTCACCAGTTCAGCCAACATCCCATCCTGAGAACTTTTGGCCATGAGTTGTCCCGCGGCGGTTGGGAATATACCAGCCAGCGGGTGCAACAATCTGGATTGGATATGAGAGAGCTGATGAGCTTGTACCAGCAGGTGCAACGCATTGAGAGAGCCCATGCTCAAGAGCTGGTTGATCTAGCTAAACGCATTACAATGCAAATATGGGGTGTGCCGGAAGAAATGTTGGAAGGCAGGTTGACCGGAGAAGTTGGAATTGGTAGTGAATTTGAAGAAGAGGAAGAATTGCCTGATGAGAGATTGGAGGTGACTGATGAGGTCAACAAGCGCTTGACCATGAACGCCTTGACTCACGGTTCAGCCGTTCATGCCATGATGACCATGCATCACGTGGTGGACCAGGAGATCAATCGAATTGACCGTCGGTTGCTACCCTTGTATAACAAACTTACAGCGGGAGCTCACCATTACCATTGGTTAATAGATGTACCTGCTATGTTAGCAATGTTAGGCGACATGGCTACAGGGTCTACCCGTGTTAGGTATGAACCAGATGAAGAGGGTGAGGAGACCCCGGTAGTGGATGCCCGGGCGACTTGTTTCCCTGTGTTGGCTCAGGAGATGAGTAAGGGGGTGGCGGAGTTGATCAGCCATCATGGTTTGGCTCATATGGACGAGCCTACAGCCAAGGCAGTGTTGAGCAAGGCTGATGATATACGGCATGAGCCATGGTTGATTCAAATTGGACCTGAGTTGTGGCGGCGGTTCCTGGCGGTCAAGCCCCGCAATTTGTCCTTGGCTGATTTATATTACGCCTTGGCCACCCAGACCCCAGTGGACCTGCACCGCATAGTATATGCTGTGATACGGGAGCCGGATGAAGCTGCTGAGTTGTTGAATGAATTGGTGAAGGAACCAGAGGAGTTTGATATTGAAGAATGGGAACCTGAAGAGGAAGAGTGGGAGCCAGAAGAGCCAGACGAAGGATGGGAAGTGTGATGAAATGGTTTGGAAAAGATGGTTGGAACGGTGGAGAGTTCAGGATTGGAGTTGGTGGTAATGGTAAGATTCCGGCGTATGGTTGAACAACTGGTTGAGGCAAAGCGGACAATACCCAGCAGTCAAGCTGCTATGTTGAGAGCAGCTTTGAAGGGGTGCATTTATAAAGAGTTGGTTGATGCTAGGAGAGCAGTTGGAGCCTCCACGAGACTCACGGATGTGAACACAGACCTTTACGCTTTGGGTATTTGGCCTGGTTATATTGTGAGTGGGGGGAGAACACCAGTGACAGATCAAGGATTGCTTATTAAACTCGGTCCCCCAGGAAACAGTGTCTACCAAACCACTGAAAAAGGGAGGAAGGTCCTGAGGCGATATGAACGAGCCCAAAAGAAAAACATCGCTGGACATTGATCAGAAATGAGCGTGATGGTGAATTCCTCCGGATTCAGTCTTGCTAGCCCATTTGAGACTGAGTGGGTAAAAAGGGTCCCTTATGGTGGGGTTCCCGCAAAAATGCTTCAAAATGAAGAAGAAATCGTTCCCCTTTACTTTTCAAGAGATGGGGCCTCGGCGAGAAACGAACATGACCTATAGAATCCCATACCCGCGTTTGGTTCGGCAAATGCTCCAAGAAGGCATACAGTCTAGTCAGTTGGAGAAAGCGCACAGGGTATTGGATTTGCCGGTGGGTACCATTACTCGGTTGGTTGACGATGCAGATCCAACACCTGATAAACAATACGACAGTTGGATTTTGAGGCAATGGGTAACTCATCAAGTCATTCTGCCTGAAGACGCGGAAAAAGTCAAAGAGTATTTGCAACATTTCACTGAACTAAAACGCAAGCCTTCTAGCCAGTTGAATCGTGATATTCACCGTTACCCTACTTTCGGTGATTTGCAACGGGCTGTGCAACAAGAAAGGCCAGAGGTGCTGCGGGTGCCTGCGGAGGTGGCAAGCAAGATATCTGGATTAGAAGGGGTTGAAGTGAATAAGGTTGACGGCCCTTATATCACCTTGCGTGTTACTGATCCAAGGAGCTTGGGGATTTTAGGGGAGGGCACTAGGTGGTGTACTCGTGGAGCTAATTCTAGTTGGGCTCGCAGCTATTTGGAGGATTTTGGAGCCATCTACGTTGTGTTGAAGGACGGAGTTCCTTTCATGCAATACACGCCTGATTACAGTCAAGTGATGGACGTACAGGACCAGCCTATGGAGCCTGGGCCTTTGTTGAATCGTTTGCTGACCCCTCCACCTAACCCAAGTGGTGATCAGGCATTTGGTTATGCTAAGCGAATAGTGGGAGGGGAATGGCCTGAAGGTGAAGAGGCCATTGCCAAGGATGGTGATGCTGCCTATAGGTATGCTCATGAAGTGCTAGGCAGACGATTTCCACTGGGGGAACCGGCCATTGCTAAAAGTGAGCACTTAATAGAATACATACGTAAATTCATAGGATCCGAGGGTTGGCCTGAGATGGAGCCCGAAATTGCCAGGAACGGTAAGAGTTCTCTTGATTACTCCGAGATCGTTGGCCCATTCCCAGCTGGTGAACCAGCCATGTCCAAGAACGCTAAGATAGCCTTGGGGTATGCATCGGAGACGCTTCATGGGCCGTTTCCTATGGGGGAACCTGCTATGGCCAAAGATCCGGAAGCGGCCTACCGTTATGCTAGGGGTCCCTTGGGAAACAAGCGGTTCCGGTTGGGGGAACCGGCCATACTTACTACGGTCGATTTTAGCTATCTATATGCTAGCCACGTGATTGGTGGAAGGTGGCCAAAGGCCGAAAAGCTGTTGAGAACGGATCCAGGTTTGTGGGAGGGTTATCAGACTTATGTGGCAAAGAAAAGACTGGATTGATATGAATCTAACTGCTGGGCAAATTGCACAGAAAATTAAGGTTCGACTGGGCTATGGGGCTCGGTGTTTGGCCCTGGTGCAAAGCGGTGGTAGTGGGGAAAACATTGACCATTACCAAGAAGCTATTGATCGGGCATTGGACTTGTTCAATCAGTACGTGAACCGGAAGGAACGCCGATATGCTTATGTGGGGAGCCCTAGTGGAGAAATAAGTTTGCAAACAGAAAGTAGCTATATTGATCTAAGTGCAGAAGAGGGTTTGCTTGGAGTTGCAGATGTAGAATTCCTACCCCCAAAAGATTACAGTCCTATTATCGATATTTCAATTTTCAATTTAACATCACGTTTGTTGACCTCTTCTCCGTTTACAACTGGTACAATTTCTGCAAATCGTATAGGCCCGGGAACCCCCCAATGTTTGACTAAAGACACAAAGATCCCTTTGCTAGATGGTACCGAGCGGACAATTGAGGAACTATTTGATTATGCAGGCCAAATCTGGCTTTACAGTTACGATCATCAGAGACGAAAGATAGTGCCAGGCAAGGCAGGGAAACCTTTCAGAAGCGGGATCAATGTGCCTGTGTTCAAGGTGATTCTGGACAATGGAATGTCCGAAAAAGTTACACCTGATCACTTGTGGCTGATGAAAAATAGAGAATACAAAGCAACTAAGGACTTACAACCAGGCGATAGCTTGATGCCTTTGTACCGCAGGATGTCTGCCAAGCAAGAAAATGGATACTGCGATGGTTACGAAGAATTCCTCGACCCCACTGCAAACAAGTGGGAATTCACTCACAAGCGAGTAGCCGAATTCGTAAACAGGTCGGCTACTGTAGATGAGAATAACAAGTTGGTATTCCATGGAGGGATTAGAGGTAGCATACGCCACCACTTGGATTTTAACAAGCGAAACAATCGCCCAGACAATTTGGTATGGATGGTTTATGAGGATCATTTGCAGTTTCATTCTCAGTTTGCGGTGGAGCACATGGCCAAGCTTTGGTCCGATCCAGAGTACGTAGCCAAAATGGCTACTGTCAACTCCGAAGTCATGACCAAGCTGTGTCAGGATTCGGAATTCGTTAAGGCCCGTAGTGAAGGGGGTCGTAGATATTGGGACGAAGAGGGAGGTCGGGAACGACAATCCAAAAGGATGGTAGAACGGCACAAAGATCCGATCTTTCAGTTAAATATAGCAAAAGGGAGAGACGAGTTTTGGGACGACCCAAATAATGTACAGCTTTTCAAGGATAGAATGAAAAGGCGACACCGAGAGGATGAAAAGTACAAAGCTTGGTGTGTGGAGAACGCCAGGAAGTTAGCCACCACTCCAGCCGTTTGTGACATTTGTGGGGAAATTTGTTTTAATGTTGGACATTTAGCCCAACACAAAAAGAGGTATCACGGCGACCCCGAGCCCGTGATTTGTCCAATTTGCAGTAGGGATTGTGAGAACAAGGGTTCGTTGGTGGTTCACATGAAAAGTGCTCATGGAGAGCACACACCAGCAACCTGCGAAATTTGTGGTAAAGTTTGCAAAAATGAAATGGGATTACAGAGGCATCACCGCACAGTTCATGTGGGGCACAAAGAAACTATCTGCGACATTTGTGGAACAGTTTGCAATAGTGAAGCAGGATTGAAACGTCACAAACAAAATTCTCATGGTAAGGTAGAATATCAGATTTGTTTCCGTTGTGGTAAAAAGTGTAAGAAGGGCCGAGGGTATAAGACCCATATGATAAGAACCCATGGAATAAACCAATTCCAACCAACCAATCACAAGGTTGTGTCAGTCGAATTTGTTGGTTATGAAGATGTGTATGATTTGACAGTTCCGGAGTATCATAATTTTGCAGTATCTTCTGGAGTATTTGTGCACAATACCACCCTGCCGGAGTTACTAGCACAAAGAAAATCAGTACTCCGGGCCAGGAGTCTTGAACCTGATTGGATTTTTGATCCGGAGAAGAAATGGCTTGTGTTGTGGCATCCGGCGTCACCTTACCACATAAATTACATTTTATCATACCAACACACCATTACCACTCTTCCCCAAACCCTCCAAAGCCGTTTTCTGGATACAGTGGAAGCTTACTGTAGGCTTACCTTGGCTGATATACTTGGCACGTTCGGCAACGAGATACCAGGCCCCACTGGTCCGGTTCAAATGGACGTTGAAGCAATGCGCACTCGTGGAGATGCAATGCTAACTAAAATCGAAGCCTACCTCAAGTCGTACCCATTCACTCTGGCTGCAATCGAGGGTTGATAGCATGGGCCCATTCGAGTACCAGGTCCACCGTTTGGTGGAGGACCTACCTCACCACGGGTTCCCCCTGGGAGGCAATGGTTTCCATTATGGGACTCAACCCTATCGAGCCACAGAACCAAAACCGCCTGAACCCGAGGAATCCGAACCCATGGAGTACCGTTGGGAGAGGGTTGAGTTTGGCTTTCGGGATAGCTACAGAGCCAGAGAAGCCATTGCATACCTAGTGGATTTGGGCTTTGTGTTTCAAGAAGAACACGATCCACCTGGATATATCAACTTGATATTTGATAATGAAGTAGAGGCAGACGCCGCCTTGCATCACATACGTCAAATGATAGAACCAGAAGATTGGGCTGATGAGTGGGAGTCTTTTGAATGAGTCGCTTGTTTAAAAGTGCTGTTGAGTATTTGGTAGAACAGGGTGGACCTGGTTTGCCATTTTTTCCAGCAGAAGAAGGCCGAAGAGCCAGAGCCTTTTTGAAAGCAAGACGTTTAGCTCGTAAAGCGGTGAGAGCTCATAACACTTGCCCCGTGAGGTTTTTGTTTAACGATGATCCGCCTCAGTTGTTCGGAGAATCTTGGTATTACACAACTCCAAGTGGTAAAACTCGCATTCGGCACCCAAATGCGTATCATTGGCCCAAATCATATCATTCCTCAACACTTGAGGTGGTAGTCGGAGTGTATTGGTTCAGAAATCAACTTTCGCCAGAAGAGTTAGCCCTCCTAGTTGAGGAAGTTGTTTTGAATAGAGAGAATGCTTGAAATCAACAATGGAGCGGGTGCCTTGATTTGGCGAGTTGAGGAACTTGTAGTTTTGACTATTTTGTTTCAGAGGTAAAAAGGTGAAACAATGGACCAATTTGAACAGACAGTCCGTCAGTTGCTTGCTGAGCAGCCAGAACACGAACTCACCACAACTCCAGAGCCTGAATACAGTGTTGGGGATCTGGAGGCAGTACTGCTGCGGTGGAGCGATCGACACCTTACGGCCATCAAGGGTCGGTTGTTGGCTCGGTTCCTGACTTTCTTGGAACACGTGAAGAATCAGCTTCCTGTACCTATTAAAGGCCAACTATTCCCACAGACTCCAGATGATGAATTTGTGCGGAATCAGGGGTGGGTTACCAAAGAAGGTCCTCCAGGGCGCGATGAGGAGGAAGAAGTGGAGGAAGAGCCCTATGAGCGATTTTGAAAACCACAGCATATAGGAGTGAATCAAATGGATAGTTTTTTAGAGGCAGTTGATCGCTTGTTAGGAGAAGCTGGTCAGGTCCCTCCACCTCCACCCCAGTCCACTGGACGGAGGCCGAGTTCTGGTGCTGCAGTCCAGTCTGCAGTTCCCGACAATGTAGCCAAGAGGATTGCCAGTGCTTACAAGTATTTGTACAATGCCCATTTGAATTTGGCTCATTTCCAAAAGGGCAAAGGAGATCAGTATTTTTCGTCTGCTGTTCAACAAGTACAAGCAGCACTGACGTCCCTAGGATATTTGGAGCGGGAGGCCGGACTGCGTTTTCTGGGAGCAAGGTGATATGGATTCTATAGAGGCCGAAGCGGAGAAGCTGCTGAATGAGGACCTTTGCTTGCAAGAAGACCTCACTGATTTGGCTAATCAAGTTAGTGTAATGGCAGCCAAGGTTAGTCAATTGACTGCCCGCGTGCCCGAGTTCCGCGGTCGGGGGTTGAGTGAGTTGTTGGAACGTATCAAATCGTTACTTATGCGCGCTCTTGAAATAGTTGACCGGTTACAGCGAGAGCCGTCTAGCGTGCGGGTAGGCACTCGCGACGTGCCTATAGTGTAAAAGTACCCGCTTACAGTCTAGCGTTGGCTAGGCAACCAATTAGAGGGGTTAGACGTGGAGCCGGCACTACTAGCTGAAGCATTACACGCCCTGTTGATGGAACAGGAAGGCGGATTTGTAGAACCCAGCAGTTGGGAAGCTTTGCCTACCCACATTCGGAAGGTGCTAATAACCATTTGGGAAGAGGAAGCAATTAACGCAGAGGTAGAAAAGACGGAGAACTTGTGGTTTGTTAGTTTACAGGATGGCTTGTTGCGCAAACGCAATGTGGTTGCATTGTTAAGGCATCCTGGTTTTGCCCTTGTTACAGCTAAACGGGACAATCTCACAATAGTGTTTAGGCGTTCGCCCAAAGATATGGCTAGGGAGCTTGATAGGGGAGATTGATGGGCGAGTTTGAAAAAGCTGTGGATAGAGCGGTTCGACGGTGGGGCTGAACCGCTGCTCCTTGGTTAACAATACTCAAAACTGCAATCAAAGGAGCTACCATTGACGAATTGAAATCCGATTTTTATAGGGATTTGGGTGTGAGGGACTCCAGGTTATTTGTAGAACTGCTTTATGTTTTGTATACCCATAAGTTAATACTCATCCTTGGTGCGAAGGGTTTCGAGATCGGGGGTGAGGTGGTAGTGCAAACTACAGACAAAGGTATTGACGTTTTGAAATGGTATGAGAGGTAAGCATTATCATGAACAGCTTTGAACAACTGGTGGAACGTATAGTCCATTTGTCCAACGGCAGATGGCGTCTGCTCAGCAAAAAGGGCAAGAACTTGGGCACCTACGATACCCGGGCTGGGGCTGAGAGGCGGGAAAGACAGGTGCAGTATTTTAAGCATAGGGGCAAATGAAATGATGGCGTTGGACTGCCTCTTGGAAGGGATGAAGGTTGGTTTGATAGAGCAGACCCGAGACCAAATATCACGTGGTGTGATTTCGATTGAAATGAGTGAAGAGATGGCTGAAGTGCTTATTGCTGAACTAGCTGAGACGCTGAGAGATCAGCCCGATGATATTGAACATGGGAGTGGATGAGTTTGTAGTTCCTATCACGTCCCCTCCAATGGTCTGTGGTGTAGTTAGATCGCCACATTGGCCTGCAGTGCGAGAGTCTTTCCTGAAGGTTCATCCTACTTGTGCAGCTTGTGGTGGTAAGATAGGTTTGAATGTCCACCACATCAAGCCTTATTACTTGTTTCCAAAGTTGGAATTGGTAGAAAGCAATTTGATTACGTTGTGTGAGCAGTACGGTCACCATCTGTTGTTTGGACATTTGATGAATTGGGGAAGTTGGAATCCACTTGTAGTATCTGATGCTGCTGGGTGGCTAAAAAAGGTGAACAATCGACCTTAACTCAGCACTGATTTGGGAATGATGTTGACAAGTGGGGTTCGTTAATGTCCACCAATTGCCCAGCTTACATTGGTACCAGGTTCAGCTTTCCCAGCTTGGAACCGGACTTCTCTACGTTTTATCAAATTGTAAGGGATTACAATCGAGGCTGGCCACGTTGCAATGCTGGGGATGATGACCCCTGGTTCCACCGCTTTCCTTTGATCACGTACTTGCGCAACGCCACTCCCAATACCCAATTCACAGATGATTTGCACATGGAAGTGCTTCAGAACGATATGCAATGGGAACAATACGAGTTGCGTTGCCACGTGAGTATACAGCCGAAGGTGCAGGAGCTAAATAAGTTTGGGCTTGATGAGAAGCGAGATCTTTTAGCATACCCGTGTTTGCCCATTTTGGAAGATTTGGGATTAGCTGTTCAAGGAGCAGGGGAATTGTACGTAGGGCCTACCAAAATTGTGCCGGATCAGTTAGACTTCAACAACGGACCTATCAGGTTCTTGACGGCCCCTGGGGATCGGTTATGGTTTGCAAATCATCAATATGAGGTGTTGAGTGTTCACGAATGGAATTATTTGGGGAACACAAATGTTCCCATGTACGTGGTGCTCACGTGCAATTTGTTCCGACCAAATACACCGTCAGTGGAGGCAGGGGAAATAGTATGATGATTTCTACTGCGTGGAGGAGGCGATGTAATCTCACCCCTAACCAATTGAAACACTATTTGAAGTTGTGTTTGGAAGGTCTAAAGGATCATCCACACAGACACGGTAGTGTTTCGATATTGGGACCTGCTGAGGTTTATCGTGATCGTGATTTGAATCGCTTTGCTAAGGATTTTGAAGGTGAGCTAGCCAAAAGGGGATTTGCTGATTATACAGAAAAGTTAAAATCAGAGATTGATTTGAGATCATCAATGGTACAGTGGTGCGAAGAAAAAGGGTATGAAAAGTTGGGTAGGCGGTTGGCAAGAGCACCTGGGAGATTGCTATATGAGTGCTTTGCAGAACCCCCCGAGGAGGTTGATGGGTTGCTAACTGTGTTTGGGTATTGAAGTGATACATGAATGGATTTGAAAAGACCATAAACCGGCTGGTTGAGGCAGAAGAGTTGCGGGACCCCAAACTGCGACAATTTTACCTTGGTTATAGAGCCCGGGTGATGGAATGGATATTGGCGGATGTGCCCAATGTTATAGAAAGAATGGACCGGGTACTAAACAAGTATGGTGCACGGGTTGCTTTCGTGGAAAAGTGTGAAGAAGGGGAAGTAGATTTAGAAGGTTTGGTAGGTTGGAAAATTAGGATACTCCCTGGTGAATCTCCTGAAGATCTAATAGCCGAACTACAGAGTGCTACGGAGGGAGTACTGTTTGATGAGGAGGAAGGGGAGTGGATAGAATGGCTTTTTGCTATTGAGTTCCCAAAAGTGATTTAACTGTAATTTTATGGGTCCCTTTGAAAAAGTCACTAATAACTTGATCGAAGGTGGGGAAACAATGAATCCACATCTGCGGCGGTTCTATGAGGATTTTAGAACCAAGATGATGGAATGGTTGTTGGTTGATTTGGAAAACAGCTTGGACAGGGCCAGTCAAATAGTGGAGGAACATCGTGCGAAGATAATGAGTTTGTTGGTCGATGTAGAAGCAAATGAATTGCGTATGGAATTGAAAGATAAAGGTAACATTGATGAACAAGAATTGGTTATTAACAGACTAAGGAGAGAAGTTGGAGGCTATTTCCAATACATAGGTAGAGGGTTCTGGGTGTGGCGTTTTCCGCTGAAGCCCAAGCATTATTGGTATCAGATGTAATGGATGAATTTGTCCGGTTAGTTGACCGATCTAGTCGCGACTGGTTTGAGCGCATGACTTTGACCAGCGTCCAAGATCAGCGGGGTCAACGGGTTTACCAGTTCACGGCCATACCTAGACTTCACGTGTGGCCTGAAATGGTTGTCAAAACCTTCATCCGAAATCTGCGTGATGCTATTCGCCACACCAATGCTCCGTTCTTTTTGAACAACCATAGTCGGAGTGAACCAGATGGGCAAGGCCGGTACAAGTTGACATTGATATTGAGTGGTTTGCCGGAGGGTGAACCAACTCCCCGATTGCGGCAGCGTCAATTGCGGTTTGAAGACCTGGTTGAATCTTTGAGCCAAACTGAGTTAACCTTTAAGTTGGCTCAAGCTGAACACTTGGCTCATCAAGCAATGGAATTGGCGAAGGCTGTTGGATCCGATTGGCGTCCCCAGATTTTATCAATTCAGCAGAAATCGCCGGACTTGGCTAAAACCCTTGAGGATGATTGGCCTTATGTAGTTTTAGCAATTGAATGGAGCGAACGTGCATACAATGCCACTTTTAGATGTTTCAGCTTGAAGGGGTTGAAGAACAGAATTAGGAGCCGAAGGTTGAATGATGCGGCTAGTGAGGCTCATAAAGCAGCGGCTGATAGATGGTACTTTCGGAGGTCATACCCGGGTTTTGAGCAATCTCGGGATATCGAGCTACTCCACCGTAGAGTAGAGAAAATCCACGCGGAAATAGCAAACGACTTTTACAAAAGAATCACTGCCGTATTCCGAAAGAGGAGAAGGTATGGACCCTTTTGAACAAATGGCTGAAAACTTGTTGGCTGGCAAGCTACCTGCTGACTCTGTGCCTACCAAGCCACAAAAACGGCGTTGTCGTAAATGTGGTAGGGTTGGGTACTTTCCAGACTATCAAACCGGGCCTGGTGGACCTGAAGGCAAGGTCTGCACGTTTTGTGGTCATGTGAGCAAAAAGCACAGGTTGGCCAAATGATGAGTACATTTGAACAGCTAGTATATCAGCTGATTGAGGATGGCATAACCCGTCGAAAGTTTTTGGGGATGATGGGTGCAGGGGCCTCTATGGTAGGGGGAATTCGGTTGCCCCCAATTGCCGCTCATATTGGTCAAACTCCGATTCCGGGGATGACTTACCGGTTTATAAATAATTGGAAGGATTTGGAACCTGTGGCCCGCGCGTTGGGTTACTTAGAAACTACAACTTTCTCTGGTAAGCGCCGCCCAAACCCTCAACAGGCCCGTATGTTCCAACTGTATTTGAATCAAGGCCCTATGATAGTCTACGAAAGAGGGGGAAAACTAGCAGCCTTGGGCCACCCAGCGTCTGGGGAATTGAGAACGTTTATGGATATGCCAGTTAGGGATTTGGAGATTCTGAAGCATTTTGACCCGTACAAGGCCATTGGAAAAAAACACCGGTTGAAAAAGGACACGAAACCGGAACGGCCTGAAACAGCTGGAGAGCCTGAATCAGGGTATCATTATGGTCGTTCTGCGAAAAGGAAGGAATGGGGAAAACCATTAGGCGATCCATTTCTCACAACTGGCAGTTGGGAGCATGGCCGTCCCTGGGAAAGTAGAGCTAACAGATTTGAACGGGCTGTTGAGCACCTGAGCGAAGAGCGATTCAGGATCAAAGTGCTCAGTTATTCTGGCAACAGAGTGAATCTCTACATAGATCCGACTTTTGAAGAATTGGAAGGGATCAAGAGTTTTGGAGAAGTAAGAGCATGGTTGGATTCTAATCATTGTTATGCATGGGATTCGACGGAAGCTCTTCATTATGATGTGAAAGAAGGGATGGGATTGGCTGATGCGGTACCTGTTGCATTGATATTCGATCGAATTGACGCAGTTATTATCGTGACGGATGCGGTGAGAACCACAAAGTGGCATCACAATCCGCAAGTAGCTGAGTTTATCAGGCGGCACCCTTACATAAGCCGTATGTGGGATACAGTGGTTTTGCACTACTATGATGAGGACGTTGTAGGGGACTGGGAAGAATTGTAATGCCCGTCAAGTTCAAGCAAATAGGTCATTTCAACCTTGATCCCAAGTTCTACCAACAGCGGGTGGATCGGGCATTGAAAACTGAGCTGGAAAACATACAAGCTCAGTTGATGTTGTGGTTGCGGCTAGCCGTTAAGGATAAGTGGAGGCCAGAGCCTCAGTACGATGAAAATGGTCAGCAATTGCCCCAGCCTCCCTACCTGTTATCGCCTGAACAGTACCTGGGCTGCGTAGTACCTGCTATCACGCAAACGGCGAATGGTTGGAGCCTTGAGATCAGTATCAAAGATGGAGTGCACCAGCCCAGTGGTAGAAGTTGGACTGAACTCCATATGATTCGTGAGTATGGCTCTGCTGAGTTGAAACTGCCTCCGGTACCAATTTGGAGACCTTTGTGGTTGAAATTTCGCAGTCATTGGCCTAGTGTGAAGCTGGATTTGGGCAAAATGGTGAAGGAAGTGTTGAAATGAAATTGTTTGATGGTCTGATGTTAGTATCATGCAGTCTGGTGCCTCTCATTGCATACCATGAAAGGGCCAAGTTGGAATTCTGTTATCGAGAGGTTGAGCCTCCACGGATTGAATCTTCCAATGACTGTTTGATTTGGGAAGAGGTGTTGGAAGTTGATCAAAAAGATCAAGTTTGGGTTGCGTCTAGGATGACCAAAGAGATGTTGGGGTTTGCCGTCAAACGAGGGTTGGATGTAGAGACAGTTGAGATGAGTTTAGGGCCTGTGGATTGGCAAAGTAGGCTCCCTATGCGAATTAAGGTGATGGCATGTCGTATAGAAAAATGAAAATTTGATGGTTGTTGGTGGAAAAGGCGTTGGAATGAAGAAAAAAGTTAAGGTGTGGAAAGAGTTGGAAAAGGAAGTTGAGGCTTGTGATGAGTGTGGTGGCTCTGGAATCATTAGCGAACATAAGAATGCAACCTCACCCTACTATGCAGACGGTTGTTTTTCAATAGGTCCTTGTTTAACTTGTCAAGGAACCGGAATTAAGGGCGGAAGGGTTGTGGTAATCAATTGAAAAAAGATCTCGTGCATCGGAAAGAGGAAAAACCCAATGGCCCTTCTCTTGCTTAACGAAAGCAACTCGACCAGTTTTGTCTTTAACGAGATACAGTGGCCAGAACAGGCTGCGTATCGCTGCCACGTTTGTCTCATTCCTGAAGAGGATGGGCAGGTTTCAGCTATTGTGTTGAATTTGTCGGGAACTGGAAGTTGCGGGGCAACTGAAGAAGAAGCCATCGCAAATGTCAAAGAGGCGGTCCGTGGGGTAATTGAATCGTATGAAAAGGATGGGCTGTCAATTCCCTGGCAGGACTCAGAGACGGATGACATTCCCGAGGGCGCAGAACTGAAATGGATTCTGGTGAATGATCCTGTTATGTTGTAGAGGGAAGGCAACATGACTTCCATTCCTAAAGGATACCAAGAATTGAGCCCATTCCAAGAAGAATGGGACTATCTTTAGCTACGATCACGCTCTAGCCAATTGGGCCAATGACACGTTTACCACCGATGGCAAACCAATCCCTCTCTGCTTCGCAACCCCAGATCGTGCTTTTGCCCAAATGGCTAAGCGGTTCAAGTTGCGCGAGAACCAACCCATTCCATTACCATTTTTGAGCTTGCAACAGGTTGGGGACGTTACCCCGGATCCTACCAGACGATTGTGCCCGGCCATTTATGAGCGTGTGGGTGAGACATACAACCCAGATGGCACTATCAAAGGGGCTTATGTGGTTCAATGGCCTTTGCCCTATCAGTTTTCCTATCAATTTGAGCTGTGGGTAAAGACTAGGATGGAAGCCCGCAGGTATGTAGGGTTGTATGCCGACAGGTTCGAGCATGCTGATTATACTTACATCTTGGTCGATCATGGTGACGGGATGGGCCGTCGGTTGGTCCGCGTTGAGAATCAGGGTATAGCAGACAACACCAGCTTGGAAACGGGTCAAGAACAAAGAAGCCTGCGATGGACGATGAGTGTTATTGTTCACGGGTGGAGACCTAGGAAAATAAAAGAGGTACCAGTTGTTCGTCAAGTGAACATTACAATTGAGGAGCCAACATGAGCATTGATCCAGACGATCCTACCACGGTCTTGGAATCATGGACCCCGATTGTTAAGGGTAATCCACTCACGGGTCAAATCGTCTGGGATAATGACAATTTTGATGCAAATTACAAGGGGCCTGACTTCCGCCAAGTAGTCAACAAGCCCTTGTTACCAGAATGGTTGGGTGAGTTTTGAGACGCAGCCGGTTTGTGAAGCTGGTTGCGGGAAACCGGAACAGGCCAATTTAGGGGGCCTGGGATGTGGGGTGTATATGAACCACATTTGAACCCCTTTTGACCGAAAGGGTCACTCAAATGGGTATAGGTGCTTTTGTTGCTCCAGGGGTGTACACTTCAGAAAGGGACATGAGTCAGTACATCCCTGCACTGGCCACCACTCAGTTTGGCATAGTGACCACGGCCAGCAAGGGTCCGTTGGACACTCGCCAGCTAATAGGTTCGGAAGACCAACTGATCAACACATTTGGAATACCAAGCCCGACCCACATTGGGTTGCACGCTGCTCGTCAATACTTGCACCAAGGCAACCAGTTGACGGTGGTGCGAGTGGGTAGTTACAGTTGCGCTACGGCTCAACAAAGTAGTAATCCAAACACTGTGGTGGAACCTCCAGATCACGCGGTCATCACCTTTGAACCTACCTCGCCAGGGACTTGGGCCAGCGGTAGCAATGGTCTTCAGGTGGTTGTAGCCACTAGCAATGTGCGAGGGTACAAAATCCGGGTGTATTGGCGTGGCTATTTGCAGGAAACTTATGATGCAGTAGTCTTGACTGCCGATGATCCGGATTTGATTGATACCCGCATGGCAAACAGTGCTTATGTTACAGCTATAACTTTGAACCATAGCGGAGCCCTAACTAATGGCACTGTGTACTTTGCTGGAGGGGATGACGGAGAGAACGTCACTGAAAGTGATGTGATTGGTAGTGTGGTAGGCACAACCAAGACCGGCTTGCAGTTGTTCTCCAATGCTGAGGAGTATGACTTGAATCTGCTAGCGGTGCCTGGAGATTCCAGGAAAGGAGTGATTGCTGAACTGCTAGGCATAGCTGAGGACCGTCAGGATTGTATGGTGTTGATCGACCCTCCTTATGGATTGGATGTCGATGGCATCATTAAATGGCACAATGGATTGGGAGGGGGAGCGGACGATCCCACCAGTGCTTTGGATAGCAGTTATGGATCGCTGACTTGGCCTTGGGTCCAGACTTATGACTCCTGGACGGATGCTAACATTTGGACCCCACCCAGTGGTTGGGTGGCGGGATTGATGGCTGCTAGCGATGCCAACTATGAGGTTTGGTTTGCTACATCTGGATTCCGCCGGGGCAACTTGGTGGGGGCGTTGGACATTGAGTACAGCCCCAATCAAGGTGAACGTACTCAACTGTGTGGCCGGTCGGGCACAGGTGGATTCAATGCCATTAACCCGTTTGTGAAGTTCTCGGGTCAAGGCATCAAGCGCTTCGACTGCCTCACTCTGCAGCGAGCGGCTACAGCATTGAACTTAGAGCCCGTTCGACGTATGCTCACCTATCTGCGCAAGATGATAGCTACCAGCAGTATGTATTTGTTGTTTGAGCAGAACGATTGGCGATTGTGGACTCGGTTCAAGAACATGGTTGAGCCGTACTTAAAGAGTGTCCAAGCCCGCGAAGGTCTGCGCGACTCCTTGGTGGTGATGGATGCAACTACCAACACGGATGACATCATCGAACAAGGCATTTGCGCCGGGCGTATAGTGCTCAAGCCTATTAAGCCTGACCGCATCATTCAGCTAACGTTTGTGTTGACTCCGCAGGGAGCCAACTTCACTGAGTACGTTGTCTGACGAAACTAAAAGAACAACTTTTGATAGGAGGATTGGATTATGCCTTACATAGCTGACCTAATTGCTGACAGTACGGGGACATATGAGCCCCTGAGAACAAACAACTGGAGTTTGGAACTCGCTATCCCCCCTTTAGCCCGAGTGAGCGCAGGGGTGACAATGGGGGGACTGAGAGATGATATATTGCGGGTAAGCTTGCGCACGTGTGGATTCCCGGCTGATACAGTTGAGCTCATAGAAATCCCCTATGCCAACGAGAACCGCAAGGTGGCGGGTCGCGTTACCCGAGATAATATCACTGTGGTGTTCAACGATTGGGTGAACCGTTCGGTGTATGATACGCTAAAAGCTTGGCATCAGCTGGTGTTTGACCCTGAAACGGGGGCAATTGGCTACGCCAAGGATTATAAGTCCACGGGCACATTGATTAACATGGGTCCAGATTTGTCACCGGTACGAAGTATCATGGTCCACGGTATATGGCCTAGCAAGGTCACCGCCAACGATTTGGACCAGGCGGGCAACGACCAAGTACAGGTGACAGTAGACTTCGTGATTGACAAGATTGACTTGCCCAAAATCGAAACGTCAGCAACAACGGGTTAATCACTTTTGAAAGGGTCTAGAATGGAACCGGAGCGCAGTTTGCACACTACCAACATCACCCGAGTGACCGACGAGCGTTTCAAGCGACCCTATGTGTATCGCATTAGTTTGCCAAGTAATGGGTTCTTGTACGATGGTCGGCTCCCGGGTGGTGAGGTTTTTATCTCGCCGATGGTGGCAGCGGATGAGAGTCTCCTGGGCTCTCAAAAGTCAGACAAAGTTAGCATCATTGACACCCTTTGCCGTAGGAATCTGGTGGAATGCGCTGTACCTTATGAGGATTTGCTAGTGAGTGACACTTTCTACATCCTCATGTGTTTACGCAATGTGTCTTACGGCAGCTTATACCAGTTTCAGCTTCAATGTCCTCAATGCGGGGTTAAGTACCACAAAGATGTCAAGGTACCAGAGGACATGAGGGTTACTCGCCTTAGTGAGGAAGATGATTGTGAGCCATATCCCTGCGAATTGCCTATGAATGGGGACAAGCTCACGTTCCGCTTGTTGCGCAACCGGGATGAGATTAGCATACGACGGTATGCTAAATCCCGCTACCAACAATCGGTAGAAGAGGGTGATCCGGCGTATTGCATTCGTTTGGCTACCCATATTGAAACCATCAATGGCGAGAAACGGGATGCAGTTCAGAAGTTACGATATGTTGAAAACTTGATAGCCGCTGATGTGAGCCAGTTAAAGGAGGAAATCAAAGCCAGGGATTTTGGTGCTGATCTGATTTTGAACTCGGAATGCCCGGCTTGTGGGTTTGCGGGGGAGGAAATACTTCCATTTGATGCAAACTTTTTTCGTGTCCAGCGTGCCAAGCCCAGAACTCCGTGAAGTAGTGGAAAGCTTAACGGCTTTTGCTAAATATGGCAATGTAAGCCCCAGTGAATACTGGTGTTTGACCCATCAAGAGCGGGCAATGATGACCAAAAAGTTGAACGAAATGTTGAGTGAAGAAGCTAAACACAAAGCGAAGCGGGATGAGTCTTTTTTGAAGTGCATAGCAAAAATAGTTCATGGGGCTTTTGGCAAGCGATGAAGGGTATAATAAGCTCAAGCCAACGGTTCAACCCTGCCCTCACAGCAGGGTCGTTGGTTAGAGGACTGCTGTTCGCTAATCCTTTCGGTGGTCCTCGTCCCAGGCGGGAGGTCCATCACAACCGTTTGCACCGCCTGGGATTTTTTGTTTTGTCTTGTCTTGTAGGCTTAACAAAAGTGTTTAGGCTTACAGCTGTTGGTGTGATGACTACAGCTGTAAGATTCTCTGTGAGACCCTTCGTGAAAAGGATTAGATTCTCATGTTTAAGCGCACCAAGGACCTTCGTCTTGAACGAGGGCAGGCTAGCAACTACATCAAGTGGTCTCCTGAAGTGTTGTGTCCAGGTGATAAAGTCATTTTGTGTTGCAGGGTTTCAGAGGCTAGTCATGACCGTTTAACAAACTTGAAAGATCAAGAATTGAACTTGGTTGAAAGGGCGGCTAAGCTTGGAGCAATTGTGATAAACAAAGTGAACTATGTAGGTAGTGGGATTGATCCATATTGGTTAGCAAAGGTGGTTGATAAGGCTAGACTGGTTGGGGCTAAACTACTGGCAGAAACAACGGATAGGTTCATACGTCATCCCGATTATCACAGTAATAGCAACCCAAATGCTCAGGCTCGTAACGTTGATTTGGAAGACTTGAAGAAATGGACTGAAGGGGTAGTGTTGGTAACTGATTTGCATCCTGATGCTTTGCCCCGTGAAGTAAGGTTCTATCAACAGCATAGAGGACAGGTGGCTAAACATAGCAAAGGGGGTAGACCAGTTAGGAGGGAGTGGAAAAAGAGAAGGATGAAATTTATAGGCAAAGCTAAAGCTCTGAGAGAGTCTGGATTATCCTATAGGCAGATTGCTGGTCGTTTGAATGAGTTGGAAGGTATGCTATTGAATGTTACCCATGTTACGGTGTATAACTGGTTGAATGGCAGGTGTAGACGTGGAACCTGTAGTTGATAGGCTGAATGAATCGGGTGATGTGGTACTGAATGTTGTTCATATGATTGTGTATAACTGGTTGGATGGTATGTTGAAAAAGGTAGGTAGTTAGGTAAGGGTTTTGTAGGGTTAAATGGTAGGGGGTTGACCATTAGAAGGATGTAGGAATTATGGGGTAACGGCAGGGATGGAGTGGTTGCAAGCTAGAAAAACTTTAACGCCACCTATTGCATTGGGATTTTCATGGTGAGGTCCTTTCATGCATAGGAGTTGGAGGTCTGGCTAGAATCAAATACCGTGGTTTCCCGGTAATTGGAGTTTCTTGGTTACTATGGGCTAGAAAATTCAGTGTGTGATTTTTATGGTGATGGCCTTTCATGTGTAGAATAGATACGGTGAATTTCCAAAGCTCTACTATGAAAGGGAAAAATGATGGGCTATGTGTCACAGGAGAGATTGGATTATTTGAGAGAGCAGTACAAGCGAGGTAATCTTGAACTCAAGGAGTTGACCGACGATGAATTCAGGGCTCTAGGTTTAAGGACACCACACCCTTGGAATATAGGTTCAGTGGAGGCTCATAACCGTAGGATGATGACAGGTGAACCGGCTAGTTGTTCATCAGAAGGCACTTGGCAAACTGTTAGTGGGTTGGTGTTCACCATAGGAGGTTGCCCAATAGTTGGGATACCGTTGTTGTTGTGGGGTTTGTTTCGTGCTGCGAAAGATGATTAGAAGGGAGGATGAACAATGTCGCTGTTTTGTCACCACGATCGAGAACCAGGAGAGTATAGTCTAGGAGAGAAGTATTTGATCTGTCTAGGGTTGATATTTACATGGCCCATATTTTTGCCTGCCATCTTGTTGGAAGCACACCAAGAGAAATCGGAGCTCAAAGAAGAAATGAAACGGCAAAAAGAACGGGCATAATGGCTTGCTAAAAGAAACCGTAAAAAGCATCGGAAAACAAGAAGTGGTAAGCAACCTAACAAAGTTTCTAAGCAAAGACAGCTATGCCCACCCCCACTGATCGAATAATCAGTTGGCAAATAGGTTTGGAGTCTGATCTGGCTGAGAAGTTTGCTCAGGACCAGACCGCTTTTGTACGGTATCAAAAAGCAATTCAAGATGTAGTTGATGAGCTTGGCACTAAATTTCAGCAGGGTACAATTCAATCAAAGGACTACTCTGATGCTATGATCGAAATGGCTGGGGCAGCGGAAGCTGCTATCCCTGGAGCATCCGATGCCATAAAGAAGCTAACCGAAAATTTCGATCCAAAATTCATTCAGAAGTTTCATAAAGAATTATTTGGTACTTTGTCTTATGCAGGCAAGGTGGACATCCAACCTATATTTGAGTTTGCAAGGTTGGCAGAGGAAGCTAAACGGGCCAAAGCCTTTACGGATTTGATGGGTAAAACAGGGAAGGATTTTGCAATAGCGTTTGAGCATTCTAGTATCCCCATCTTGCGCAAGGTTTGGAAACACTTGGAAAAGGAACCTAATCTTGGAGAGATTGAAAAGTCGCTGCAGAAAGTGTTTGTTGCTTTCTCTAAAGACCCATCATTACCCTTGTCTTTTTTCAAGAACCTAACTAATCCGAAGTTCTTGAAGTTCTGGTTGAAGGAGTATAGTAAAAGCCTAAACAAGGTTGCTCCCGGTACCCCTGAATTTAAGAAGGCACTCAGTGACCTTATGATCAATGCTGCTAAAAAAGGTTTCTTGCCTGAGTTGGCTAAGGAATTAGAAAAGCAGGGCAAGGCAACCAGTGGTATGTTCAGCAGGATTTTTGGCAAAGGGGGTGGCATGGGGGAAAGAGCGTTGGATGCGCTTGTCATTGCAATAGGTGATGCCCTTGGAGACACAGTTAAAATAGTCACTTCGGCTATTACTCAAATTTTTGAGCCCCTTTTGCAGATGTTGCATTATTTTATCAAGGTAGCCATTTGGCCTATTCAACAAGCCTTTTTGACTTTGTTTGCATCAGTTCAGCCAGCCTTGATGGATATGGCAGCAGTGATAGGTAGGATAGTGTTGTTATTAGTCCCTTTATTCAAGGTGGTTTTAACCGCTCTGCTTCCCGTGGTAAACCTTTTGGCCAAAGCCATAGAATCGGTAGAGTTCGTTTTGGCTCCGGTTAGTGGTTTATTCGAGGGGATAGCCAATATCTTGACGGGAAGTTTCATACCAGGGTCTGGTAAGCTGGGTCAAGTGTTATCAATAATAGGTAAAAGGTTGAGTTGGTTGAATGTAGTTTTGAAAGTTTTGGGTTGGGTGTTAGGAGTATTGTTGTTGCCTTTGTTAATACGGTATACATGGCATTTGGGAGTGAAGGCTTATGGAGCTTTAGCTCATCTCATTCAAACCCAATGGCAGCTAATACGAGGGTTGATAGTTTCCGCTGCTAAATGGGCTCATGATAACAATATGATAAGGCAAAGTACGTGGCTTTATATCAAAAATTTGAGAATCAGGAAAGGGTTTGCCTCGTTTATACACAACGATTTAGTGCGGTCACTGAAACGGGTGTGGGAAATGTTGGTGTTGGAAAAATGGGAGTGGATCAAGAACCATTTTGCCCAGTTGAGACACTGGTCTTCTAGCAAGTTGCTTGAGAGGCAAAAGAGGCATGAAGCTTCTGCAATAGCTGCAAGTACAGGAGCTAAAATAGCAGATACCATGGCAGCTGGTAGGCTGAGCAAAGCTATGTCCCTCGTAGGCTCTGTGGCACTGGGACTCAGCGCTGTATTTGGTGATCAATCTGGAATACTTGACAAGGTTGCTACTATATTGATGTTTATGGGGTCCATAGTGCTACCCCTTTTAACCACAAATATCAAGGGGGCTGCTATATGGGAATGGATTTTGACTGGAGCGTCATGGGCTTTTAACGCTGCACTGTGGGCGAACCCGATAACTTGGATAGTCATAGCTGTTGTGGCCTTGACATATGGTATTTACCGTTTGATCAAAGCCATTGTGGGGGGTAGTCCCGGAGTCATTCCAGCGCTGCTATGGTTGGGAAAGGTTTTCATATTTGTTTTCAAAATAGCCCTTGCCCCAATATTCTTGGTTATAGAGGGGGTCAAGTTGCTGTGGAGAGGCATAGTGTTCTTGTGGAATTGGATTTGGAGTGGTTCCGGCAAAGTTAGAACGGCATTGTTAATAGCTATGGGTCCATTGGGTTGGGCGATACTAGCGGTTCAAAGTTTGAAGAAGGTCTGGGAAAGATTGAAGAGTTGGATGTCGGAAGGTAGCTCTTTCATAGGCAAGGCAATCAAATTCATGTTTGCGCCTTTGACTTGGCCGGTGCTAATGATCAAGGGCCTGATCTGGTTTTTTACGAAGTTGTTTACTTGGATTTGGAGTGGTTCCAGCAAGATCAAGACTGCGCTACTAATAGCAATGGGTCCATTGGGTTGGGCGATACTGGCCATCAAATATGTGGTTCAGCATTGGGAAGAACTCAAAAAATCATTCTTGGCTGGCATTGAAGCTATAGGGAACGCCTTTTATGCTTTGTGGGAAGGTTTCAAGAATAGTTTGGGGGCTGTATGGGAATGGGTGAAGCGTTTGATTCACAAGATACCCAAGCCAATAAGGTGGATATTGGGTATCAATGTTGAGGATGAGGTTGTACAAGAGGGTAAAAAGAGCGGGGAGGCCGTAGTTAGTGCGTTTGCTGAAGGCGAAATCAATCAACAAGATCAAGTAGCTAAAGCAACAGAAACAATAGCCCAAACGGCAGATGATTATTTGCCTCATTCGGATGCCTTGAAGGGCCCATTAAGTCAACTGGCAGAAGCCGGTGTTAATTTTGTAAGTGCATTCAGCGAGGGTATTTTTGGACAGAAGGACTATTTGGCTGAATGCATCCAGCAGATGTTTGTTCCCTTAATGCCGTTGATCCCTCAACCTATCCGAAGTCTGTTGGCCCCGGAATTGCCTGATGTAACAGTAGATGTCGATTTGGATACCATTATGAAGTCTACCAAATTTGCTCAACCCATTGTAGATGCCATTACCAATCAAACTGCAGCCTTGATTGACTTCGCTGATCGGACATTTAAGCAAGCTAAGGACTTGGATGTTAGTGATCTGGAAAAACTCAGCCAATTTGGAACCATTTGATGGCCGATTATAAGACTGACATCCCTGCAAAGGCTAGCCACTTGATTATTATGTTGGATGCCAGCATGCCTGCATTGAGCCCAGGCTACCGTTATTTTGACTTGGTGGTGTCTGGAAAGTTGGCTGAAGAGTTTGCAGAAACGTATAAGTTGGAATTGGAGGCCATGGCAGGTACCACCGAGTTAAACCCCCACCCTCGGGGTTTCAATTTTAAGAGTGGTCAATTCGATGATTATGAGTTTCCCATCACGCTGTTTTGTGGTTGCTATTTTAATGGATATACGTTGGAGGATGGAGCAGCCATTAAGAGCGTGGCTGAAGGGTTGTCAAATTTAGCTAAACCTCGTTGGCTTAGTAGCCGTTTCAGCTCTTCCCCTCTATGTGCTGTGGGATTGAAAGGACCTGTTGTAGGATACTGGTGGAGTGCTTGGGGGTATTTTGTTAGTTCAACGGTAACTTTTAGGGGGGGTTGCGGAGACCAATACGGCTTACCTACTGTAGTAGACGTCAACTTAGGGTTCCGTCGCCATTTTGGGGAATATGGAGAATCTGGATTGGCTGATATTAAGTTCTTATCAGAAAGGGTGACGTGTACTAGCTATGTCTTCAGTCGTGGATGACCTGTTGCGTTCCAAAGCGTCTCAGCTGCCTTCTGGTAGCCGGTTCCAGCTTACCCGTTTGCATGGCGATACCATTCGAGGCAAGTACGGGTTGCGTTGGGGCGTATGGAACCGTCCTAAAATCGACATGACCAACTATTACAATTATGAGGTTCAAGTAGCCGATGTGGGCCGGTTGGATAAGATCAGCTATGCCTTTTACAAACGTGAAGACTTGTGGTGGGCAATAGCTAGTGTTAACAACATCAAGGACCCATTGGCTGAGATGTATCCTGGTATGGCTCTTAAAATACCGTTAGAATCAGCAGTGGAAAGAGCCCTTACCGAGGGTAACAAAGCGTTGTTTGATTAACCATGCCTATCACTCCTTGGATTGATGTGGATGCCCCAGGGTTTGACGACCCCGTTTTGTTAAATAATGGTATGTTAGTCAGTTTTTTATATGAGGAAAGTCTGGATGGTTGCGCTAAATGGGCAATGAACCTAGTGGATAAAGTCAGCGACCGATTCAACGATTTTTTGGCGTTGGATGGAGGCACTGGGTTTACATTCCGCTTTCGTTTTGGAGTAGATGGAATAAATCCTCAGAATCCAGTTAATTTTCCCATTACTCCTTACCTCAAGAAGCTAACTAACTGGAAAACACTAGAGCTGTTGCAAGGCCGTAAACGAACTTGGGGGGACTTAACTGTTTTCAATTTCAAAGGGTTGTGCCATGGTAACGCACTGAATCGGTGCCACCCCATAGACCGCAACTGGGAGCGAGCTCGTGTCAGCGATATTGTGACCGAGTTGGCCGAGGATGCTGGACTAGATGCTGATGTGGAGGAAACTGTAGGTCAATATACTATCAGCAATGGCAAGTGCAGTTCAGGATCATTCATCAAGAACTATTTGTTACCTTTGGCCTACAGTCGCAGTGGTCGCAAGGATTGGAGGTTTTGGGTTCGGGATGGTGACACAGTTGTATTTCGCCCTTCCAATAGTACAGAATCTCCTCGGTTAAAGTTTAGTGACTGGGTTCAGGACGATCCTAATATCATAATAATGGCGGGGCCGGAAGCAATCAAGACTGTAGCCCAACAGGTTTGGGACGGGTCTGGTCGTATGCGAGTGAATGGTCATGACCCCATGAGTAATCGTTATCAATGGCATGAAACCTACGAAAGCAATGCGGATTTTAACTACTTAGCTCGTGGCAGACCTTTCGATCGAGAATGGGGTACGGCAACACAATCATTCTCTCATTTTGCTGAGAACCGCAATCTTTGGGGCAAAACGACTACAGAACAGTTGAAACACGAGGCTGAGTCCCGCTGGGCTCGCAATGCTCGTGGCTTGTATAAAATGGTAAGTGAGGTGCCGTTTTCTGTGGGATTGACGCCAGGGGACAAGGTGAGAGTAGTTTGTCAAGAGTGGGATGATCCAGACTCTAGTAGTGGGATTTGGCAATTGAATAAAGTTCGCAACATATGCACCCAAGGGGAATTAAAAGCGTATGTTGTTTTGGAAAAAAGGTGGGAGGGGAATGGCTAAAACAGCCCCGTAGAGCCACGTAGATTGTTGTCTAACAAGCGCAGCAAGGGCTGTTGGTAGTTTTAGTCAAGCACCGGACAATTCACGTTAAACGGTGAGATAACGCGGATTGTTGCGGCTTGCTCGCCATTTTGGGAGTGGTTACACTTTCACGTTAAACGGCAAGTTAATGTGGATAGGAAACTAAATTGACCCTCATCCAAACGCCCGATGGTCCACGATACCTTGGAATCTACCGAGGTGTTGTTCTCAAAGATGACCGGGATGAACCTCGCAACACCCATTGTGGGCGACTCAAGGTGCGGGTGCCCTTGATTCATGGCAACAATGCCACTGCAGATCAACTCCCATGGGCATTCCCCATGTTCCCTAGCTCTGGCTCCAACTGTGGGTTTGTGGATATACCCCCAGTCCAATCTTTGGTAATGGTGGTGTTTGAGGGGGGTGATCCTGCAGCCCCTTGTTGGTTGGGCGGTTGGTTCTCTCACAGTGAATTCCCAGGCAAGGCTAAGTACGCCAATACCTACCGCTATCCAGACATCAAGATGTGGCGCACCAGAGGTGGTCAGATGGTGCGCTTGGTGAGTGATGAAAGTGTGGAGATTTATGCAGGTCGAGATGATACAGTAGAACGAGATCCTGATACAGGAGAAGAAACTCGTACACCAGGTAAACATGGGGAGTACGACACCTACATCAAAATGGACTTGAAACGGCACAAGATGACAGTGAAAAGCAAGTACCCATTCACAGTTCAAAGCGATGACAAAATCAAGGTCAAAGGGGTCTATGTAGATGTGATTGCCAATGTGGAATGTGATAACTCGGGCAATCCAATAGCAGGCCTGGATGGGAATGACAAGGACGGTCAGCCAGTGCTCAGTAATTTCAGGGGTAGCAAGCTCACTCTGCGATGCATCGACAGCACGGGCCAAACGGCGGGTCAATTGGGGTTAGGGCCAAGCAAAACCGGCATTCAGGAAAGCCCACAGCCGGATGGCTCCAACATGTATTCCCCTATCAGTGTGAGTAGTAGTATTGTGATGAGCCCAAGTGAAATCAAAGCAAATGCCCGGCACGTCAAGGGTTTCAAGGACCGCTAATCATGTCTACGCTCCCAACTCCCTTGGCCAATTCGTTCAATTACGGTGGAATGGCTTGGCCATGGGGATCGAATCTTAAGAGTTACTTTGAAATCAAAAATGATCATGATGTGCTCGCCTCTTCTGTGGAAATGATAATCATGACTATGCTAGGTGAGCGGGTGATGCTGTGTGAGTTTGGTAGTAACATTATGGAACTACTGTTTGAACCTGCCGGGGCCCGGGTGCAGGGCGATTTGACTGCTATTGTTCAGCGAGTGGTGCCCAAGTGGGACCCTCGATTGGAAGTCATATCAGTCAACTCTTCCATACCGGAAGAAAATGGTAGTAAGGTGTTGGTCAGCGTTGTGTATCGTGACCGCTACCAACCTCGTTCTGAACCGCAAACAACCTCGTTCATAGTTGGAGCGTGAGGATGACCACTACTCCTGCAATAGACTATACAAATCAAGACTATTCCACGATACTTGCTGCGCTTCAGGCCAACATTCGGGCCAGGTTTCCCAATACATGGAAAGACTTTACTGAAAGCTCAATTGGGACCTGCCTAATGGAGCTAGTTGCATTTACGTTTGATTCCCTTTCCTTCATGATAGACACTTATTGCAACGAACAATTCCTCCCTACAGCCAAAGATCGAGAAAGTGTGATTTTGCTCTGCAGGCTCATAGGGTATAACCTTCGGCCAGCTACTAGCGCCTCAGTCCTTCTCACGGCTACTCTTCCATCTATTCAAACCTATGACACCGTGATACCTGCACACACGGAAATCAGCAGTGTAACGGGAGTCAAGTTTGAAAGTCTAACGGACCAAACCATACCGGCTGGTCACTTGACAGCGGATCTTACTTTTGTCCAAGGGCTAACTGTTACTGATGAATTCACTAGCGATGGTACCGCATTTCAAGAGTTCAAGCTCTCCAGCACTCCGTTGATTGATGGTAGCTTGAGTGTAACTGTAGATGGCTTCGCTTGGGACGAAGTAGAATCGTTGGTTTACAGCAGTGGAGTGGACCAAAGTTACAGTGTACGCACCGATGTGGATGACTATGGATACGTGAAATTTGGGGACGGCACCAGCGGTCAAATACCTACCAAGAATGCTACCATTTCATGTAGTTATCGTATAGGAGGCGGAGTGGTTGGCAATGTGCCTATTGGGGATATTGATGTATCGGTACCAGGTAACTTGAGTGGTACCATGCCAATTCAAACAGTAGACGTGGCTCTGTACAACAATGAACGTGGTAGCGGTGGTGAAGAAAAAGAAACAATTGACCACGCTAAGTTTTGGGCCCCGAAATCGGTGGTGGCCAACGGCCGCGCAGTTACAGAATCTGATTTTGATACCTTGGCTTCTACCTTCAAAGATCCCATTTACGGTGCTCCGTCTCACGCCAAGGCACAACTTCATCAAAATGTACCAGAGAGCAACCTTGTAGACTTATACTTGTGGGCACGAAATGAATTGGGTAACATAGTACCTCCCAGCGAAGGCTTGAAAAACGCAGTATCTGCCTATTTTAACAACAACGGCACTGGAGCAGTGCGTATCATTACCGTAGATGTGGATGTGTTGGACGGTAACATAGTGTACTTGGATCTGGATGTAGGGGTGGTGCCAAACGGCCTTCTAAGCAATAGCGAAACTTTGACCAATGTCAACTATGCCCTAACGGCGTTGTTAAACAACCCAAGTAATCAGCCTGGCACGGCTGTACGCATGAGCAAGCTTTACAGCACTATACAGGCCTCTAGCGGGGTGGAGCACAGTTTGGTACGGCTTGTGACCGCTACCTACAAGAAAACTGAATTGATTGGATTGTCAGACGGACATACTACTCAGTTTGATTACACCACTCAGCAAGTGCCCCGCCCTAGTAGCATTACCATTAAGGCTGACACTTTGGTGATTACAGACAACGGAGATGGGCGTTTGATTGGGGATGTGGATCCTACGGCTGAGAACACGGTGGATTATGCCACTGGGGATTTGAATTTCACCTTGAGAGAAGCGGTACCACTGAATGCTGAGATTAAAATTGAGTACCGCTACCCATTGCAGTACCTACGCAATGAAACTGATATTGCTACGACTAATGGCATTACCCGCACCTTCACGGGCAAACTCACTTACCCTCCGTTGATCAAAAACACTGTGGCTTTTACTGATGGAGTTCAAGTGGTAACAGATGACGGTCATGGTCGTTTGGTTGGAAATAAAGATGATACCAAGGTGGCTGTGATTGATTATGAAACCGGAGCCTATGAGTTTACGTTTACCAATGCCCCTAGTGCTGAAACTAGCATTGCCACCAACTATACGCAGTTGCTGAGCGTGGTGGCTGGGGACATACCAGTAGAAAAGAACCAGTTGGTCGTACCGGGGACTTTTATAGTAGATCTGCTTAGTGACTAGGAGCAGATCATGACCAAGATCGGTGCATATGATCTGCTACCCCTGGTTCTACGCCAGAAGGACTCTGATGCCTCTGGCGATCTCCCCGGTGGCCCTATCTTGCAGCAGATTCTGGCTGCGATCCAAGAACAAATAGATTCCACTGCAGGCTTGATCGAAGGTCTGCGGGGATTGATCAATTTGGAATCCACTAGCTCTCTGATATTGGCCTTGTTGACCAAGGCATTGGGTAGTGAGAGCCCCCAGGAACTACCTCTGTTCCACCAAAGGGAGTATGCCAAGGAGTTGGTGAACAGCTACAAGATCAAGGGATTGGTGTTAAGCTGGATCAGGATGATGAAGTTGAAGGGACTGGGTAATTACAACCCAGTGGAGTTGTACAAAGGTAGTTTGAATGAAACGGTGGATTATTCGGCCAGTCAGTCCCTAAGCCACCCTTACCGTGCTGCTCGAGTGTTGTTTACTAGCAGTATTCCATATGGCCTCCGTATGGGGGCAGTGTTAGAGTCTGTGTTGCCATGGGAGGGTCCTGTTGATCTACGATGTACAAACCATTCCGGGCTGGTGCCTGGTCAGCTTAGCTATCCAGATGCATTGTCTTTGGTTCACGATTTGCAAGAGGTGGTGCCAATTCAGGTGTTGCCGCCGGTACCGATATGCACTGAAGACTACCCCGACTGGGTTAAGGAAACCTGCGATGGGGCGGATGGTAGCAGAATGGTTGCTTTGTTCGACGAAGAACCATCCAATCTCATAGCAGATGATGAATCACTCACTCTTACTTGCACTGGAGCATGTCAGCTAAGTTGTCAGACCAAATGCGCTGCTTTGTGCGAATTAAGTTGCAAAAGCTCCTGTGAACCAGTATGCCAAGCTCGGTGTGAACATAAATGTCAAAACGCTTGCATGTTCTTTTGCCAAGAGGCTTGTGAACAGGGTTGCGAAGACCCATGTCAAAGTTATTGTCAGGATACCTGCCAAAGCTCTTGTCAAAGTTCCTGTCGGCAGCAGTGTCAGCAACACTGTCAAGGTACTTGTCAAAGTTATGAGGAAACTTGCAAGGGTTACTGTCAAGCCCATTGCCAAACCAGCATTCAGTACTCTTGTCAGGACGCTTGTGAATTAGCCTGCCAAACCCCCGCTCAACTATCTGGTTGCACTCCACCAGGGGGCACTTGTTCTAGTGCAGCAGAATGCGGATCTCCGCCAACTGGTTATCAAGGCATGTGGGGTAGCCCAAACCCAGATGAGACCAAGGGGTGCCTGACCACGGCTGAAACTTGTCAAACAATCAGCCAAACGATTACCACGACTTATGGTCCTTGCAACCTGACAATGGAGTTACCTCATTCTACCCCTCCAAGTACCTCTGATCCACATGCCTCCCCTTCAGTGGTCATGACCGGAGCTCAGGTAGCCAATGTTGAGGTGGTGATTTATGGGGAAGATTCCAATGGTCATCCTGTTGCTTACTGGGGGGTTACGAACAGAGAAGGCTTGGCAAATATGGTTGTGCCACCGGGCCACTATACCGTGATGCCCTTGTGGTATGACTATCCACCCTTGACTTTTAGTCCTTCATCGCAAGAGGTGGATTTCATTTCTGGTACCAGTCCAACTGTTAACTTTACCACTAGCTGGCATCCAGGCAGTAGCACTAGTGGTACCTTTGTGGCTATGAGTCGCAGCTTTTGCGGTTGGTATGGAGAACTCCCAGTAAATGAGCCCAAGACTGCAAGTGGTTATCATCGGGAACCCCATAATGCTTGGGCCCGGGTGAGTTTGGATGAAGCCCTGGACTTCTTAGTTGAAGCAGGTATAGATCCGAACAGCGTGCCAGGCACCATCGTTAGTGCATTTCGCAATTACGGTCAGATTGTATTCAGCGCTCCGGATGTGAATTTGGGTGAGATTACCCACTTGATGTTGTACGATCGGGACTACCGATATGCCCCTACGGGGGAGCAGCTAATTGGTTGGAGCCCGTTGGTACCCCATCTGTATGTCTATGCACACAACTCATTGAAAATACCCCATCGCAGTCAGGTGTTCTATTTGCTGTTGAGTAAACGAGTAGGCCGCAAGAAGTTGGGGGACCAAATAGCAGAACAATGGTCAGTGACTACCCATATGTTGGAGCCCACGATATGCGAGACCACTTGCCAATTGATTTGTCAGGAAGCTTGCACTACTGGTTGCCAGATTCAGCACTTGGATTACCCTTGCACAAGTGGGTGTACTAGCTGGTGTACTGGTGGATGTACTGGTGGTTGCACAGCAGGTACTCAGACTTGTGAGGGCGGTACTTGTCAGCTAAGTTGTACTGGTGGATGTACTACAGATTGTACGGTAGGTTGCCATTCTGATTGCACTACTGGTTGTACCTCAGCTAATCAAGCGGATATACCCAAGATTACATTGCGAGCGGAGCGTTCCTGGAATTTTACAACTGATCCTAGGGAAACCAGTGGATCCGGGAAATGGTATCTCGCTGGGGAACTGAGTACCCGTATTGGGGGTTGGGACCCCTCTGGCTACATTTACAGTGAATTGTACAGGGATGACAAACCATACCGCATGCCATTTGAGACTACAATTACCTGGAGATTGGTAGGCTCTTGGAAGGAGATATTTGGTATACCAGACAATGCCACGGTGGTAGGGGTTCGATTTATTGGCATGAATACTCGATGCTTGATATGGGATAACGTAGGAGTTCAGGATTTTGTTCAATATGGGGCAGCCGGAGTGAATTGTAATACAGCTATTCCATCAATTTTGTGGTGGGGTAGGAGGGTCTTTGGAGTAGAAAATGATTGGCTTTACATGAATCCCGGAAGCATCCACGGGATTTCTGAAGGGTTAGGGGGAGCTACCGATTCAGTGGAATTTATGCTACAAAGCTTGTTCCATTTGAGCCAGACTGGTGGGCACGCCCGCATAGGATACAATAACTTGACATTAGAAGTTCGGTATCAAACCCCCAAAACCACGGGGTGCACCACTAAATGCCAAGCCTCGTGTGAAACTGAATGCGAAACGGGTTGCGCTTCCCATTGTGAATACCACTGTCAAGATGATTGCCAAACTCATTACGAAGGTCCGTGTACCACTTATTGTGAAACCCATTGTGAATCCGATTGTCAGGAACTTTGGGCAGCATTGGGTTGTGGTGATGTTCAAGTTTCGCCTTGCGGTTCACGTTGTCAGCAAAGTTGTCAATATAATTGTCAAGCTAATTCTTGTGAAACTCGAACCCAACTGGGATGTTCTCGGACTTGCCAGACCAAGTGCCAAATGGCTCCTTGCCAGACCCTGAGCCAATACTCAAGTTGTGTTAGTACAAGTTGTGAAACTACTTGTATGACTGATTGCCAGTATGAATGTGAAAATGTATGTCAAAGGTTTTGTCAAGGGGAGGCCCAAGTAGGTGAGTGCATGGGCAGCTGTCAACTGGACTGCCAAACAACTTGTCAGAAACATTGTCAAACGTACTATCAATATGGAGGGAGTTTGTGGGTTGCACAATATCCTACAGGAGAGCCTTGTGAAACAACTTGTCAATCCTGGTGCCAACCCGTGTGTCAAAGTGGAACTTGTCAGAGCCAATCTCAAACTGACTACACTGGCTGCCTCACCTCTTATCAGGGTTCTTGTCAAGTTGTGACTTGTCAGACTCAAAACCAGTTCTCTTGTGTAAACTATTGTGAAACATGGAAGCAGTTTAGGGATTGCATAAGCCAATGTCAAGTAGCTTGTCAAGTTGGGGGTTTGGAGAGTGGAACTGGCGACATTCCATGTAAAATTGTCTGTCAATATGATTGCCAGGCGCTTTGTGAACTCACTTGTCAAGCTGCAGCTTGTGAAACTCGTAGAGAAACCGATTGCCATACTGCTTGTGAAGCTTGGAATCAAGTAAGTGGTTGTACTACGCTTTGCCAGGGAGGCAGTTGCCAATCTGGTTGTGAACCTATAGCCCAAGTGGTTGGGTGCTCCGAGCGGTGTCAATCAGTTTGCGAGGCTGTGTGTCAACTACAATGTCAGATTGCTTGTGAAGCAACTGGTTGTCAGTTAAACTGTCAAGTTGCAGGTTGTCAGGTTTACGCTCAGCCTTCTGTCTAAAAGGTAGGAGCTGAAAATGCCAGGTTGCACTGAAACTTGCCAAGTGGGTTGCCAAGCTGGGTATCAAGCCGCTGGTTGCACTTCAGCTTGTGAATTGAGGTGTCAAGCGGGGTGCCAAACGAAGTGCGAACAGACTTGCCAAGCTAATTGTCAAAACCTGTGCGAAAACGTATGCCAAGCAGGGAACCAGGTAGCCGGATGTGGTACCACTTGCGAAGTCACTTGCCAAAGCAGTTGTGAATCTCATTGTCAATTGGTGTGTCAATCTGGGTGTCAGACCCTGTGTGAACTTCATTGCCAAGCAGGTCACCAAGCTCAAGGGTGCTCCACGAAGTGTGAAACAACTTGCCAATCAGGTTGCCAAGACCGTTGCCAAGTTTCTTGCCAATCAGGGAGTCAATCAGTCGGCTGCTCAGACACTTGTCAAACCACCTGTCAAAAAGGCAGTCAAACCCCTGGTTGTTCTGACACTTGTGAGGTGACTTGTCAATCAGGGAGTCAAACTGCAGGCTGTGGTACAAGTTGCGAATTGAGTTGTACTCAAGGGTACCAAACCCCGGGGTGTACTGATAAATGTCAAGTAGCTTGTGAATACGATTGCCAACAGATTTGTGAAGTCAGTTGTCAACAAGGTAATCAGGCACGTAACTGCACGGCTAGGTGTGAAACCCACTGCGAAGGGGGTTGTCAGGGGCAATGTGAAACCAAATGCCAATCCAAGCTTCAATTTTTGGGATGTGATAGTGTTTGTCAATCTAATTGCGAGGCCAGTGGGCAGGTGCCAGGTTGTGTAAGATCTTGCCAGGTTTCTTGTCAAAGCCATCGACAGTCCCCTGGTTGCAACACGGTGTGCCAAGTTAGTTATCAAGTCCCTCGTCGAGGGTGTGAGGCTTCGTGTGAAACTTCGTGTGAAAATCAATGTGAAAAATCATGTCAAACGGGAGCTCAAACAGGGGGTTGTACTACCAAATGTGAACAAAAATGTCAATCAGGAAATCAAATACCGGGATGTGCTTACGCCTGTGAGCAAAAGTGCCAAGCAGGTCAACAACTCACTTGCACTACAGCTTGTGCTATAGGATGCCAAGCTGCTTGTGAGACCGAATGTCAGAATGCCTGTGAGTATGGTTGTCAAGGTCGATGCCAACAACAGCAACAGGTGTGAAAGGGGAAGCTATGACCTGCGGATTGTTCTTGAATTATTTGAAAGCGATGGCCAATGGTCAAATATCGCTGGTCAACAACATAATCAAGTGTGCACTGCTCAGTGACAAATACATACCAGATTACAAAAACCAAGTTTATTGGTCGGACATAGTAACCGATGAAGTGACAGGTACCAATTATACAGCGGGAGGGGTACGGTTGAGGAATGGTAGTTTTACTTTGGACAAAGTTGCTGGTACTTGCGTGTTTGACGCAGATGATGTTATTTGGCCAGTGGTGACTGTGTCCCCCGCTCATGCTGTATTGTACCGGCTGGTTACCACCCCAGCAGACTCACCTCTGATAGGTCACATAGGCTTTGGAATGGTGAAGAGCCGGAAGGCCCAAAACTTTGTGTTGCAGTGGAGTGCTAGCGGGATTATCAAGCTTTCTTTGTGAACCAACTTTCAACTTTTAACCCTTGGGTTTGAGCTATGTCTACAGAAATACTGGTTAAACAAGGAACTGCAAAGGTTTGGAAGGCCACGGGAGGAGACTACGCGATCACCCTGGCTGGCTTGGCCAACGGGGCCGGGCGGATGGGTCAGAAAGGCGATCTGGCGGATGCCAACGGGCGGTTCGCCCCGCGCTGGGCGGTCACTGTCGAATTGAACCTGGCTGTTGCCCCAGTGGCTGGCAACGTGATTGAGATTTATTGGGCAGCCTCGTGGGATAACACAACCTTTCCTGGTGGAGTCACCGGTGTGGATTCCCCTTACAAGGCTGGGGAAGAAGATGAATGGAAGCAACAGCTTTTGCTTATTGGCTGCCTGGTGCTCACAGCAGATGCTGCTACTGTGGTCCAAACCGAGGTCTTCGAGTTTTGTCCCCCTGCCCGTTATGGTTGCCCTGTAGTCATCAATAAGTCGGGACAGGCTTTGGTAAGCAATGACGATTCACATCGCATTACCTTGGTACCACTGGCTGAAGACGTCGTTTGAATTTGGTAGGAGGAATGGATGGGAGTCATCTCGGACCGCCCAATGGCCCGCGCCAACCTGTTGTCTCCAAGAATACCGCAAGTCCGGCAAGAATCGCTGCAATCACGCAGTCTTATTGCCTGGTGGCCGCTCTCGGCATGCACGGGCAGTGTCGCGCCGGAGATTGTTTATGACAATCACGGCAGGGCAGTTGACATAAGCATGGTGCCGGAGGTGGCAAAATGGCACGCGGATCCCACGTTTGGCTTCGTGCCGGAATTCGACGGCAGTTATCAGTTCCGCTTTCCCGATACCCGCCTCCCCCTCGGGGCATCGCCGCGAACGATTTCGCTCTGGGTCAACTACACGGAATGTCCGTCGGAGTACATCCGCGGGGCGTTTTCTTACGGGGTAACATCCCAACACTACGCGGTCATTATTGGTGCTGGCAACACCGACCGGTGGCAGCCGCCGGGCGCTCTCGGCATAAGCGTATGGGACACTAATCTGGTTGCGACGAGCGCGCATAACGACGGGGTTTGGCACCACGTTGCGGCCGTTCTCGACAATTCCGCCTGGTCGCTGTACGTCGACGGACGGTTGAAAAACTCAAAGACGCTCGCGCAAATGCCCACGGATACGTGGTCCAGCAACTACGGATTCGTCGGGGCCTTGAACTACGGCTCGTACGAGATGTTCTGGCGAGGTCTGGTGCGTGACGTGCGGGTTTACGGGCGTGCCCTTTCGGCGGCGGAAATCTGGACGCTTTACAATCCAGCCACGCGCTTTGATCTTTGGGCAATGCCACGCCGGTTGAGTTGGGCATCACCTACTGAAACCATTTCTCTATTGCATACAACTGATGCCTTGATATTAGGTGGTCGAAAATTACACTGTACAAATGCAGTTTTGAAGGGCGAAGTTACCAATTATCATTTTTCAAGCAGCTATTTGGTTTGGAGTATTACTAAGGTTCACAGTGCTGACGCCCTTTTGCAAAAGTTTCAATTGAAAAAGCATACCGCCGATGCGGACTTGAAGGGGGAGGTACGCAGGTACCATCGCACTGCAGCCTATCTAGGCCGTTGGCCCCGGGTCCAGTTGTATGATTTGTTACCTTTGATTATTCGCATAAAGGATGCGGAGGCTTCTGGGGATGTATCAGGGGGGCCTATTTTGAAACAGATTGTGGGTATGTTACAGGAACAATTTGGGGAAACCGAGGAGTTGATAGCCGGATTGAAGGCCCTGTACAATGTAGTCACTACCAATACAGAATATCTGACCCTTATCAATCAGCTGTTGGGGAGTAGCTATTATGATGGATGGACAGATGATTTGATACGATTTTTCACCTCTGATGCTTTGGCTTTTCACAAAATGCATGGTACCGTGTTTGGGATCAATAAGAAGTTGAAGTACCGTTCAGATGGTAAGTATTCAGTCTCCGAATTGTACAAGCACGAACCTAACGAAATGGGGGATTACAGTTTGAATAAAAATGGTACACACACTTACAAAGCCGCAAGAGTGGCTGTGTTCCCTAATTTTTAGTGGGGATGGTGTAAGTGGCTATTAGAATAACCAAATGGTGGCGTTGGGAAAACGACCCTGAGAGTTGGGAGCCAACTGCCAGGGGCGGGTGGTCGTACAATGGTAATCTCTCGCAAGGGTCCCTTACCACGCACATGGATTTGGAAGGTCGGGGTAATATAACTGGCTCCGAAGGGTGGCGTGTATTGGGGACATGGAGCCAGTTGTTTGGTATCCCAAAAAATAGTGTTGTCACTGCAATCAGTGTTGTTGGGTTGGCTGTGAGGGCTCCGATTGCTGACGACTTCCCACTTTGTTCGTCTAAACTTTATAGGGTAGGAAATGTTTACCTTTGGCAGGATACGGAAGATGAAGCACAGCAACTTCTTGTTGGTTTAGATATTTATGGCCGAACATATGGTTGGTGGACCATTGGAGGGGGAGGGCTGAAGCCCCTTCCTTCTGAAATCCCTGGTGGTGCGTGGAATCGCATTGGCCTTTCGATTCGCAATTGGGTCAACTGTGTAACTGATCCGACGTGGAGCGGTACAACAGAAGTAACACTGGAAACACAATATGATGACCTCCAGGTTGCAATAGAGTATGAGGTGATCAGTCCAGACGTTATCACTATTGGCCATAATACCGATGCTTATATCAAAGGATTAGCTGTAACCAAAACACATACCACAGATGCTTACCTTAAAAAGTCAACCAGATCTCACACAACAGATGCTTTTCTTAGTGCTCGTGAAATCACTGAAAGTCACACGACAGATGCCCTGTTATATTCTACAAGGGTTTCTCATAGCACCGATGCTGATTTGAAGGGTGAAAGCACTCAGTATCATTCAACCAACTCGTTATTGAGTGTGTTAGTAGAAAAGGCACATGCTACAAATGCTTTGTTGTCCGGGGTTCGTACTTGTTACCACCAAACCAATTCCTATCTGAAGGAGGTTGAAACAAAGTATCCAGGTATTGGAGAGGCTTTGCCTTTTGCTGAGGCTATGGCTGTGTTGGACCAGTACTTGGCCGACGAGCGACCCATTCATGTGATACCGGTTCGCAAGTTGCAGTTGATGTCCAAGAGAGAAGTTGCTATTGAAGTAACGGATTCTTACAGTGGCGTTTCCATGCGGAGCAGGTTTCGGGAGTTGTTGACCGGGGCTAGCGACCGGTTGGAAACCATCACCACGTGCACTCAAGGGTGTCAAGTCACTTGTGAAAGCTTTTGTGAGAAGGGTTGCGAAGACAAGTGTCAAGGTTTGGGCTCCTGCGAATCAAATTGTGAGTTGATGTGTGAGATTCACTGTCAAACGGATTGCGAGTTCGTCTGCCAAGAAGCGTGTGCAGGCAGTTGTGAGAACAAATGTCAGAATTATTGCCAGGATACTTGTGAGGGAGCTAATTGTCAAACATTTTGCGAAAATGGTTGTGAAGGTGATTGCGAATATGGTTGTACAGGCAGTTGTGAAGGCAATTGTGAAGATTTCTGCACGACTGGATGTCAAAACGATTGTGAGTTCAACTGCCAGAGTGCTTGCCAAAACAATTGTGAAACTGATTGCGAAGCATGCTGCCAAGATTCGTGTGTGTGTGGATGCGAAGAGGGTTGCGAGATAGGGTGTGAAGAAGGTTGCGAAGCTGCAGGGTGTGAACTGCAATGTGAAGCTGGTAGCTGTGAAAACGATTGTGAGGTAGGTGGTTGTCAGTTTCAATGTGCAATTTATTGCGAAAGCTGGTGTGAAAAAGGCAGTTGTGAAGGGGGTTGTGAAGATTTTTGCGAGAAGGGATCTTGCGAAGGAGGTCATTGTGAAAGTTGGTGTGAGGCATCAAAGTGCGAGAGTGAGGGATGTCAAAGCTGCGAAACCGATTGTCAGAAGAATTGTACAGTGGGTTGTCAGGGTGGCCAGTGCATGGAAGGTTGCATGACGATATGTCAAAACCCATGTCAAAGCAGTGGGTGTCAAACGCTTTGTGCTATCGTAGGTTGCACCAGTGGATGCACTGGAGGGTGCCAAAGTGAGTGTATGGCTATTTGCCAGGAACCTTGCATGGTGGCTGGGTGCCAAATAAAATGCACAGCCACTGCTGGTTGTCAGACCAGCTGCACCGGTGCACCGGGAGGCTGTCAAGTGTGTTGTGAATGCGTTTGCAAAGCCAGTTGCACAAGTGGTTGCACCGCTAGCTGTACTGACAAATGTCAAACTCAGTGCCAAGCGGCCTGCGAAGCCCAAGGTGGTTGTGAGGCCATTTGTGAAGCGGGTTGTGTAGCCAATAAGCAGGGAGGTTGCGAGTTCTGTTGCCAGTTGTGTTGTGAAGAAGGAAGGGAACAACCTTGTGAAACTGTATGTGAATCAGTGCCTTGCGAATCCCAATGTCAAGGTGTTGGGTGCGCTAGTGGGATAGTGGCATGAGACTTCACCGTAATCGAGAACTGTTGCCAGGGCTCAACATTGCTCAAAACGAAGTGTTGCGCAACCGGTTGAAGGAACTGGTATTCCATTGCAACTATCGTATTGACACGGGTAGAACCACTAGATCACCTTGTTGTCGGGCTGATGGAGGCCGAGTATTTCTTTGTAGTCGGTATGGTCATGAACCCGCTAGAATGTATGATTGCCTGCGTTGTCAAAAGGCCGAAGCCTTGGAGCATAAAGAACCATGGATCATCTCACTAGCTCAACGCTCGTCGGGTTGGGGATTGTCGTCATACTCTCGCGATCAAGTCTTGCGTTCCCTGTCCGCTATTTAGTGCTTTGGGTGATTGACAGGCTCGTTCTGTGGGTGGGAAGTTGGAAATCGACCCGATTAAAAGATCAGCTGATAAGTTTGTATGTAGCTCAACGCACTCGGTCCTTCTGTATGATGTGCTGTTCGTTCTGGGTTGGTTTGGCCTTGCACTATTGGTTGCCCGTTACGAAGTATGCCCTGGCCGATGGATTGTACCTGTCGGCCATCGGATGGTTGGCTACACGTTTAGAAGAGATTTCTATAGGATTGACCGGAGACTGAAAAAATGGCTTACCGCATTTTGAACGGGTTGTTGAATCCCCGTGTACCTTGCCAGGACTTGCGTGAGGATGAACGACCGGAGCTTATCTACATTGAGATTCCAAAGCGACACAAACAGTTTGCATTTGATAGCAACAGTTTGGCATTGTTGCAGGTGGATTCGTTTGAGGATTACTTGCAACTCAGGGATCACCCACCCAGCCCATATGTAATGGCACGTTATAAGCCAGTGTTTCGTGCCGGAGGGGCACCAGAACCAAAGGTGGGCAATTTGGTCCTTGAAGCAACACATGCGTGCAATTTGTCGTGCAAGTATTGCTTTGTGAGCATGTACCCACATAAGGGCTACGATGGAGATGTAATGACCTTTGAGATGGCCAAACGGGCCATTGATGATTTGGTAAACGTTCGCCAGCATTTTACTGTTGGGTTCTTTGGGGGGGAGCCCTTGACCAATTGGCCATTGATACTCAAAGTGACAGAGTATGTGGAACATTTGGCTAAGCAATTCGGCCAGGTTTGTCGGTCCTGCGGGGGATCTGGTCGGGTAGGGGGAAGCGTTTGTGAAAATTGTTTGGGATTGGGTAAGCAGAGGCCTGGACTGCATGTTACCACAAATACTACCTTGTTCACTCCCGAACGAGTTGCTTTTCTAAATGATCATGGATACAGCTTGATCTGTTCCATAGACGGGACTCAAAAGAGCCAAGACCATATGCGCCGCTATGCAAATGGACGAAGCAGCTGGCAAAAGGTAATGAAGGGTTTGAAGCTGCTCAAGGGCACCAGGCTAGTTAGCAGCAACACCCTGCGCAGCACGTTTCCAGCTAACAGTGTGGAAACTATCCGGGAGCGGCTTGATTACTTGAATCAGTTGTGCGATGACGGTTGTGCAAATTGGGTAAGCGTGGAACCAGTGGCCCTGAGCCATGATAGTCCTTTGAAAAACCGGGGATTGGAAATCAAGGAAGAGGAGGCATGGGACCGATTTGAGGATGAATACCTCGATGCCGCTGATTGGTGGATAGAACGGGCTAAGGCAGATAAGACTCCACGTTGGCACAACGTACACAAGAGCATTGAACGCATGTTTTGGAGTATCCATAGTGCAAGTGAGTGCTTCTCAGGAGATACCAAAGTGTCTTTGTTGGATGGTACTGAGAGGACTTTGGAGTCCATTGTAGGTCAAGAGCACTGGTTTTACAGTGTTTGTAACGGAGAGATCATATCTACCAAAGGTGTTGGAGTGAAAACCGGGGAAGGTAGGTCTTTGTTGGAGGTGGAATTGGACAATGGTCAAAGGGTCAAGTGCACTCCTGATCATCTATGGATGATGAGGGATGGCACTTACAAGCGGGCTGATCAATTGCAACCGGGTGACAGCTTGATGCCATGGTATGGGAAAGTTCTTGAGGAGAGTACAGATTGTTTCAAAGGGAGTCAAGTAACCCATACCAAATACTGTAAAGTGGTTCAATCCAACCACAAAGTGATATCAGTCAAATTTGTAACAGGGCTCCACGATACGTATTGCGTTCAAATTCAACACGATTGTCACAATTTCGCCTTGACTGCTGGAGTGTTTGTACGAAATTGTGGTGCGAGTCGAGGTTATCTTTCGGTCAACGGCAAAGGTATGATTTTTGCATGCCATCGGGAGGGATATTCCAAAATCGGGGATTTGTCTACTGGTATTGATGAGGAATTGAGAGCTCCTTGGTTGGATAACCGTGGTTATCAGCGCAAGGATTGTATGAAATGTCCCGTCCGTTGGGTGTGCGGTTCTGGTTGTTTTACTGGGGATACTGGAGTCAAAATGGTAGATGGGACAAACCACCCAATTGCGGAATTGGTAGGTTTGGGTAAACAATGGTTTTACTCTTATCATCCAGGGTGGAAAGAATTCATAGTTACTCAGGGAGAGGTTAGAAAAACTAGGGAGAACATGCCCTTGATGGAAGTGGGGTTGGACAATGGTGAAAAAGTCAAGTGTACTCCAGATCATGAATGGATGATGTCGGATGGAACTATGACCAAATCTTGTGAATTGAAGTGTGGGGATAGCTTGATGCCTTTTTATGAAAGCAAGAAGGGAAAGGATGGACACCTTGTAAACCACAGAGTGATTTCTGTTAAATGGTTGGAAGAAAAGCAAGACGTGTACTGTGTGGTTATAGACCATCCTTGTCACAACTTTGTTTTATCTGCTGGGGTGGTGGTGGGGAATTGCCGCGAGGACAGTTTAGCATCTGGTCGAGACATCCATACTCCAGATCCGGCTCAGTGTGTGCTGAAAAGTCTCTGGATTGAAAGTGCCTTGCACATCCTCAGCGAACTGCCCAAGCAGACCATAGCCAAGTACGTCAAGGATCCGTCTCAACAGAGAGGCAAGAATTGCCAACTGTGTAGCTATTTGCCGGGGTCGGAAATCAAACTCGACCCAGCAGGGGTACCCGTACATCGTTGGTCTCAGAACATACCCGTGACGGCGTTAGTCAGAGAAGATGGTAAACAACCATGCCCAACTACCCCGGTTGGGCCTTAACAAACCATATTGACCAAACAACAAGCTAACCAATCTGTAATAAGGAGCAATCCCATGTTTACCAAGTCCGTAGTGAGTGAAGTCCATGGTGAACAAACCATATTGGTGCGACGGGCAGGATCGTACCGGCCTCAACAAGTCACTCGTATCAATGCTGAAACCGGGCAATTGGAGAGGGTTCGAGTTGAGGTGCCAGATGGCAAAATTGAACGAGTTTACAAAGGCAACAACTTGGCCTTGACTCGGCTCAAGACGCAACTGAGTCACTTAGTTGTGGGGGATAGCACTGCAACCAAGTTCGTGAGCCGAATGGCTTTTGGTTGCTTTACCAAAGATACAAAAGTATCATTGTTGGATGGTACAGAGAGGTCTTTTGAGGAACTCCTAAACTATCGCGACGAGTTTTGGGTGTATTCCTATGATGTAAAACGAGGTAGAGTCGTGCCTGGTAAAGCCAAAAGACCTTTTTTAACTCAAAAGGGTGCTAATTTAGTGGAAGTCACGATTCGAGATTATCTAGGGAACATTAAGGTGGTTCGATGCACGTTAAACCACCCGTGGATGATGAGGGATGGTTTTTATAAAAATGCAGAGTCACTGTCCCCAGGTGACAGTCTCATGCCGTTGTATAGGGAAGATAACAAAGGGTACGAAGTCTTTTTGTCTCCCGCAACCATGAAATGGTTGACTACTCATTGGATGGTGGTTCATGAATTGGGAGCTAGATGCACTTCTAACCATGTCGATGGTTGTGAAGGTTGCAAACTTGTGGTGCACCACAAAAACTTTGACCACAGGAACAACGATCCTACGAATTTGACCGTTTTGTTTAGGTGTTTTCACAGGGCGTTCCATAGGAACAATGCCTCCAGCATTCTTACTGCTCGCAACTTGAAAAGTTGGAGTGAAAACTATGATAAAATGAAAGAAATTAGTGTTAAAAATATCTCAGATTACAACGAGTGGATTAACAATTCTGACAACCCACAAGCGCGTAACGCCAGGATGATACGGTCTAAAAGGTCCTCTTTGACGATGACCAGACTGAATAAAGATCCCAATTTCCACATGAATCGGGGTAAATCAAAAGCTAGCAGAATGGCTGCTAAAAAGACCATTCTGTTTGTGAATTCAGACAATGACTCCCGCCGGAAGCAGATGGTGGGAAAAATTGCTGTTGCTAGAAAGCTGCTGATAGAAAATGGGTTCGATCCGGTCACTCAATGGGATGAAGGATCTCGGTATTTGAAATCAATTGGCAAAATGGTCCATTCCTCTCCAACCAGTGAAGCTTTAGCTTTTTATAACCACACTGTGGTTTCAGTGAAACGCTTGGATTATGTGGAAGATGTGTACTGTTTGGAAGTGGAAAAATATCACAATTTCGCGTTGACAGCTGGGGTATTCGTGCATAACACAGGTGGCCATGTACCAGGTGATCCTAGCGAACCTGTAAATCCTACAGTGAATGATGCAGCATTGGAGACTGTAGTGCTAGTGAAACCTATTACTATGTTTGAATTCCCAAGCACAACCAGTGTGTTGATCACTGCTTATATTTTGGAAGGGGAAGCTAATGGGTTCGCTATCAGCGAGGCTGGATTGGTGTGTGGAGACAACACATTGGTGGCGAGGAGAACATTTGGAGCATTGAGTAAGTCGAGTGATTGGGTTTTCCAGTTTAATCACGTACTCATGTTCTAAATTGTTGCTACATAGGAAGCTACAATAGGAGGGGAACCGTTGCCACAGTGTACTAGACCTGACTGCGTCATATCCCTTCCCCAATGAATGGCGGTCTGTAAAATTTGACCAGGTAAAATCCATTGGATAGTTGGCGCCTAGTAAATTTGAAATTGTGATTAGTTGCGTATTTGTAAGCTGATCCCGGACCTTTTTTGTTGTCCCATTGAATACAATGCCATTCTCCGTCGGCTATTGATTCCCACCATAGCTTTTGTCCTGGCCTCATTTTTGATTTGATACGACCGTACTTCCCCGCTTTGCGCTTTGCAACTCTCGACTTGTCTAGGATGCCTTGGGCTCCTGGGAACCATTTTCTTATTTTGTCTATACTGAGACCTGATTTGTATAGTTTGACCACAGCATATCGTTGCATGATCTTATGTTGCAATCGTGGAGCTTTATGGTAGAACTTGTCTACCCGTTTTTGCAGTTCTTTGGCTTTTTTCTTCCCTTGCCGAATTTTGCTTATCAGCCCAGTGGGTCTTAAGAACTGGCACACCCTTTCTTTAGAAATGCCACAGGACCGAGCAATCTCTGCGGTAGTAATACCTAACGAATACAGCCGAATGGCTTTGGCTCTACAAGGGGTAGTTTGGGGTGGCTTGGGATTATAGCGATGAACACAAAGCCGACACATTCCACTTTTGCTGTGACGGGATATTGGAGTGTGGCATTTGTAGCATCGCCGGAAGTAAGGAATGCCCAAATCCCGTTCTCCAATGTAGGTGCGCATTACTCGATGTCGGTTGGGGTCTGAAGCCATTGTAGTGCCTCCAAAAAATAACCCCACCGGGGCTGCCGTTGCACCTGCCCAGGTTTAGGATTGAGCAACCGTGAACCGATCCCAACCTGCGAGCAAGCTGCAACAACCAAGTCCAGTGGGGAGTGAATGAAGTCAGAGTGCGTAGGAGTTCAAGTAGTTAGCGGATGACCCGAGCCGTAGGGATTCCGATCCATTGTATGTAGATCCCCCACGGTGTTGGATACCAATAGCTGATGATCAATGGTGGGTAGTATGGACGAGCATTGTAGTAGATTCTTGGGTAATAGGCCCTTGGGTAATAGGCCCCTGGGTGGGCTCGGGACCTCGAATAAGAAGAGTAGCCATGATGGTAAGCACTTGCTGGGATGGCCAGAGCTAGCACCAAAAATAGGGTTAGGATCACAGTTTTCATTGAGACCTCCTTTGCAGTTAGCTCTGGCCCACCGTTGTTAGCTTGTTGTTTAACATGAAAGCGTAACTGATCCCAGCCTGTGAGCAAGCCACAGCTTTGCTCTCCACTACAGATGGAATGATTCAAAAAGCCAACCCCCGTCCAGTCAAAGCCGGACGGCTTCTCCTATGCCCGGAGCAGTCGCTTTGTTCCCCCAAGTGGGCACCCCCGGGGGTTTTTGTCGACCCTTAGTTTAGAGGGCTGGTAATAGTGAAGCTAGTCCTTTCTCATGAGCAACCAGTTGTGTTGACCCAACTGGTGAGCAGCTAATAGGACTCGTGCCTCACCGTTTTTTATTATACATGTTAACGAGATGCAATTTTGTTGATCAGCTAGTTTTTTTGGAAACTGATGGGTTCTGATGAACTGATGGGTTCTGATGTTGGGATTTGGGGGTTTCCTGTTGGGGAAATTCTGGAGTTACGCAAGAGATCCAAGCCTCAGCTCCGTCCCAACAATATATGAACCGGTTCCCTAACCTTTTGGCTTTGGCCCGAGCCGATTCTTCTTTTTCTGGAAGGGGGGTGTTCAATGGACCACCTTGGCAAAAATGCACCGTCCACTCTTAGCGTGACCCGTGACCTTGACGGTATCAAAGTCTTGGGTTGGTTCAGGCTTTAGTATCACCACCAGCCCACTATGCTCATGGTGTATGAACCAGTGGGAATCCCCCTCATCGGGATCGGAAACATTGCATCGAATGCTGCAACCTTTCTCACTGCGGGTGTCATCTGGCCTAATGATTTCGTGGTTCATCGTTTCTAACAACGAGCCAATCTTTGGCAACGAGCTTTCCTGCTTCTCTTGATACCGATCTTGTGATTCACTCAATTGGGTCATGTCTGGGCTTTCCTGTAACTGAACTTGAGATCATTCCGACCTCTACTATTATACATTCACTTGACAACCTGAACCGTTCAGGTCAACTACTGCTTTGAACAAAAAGATCACCGACTGGTATTTCCAAGGCTGAAGCCAGGTTTACCAGTGTGTTTCTGCGGGGGTTGCGTACCTTGCCCCGTTCTAGGTCACTGATTCGGGGTGTGCTCACCTGCAGCCGTTGGGCTAATTCTTGTTGGGTCAACCGCAGCTCCCGTCGCCTTTGCCGTATGAGTCTGCCTAAATTCATGTTGTGAGCCCTCGGTTAAGTTTAACCGTATGCTGTATACTAGTATAGTAGCCAAACAGTTAGTCGTAAAGGGGGAGGCTGTTTTCAGTAATTTTTCCAGAAAATTCAATTTTGGCTATTGACCTGATGAACTGAAAACCGTATAATAAAGGTGTCGTGAGGGAAAAAGGGCATGAAAATGGGAAAAACTCATTGTGGAAGGTGTCACACTTGCGGGTCTCACCTTCATGTCGTTCTTGATGGGGAAGAATGGTGTGAGGTTTGCCAAACTTACAGGCGGTATCACTCTCACGGGTGGAGCCTCAGCAAGTATTCTTCCCCCGATGAAAGGGCAGATTATTGTCCCGACAACTTGAGTAGCGAGGGGAAGAAACCATGAACAGCAAGCAGATGGAGTCCGCCGGTAAGTTGTCCAAGGCGTCCCAATGGGATGATGAACAACTGGAGAGACAGATTGAAGCTCTTGAGTTGGTAATTCCTTACCTGGAAGGTAGAGGAGATTGTGGCATTGTGGTTTCTCAATTGAGGTTGTCGTTGGAAATGTTACGCTCATTTAAGGAATTTAGGGAAGAAAGGAGGCGATCGTGAAGCTCGAAATTGAACTCAATGGCAAACGGATGGAAGTCCGAGAGAGCTTGTTCCGATGCTTCAGCGGTCGAAGGTTTGTGCAGGACGTTGAATATCATGGTCCTGTGTACTTCTACCAGAGTAACCAGATCAATGATGGGCCTCGCGAGTGCAAGTGCGACTGCTGTCAGAGCTTTGTCAAACAGGAGACGGAGGAGACGAAAAAGTGAACCCTTTCAAAGAGGTAGTAAGGTCAAAAGGGGTAGTAAGATGTGGCTATGTAGCTGCGGCAATACGAAAGGCATTGGGGCAGTTGGGATTGGTGGCCAGCCCCTATGCAATTCAGCAGTTCATAGGGCCAGTAGAGCTATGGGGAGGATTCAAAGTGGGGTTGGTACCCCCCGGATACGTATGTGAGGTGCGTAGGAAAGCAATCCGTCTTGGTTGGATTCGCAAATTACAACGGAACAGCAAACCCCCCAAAGAGGTAAGTTATCGGATTGTCCAAGACGTAACCTTGGAAGCTGATTACCAAGCCATTTTGGCTGGGGACCCATGAAAACTTTTCAGAATCTTTGCAAGGGTCTATTGACCTCAAGGGCCAATATCCGTAAGTGTTTCACAAAGTAGGAGGTTGTTGTGAGTAGTGAAAAACCACTTAGGTTGATTGAACGGATGAGGTCTTTGCCTTTACTGCATGAGCAGTATCAGCCCTCTTGGGCTAACGTGGGGATGCGAATGGACGATGTCTTGGTTCGCAGCAAAGCCGAGGCTGAGATGGCTGCGGGTTTTCCGGTGATCATCGCTGATGAGATCGCGGAGATGTATGCGGCTAGCCCCCAAGAGGAATGGCGGATCGTTGGTAATGAGGACGAGCCCTCAGCATTCCCTTGTATTGCACCACCTTTTCCAGTGTTTACAATAGAATGGAACAACCCCCTGCGGGTGTTGATTAAGGGGGAATGGTTAGAGGAGCCAGCGGGGCAGGCGGGTATGGTGTGTATTCCATTCAAGGCCCCTGAAGAAGGTTCTAAAAACGAATATATCAGTTTCTTGAAGAACGTGGCTGGTGGACCGAATATGAGAGATAGTTGGTCCCCAGAGTTAGAGCGAAGATTTGATAACATGGTGAACCGATCCAAATGGGTGATGGTGATGTCTTATTGGGTGGCTTTGTTTCAACCACCTTGTTTGGGACGGCCAGCTTGGACTGGGGCTTTTTCAGTTGTGGGAGTGGATTCGCAAGGGTCTCCGGTTCACTGGTTTCAAGCCGGACCTGGAACCTTTTCTGTGCGGAAAGGGGTAATAGAGCCCAATCCAGCCGTACTTTTCAGTCCCACCCATATTGCGTTGCTCACATTGAGTTTCATGCACTGCAAGAATGTGGTAGTAACAAAGGGTGAAGCCGTTACTGATCACCGATGGTTGCGACGTAAGCGGTTGCCCGAAATTCAGTACAAAGTGCTGGAACTGAAACCCATGCGGACCATCCTACGGAGTGAGGGTAGAATGGATCAAGAAGGTCTTAAAAAAGCACTTCATATTTGCCGGGGTCACTTTCGCACGTATGGAGAGGATTCGCCGGGACTATTTGGAAAGTTGCACGGCAGGTTCTGGATTCCCCAGCACGCGCGTGGGAGCGAGAACTTGGGTAAGGTGGTCAAGCATTACAAGGTAAAAGGACCATGAACGGTAGACTAGAGAAGCGATCGGATGGTTGGTGGATTGTGGAGTATCTATCCGATCCTGACATGGGACCTTACGATACCAGGGGAGAGGCTGAGGAGGACTTGAGAGGATTGAGGCGATCCGAACCGTTTTTGAAGGAGATTATGGAATTGGAGGGGTGGGCACTTCGGGATGCACTGAGGCGGCATGAGTTGAGTTGAGATTATTTTCAGGATTTTTGAGGAAAGCCCTTGACCTCAATTAGCCGATATAGTATAATAACGTTGTTGTAAGGCAAAAGGAGATGGGAGTGAACAATTGGTTGATAGTAGATAAGGTAGGGCTAGCCAAGCTGGTAGCCAGCCGCCCCAAGGCATTTGTGCTGTACGAACTGTTGCAAAATGCCTGGGATCAGAATGTGACTCAAGTGGACGTGACAGCACAAATGGTCGCAGGTAGCCATAAGCATGCCGTGATTGCAATTGAAGACGACGATCCCAATGGGTTCAATGACCTACGGGACGCTTACACGCTGTTTGCAGAGAGTCGTAAGAAGACCAATGCTCAACAGCGAGGCCGCTTCAACATTGGGGAGAAGCTGGTGTTGGCGTTGGCCAAGTCCGCTCGGTTGGAAACCACCAAGGGTACGGTGGAGTTCACTGAGAAGGGCACCCGGTTGGTCTCCAATTGTTGCAGAGCTTCAGGCAGCTGGTTTGAGGTGGTAATGCCTCTGACCAAGTCGGAAGTGGAAGAGATCATTCGATCGGCACAACATCTGATCGCTCCGGTTAGGATTGCTACCACGATCAACGGGGTCCAGCTGGAGCGACCCAAGGCAGTGACCAGCTTTGAGGCTGCTTTGCCTACTGTGGTCGCAAGCGGGGATGGGGTGATGAAGCCCACAGTTCGCAAGACCGTGGTAAATGTGTATGAACCAAAGCTTGGTGAGAAAGCCTCTTTGTACGAAATGGGCATTCCAGTGGTGGAGACCGGAGACCGTTTCCATGTGGATGTGCAACAAAAGGTGCCTCTCAACATGGACCGTGATAACGTCACCCCTAGCTATTTGCAAGCTATCAGGGTGGCTGTGTTGAATGCTACTCACCATTTGATCACGGACTCGGATGCCTCTCAAACTTGGGTGCGGGAAGCTTGTGGGGATAAGCGGGTAGACCCCAAAGCGCTCAAGACTGCCGTGACTTTGCGATTTGGGGAAAATGCAGTTGCTTTTGATCCTACGGACCCTGAAGCCAACAAGCGCAGCCAGGCTGAAGGTCGCCCAGTTGTGTATGGAAGGAGCTTGACTGGGGCGGAGTGGCAAAACATTAAACAGGCTGGACTAATTCCTCCGGCCGGCAAGGTTACACCCAGCCCCAAGCCCTACTCTCCCAATGGTACTCCACTCAAGCTATTACCAGAAAACAGGTGGACTAGTGGGATGCGAGGGGTCGCTGCCTATACCAAGCGAATTGCCCACGAGTTGCTCGGTCAAGAGGTTTGTGTGGACATAGCCTCTGAGGTGGCTTGGCCTTATGGGGCAACCTATGGCAACGGCCATTTGACATTCAACCTGGGGCGTCTTGGGCACAGATTTTTCGATCAGGGCATCAGCAATGAGTTAAACAGTTTACTCATTCATGAGTTCGCTCACCACTACGAGAGTGATCACCTGAGTCAAAAGTATTACGATGCATTGGCTGACTTGGGTTCCCAGTTGGTTCGGTTGGCGTTGAACCAGCCAGAAATCTTCAAATAATTTTCAGAAAATACCCATTTTGGGTGTTGACCTGATGAACTGAAAACCGTATAATAAAGGTGTCGTGAGGAAAAAAGGAGGGATGAGATGATTGCGATTGCTGAGTTGGATCGGGGAGTTGAGCGGGGGGTGGATTTGGGGGTGGTGGTGGACGAGTTGGGGTTATTGCTGGCCCAAAAGGCGGAGCTTTCCAAGCGGGAAGAATGCCTCAAACAGTTGCTCAAGGAATCGGGGGAGAAGGCGGTGGAGGGGGAGTTGTTTCGGGCTACGGTTTCCACCTTTGACGCAGTTAGGGTGGATTACAAGGCCATCTGTGAAAAGCTGGAACCTAACTACCAGCTGGTTGCTGCCCACACTTCCACCAAGTCACAAACCAATGTGCGGGTTGTGGCAAAGAATGGCAAGCTGTAGGGTTGGTGAGTGACCGCCTCCCCTCCGCCACTCTTGCAGCAGGGGCGGGGTGAGGGCAGTCAATAGGCCAGCGGTTGAAGCCGTGTGTCTACAGGACAAAAAAGCAAAAAAGGAGAGAACCCATGACCAACAACGACATCAAGGGCGAAGACCTGCGGGCGCGCTGTCTAGCGCGCAGGGCCATCGCACAGCCGGTATTTGACAGGCTAGAGCATGAAAGAATCCGGCTAGAGAAGACGTGGTTCGACGTGCACAATTGGGTGCTGTGCGGTGGCGCCGAACCGCGTATCATCCAAATCTCCCGGCGCAAAGCGCCGCAAGTGACCAATGAGGGCGGTTGAGGAGGAGGAGTAGTGACTGCCCCCCGCCCCTCTCGCCGAGAGAAGCGGGGTGGTGGCAGTCAAGCATCTTAAGAAGCCGAAAATGTTGTTGCTAAATGCGATTTCGCTGAACATGCTCCCGGATTCCCCCTTGGGGAATTTAGAAGTCCGGGTCATCAGCGCTGGCGAGGCTGCGGCCATGTGCCGCAGCAAGGGTGTTGAGTCCGCAGTCGGCCATGCTGACACGGCGGCGATCTTCTCCAACCTGCTCGGGGTCCCCGTTGAGCCTCGGTGGGTCTCTGTTACTTTGGCCCCGAATTGCCCAGCCCTGGTTGGGCAGTATAGGGGCCTGCGGCTCCCAGAAGGAGCTACTTTCGGAAGCTGGGAGGCCTGGGTTGACTGGTATGTGATAACGTGGAGGACCTCACCATGAGCCTACTCGGGTGTTTTTTGGATAGTCGGACCGGCATGGTGCTGGCAACTCGGACCTGGCCGGAGAACAGGCCGGGAAAGCAAGGAGAAAAAACATGTTGACCTACTGGGGCGAACACCAGTGCGGCCGTCGGGCCATGCCGGGCTACAAGCTAGCCCGCAAGTTGTGCTTGGCGGCGCTCGCCGACGATGTAGAGCGAGCGGAACAGTTCAGGGGCTATTGGGGCGATGTCCGCTATACCGCGGGCATCCTCGAGGCCCTCGAACTCTGGGCCTCCGGAAAGTCCGATATTCCCCCCGCGTTTCTGGGCGCGAAGCGCGGGACAGAGCACTTGCCCAGGCCAGACCTCATCGAGGTCCCCATTGATGGGGACCTCGACAGGCTCGCCGCCATTAACGGCGAGCCGGAGATGGTCCGCACCGCCTTTGGTGGTGCGGAGCCAGAATTGAGTGTCGTCCTACAAAAGACCCCGAAGACCTAACTACCTCCCCTCCACCTCTGCTGCGGCAGGGGTGGGAATGGTGAAGATTAGTAAAGGAGCACAATAATGAGTGACGAACAAGAGCGGAAGCATGAAGCGTGGGAGTCGCTTCGGTCTGGGGCCGTTGATGTGGTCAGAAGGTACCTTGGGGGTAAGAACGGAGTATTTATGGCATACAAGTCCCCCGGGATGCCAGGCCAAGTATTTTATGATCTTGATCCCGTAGCCGCTGTTTTGAAAGCGAAGGCGGCATCCAATCAGACCGTGACGGAGGATGTATTATGACGTTTGTTAAAAAGGTTGTTTCAACCGAGATGGGAAAGCGGGGATTCAACCGAGAGCGGGCGATGCTTGAATTGACCGAGTTGATTTGTGAAGTCATGGAGAGGGAAGGTGTCACCCGCGCGGAGCTTGCCCGGCGGATGGGAAGAAGCAAGGGGTTCGTCACCCGATTGCTGGATGGACGCGCCAACATAATGATTCGCTTGGTCGCGGACGTGTTCACCGCTCTCGAACAAGAAATCCAATTCCGTCGTCTGCTGCATCGCGCACGATGTTGAAAGGCAGTGAATGAAAGGAGACTGCTATGGATTGGAATGTACTGAGCTTGGTGTTCGATAGGGAAGTGTCCAAGCTGTCCAAGATCGAAAGGCGGGGCGACTATCTTATCCCGCTGTTTCTGGACCACATGTTGGTTGATTCATGTTCCAAGGAGGTGCAAGACGCTTTTTTGCGGGCATTGGTCAGATTCTTTAGGGAAGAGGAAAATGGTAGGGTATCATGTGACCACCCCCGCGAAGTTAGCTAGGTATGTTTCCACAGGCTGTATTTTACCCCCTGTGAGGTTTTGGAGATTCTACCAGTCGGCGGCGGATTGGGGCAAAAGGACTCAACGGAGTGTCATCCTGGAGATAGAGGTTGGGGAGGCGTACCCGTTGCCGGACCATAGGCCCAGGGGGCATGGTTGGTGGACCCCCGAAATGGTAAGGCAATGGAAGCAAGTTCCAGCGAAAGTTTGATGGCTCGTTGTTTAGTTGTATTTTGGCACAGTAGTCAAGGACCATTTCTCATGCCTTACATCGAACCCGCTGGTGAAGTGAGTGACAAAACCAAGGCAGCCATGAAGAAGGTTGCTGCATACCTCGATGAGCGGATCGCCAAATGGCGCAGAAACGGAACGGTAGAAGAGGATCCTGATAATATTGCAAGGTGGATAGTATTCATTCTGCGATATGCTTCTGAGTGGTATCGGATACCCCCGGATGAGCGATTAGTCAAATGAACAGGTTGATCCAAAACCTGAAAGGGGGTTTTTGACCTATCCTGGAATTATTTTCAGGAATTACCAGTTTTTTGTTGACTTGCAAGCACAGAAACCGTATAATAAAGGTGGTGTAAGGAGCAACACAATGAGGTTCAAGGTGACATTTGTCTACCCGAGTGGGCTGGAACTAGAGAGCGAGGTGTTGGCCTCTGGTGTTGGGGCCCTGTTACACGATATGGGGGTGATGAATCCCTGTTCCGTTCATCCATTGGGCGATGATCCTCAACGAGGCTTGGTATTGGCTGGCAATCCAGCGGTTGAGATCACTATAGCGAGTGACAATGAGGAGAACCGAGTATGAGTCACGAGATCACGATTCGAGAGGATGGGTTTGCTGAGGCAGTGTTTGCCATGGAGCCGGCATGGCATGGCTTGGGCAAGGTGTTTGACCACCCCATGACCAGTCTGGAGTGTCTCAAGGAAGGTGGGCTGGATTGGTTAATCGTCCAACGGCCTGTTGCCGTTGGGGAGGAGGTGCCGGTTAGCCCGGACGAGGTCAAGACCATTTGGCACTACCAAGAGGGCTTCAAAGCCAACGTGCGTCAGGACACCAATGCCCTGATGGGCCTGGTTACCAACAATTACAAGGTGGTGCAGAACCAAGAGGCTTTCGCATTCCTGGACAAGCTTGTGGAAAACCACGAGATGTTGTACGAGAGCGCTTTCAGCTTGTACGGTGGTCGCAAGGTTTGCATGTTGGCTCGCATGCCAGGAGTGCAGGAAGTGGTCAAAGGCGATCACATTCTGCCCTACATTCTGTTGAGCTTGAGCCACGATGGTTCAGAGGCGATTCGGTTCGGGCCAACGGCGGTCCGTGTTGTGTGCGCCAACACTTATGCATTAGCAGTGGGGAGTGGTACTGTCAAGGAATTGAGTGTTCGGCATATGGGTAACATTGAGAGCAAATTGTCCCAAGCCCGCAACATTCTTGGGGTGGCTAGCAATCAATTTGCTCAGTACGCTGAAATCGGCAAGCAGTTGGCTCAGCGTAAGCTGACTGCTCAGGAGTGGCGGGATTACTTGAACCTGATGTGCCCGGAGTTGGACCCCCGAGATCCGGACTACAGTGAGCTGCGGGCTGAGCGATTGGCCGACACACGGTTAGCCATTGCCAGTTGTTATCACAATGAGCGGAACACGCTAGAAGGCATGGAGAACACTTGCTGGGCTGCTTACAACGCCGTGGTTGAACACATCGACCACCTTCCCCGCAGGGGGGCCACACGACAGCAAAAAGCGGAAGCCCGCTTCAATGTGACGATGTTTGGGCCCGGCCGGGATATGAAAAAGCGAGCCTTGGCAATGGCTTGCAAGTTTGCTAATTTGGAAGTGGCTTTGTAGGATGGTGTCAGGATTGGCAACCGTCAGCAACCCTACTAGCCTGACATGCAGTAAGTCCAACCCTGCCTTTTTGGATACAGGACGTTGAATAGGAGGATAGGGGCCTAAAGCAGTGCGGCTGCCCCCATTTTGTGATTGTTGTTAAAAAAGGAGATTCAACAGTGAGGTATAAAATTGGCCCATACGGGCAGGGTATCGGCGGTCCTGTTCAAATTACTGACAACCCTAATAGCCCTTCTTCTGGTTCGGCAGGGAGGATGAGCTTGGATGCAAGGATTGTGGCTGTAATTGAAAGTAACCGGTTGAACGACTGGGAACGTAATTTTTTGATGTCCATCTATGGCATAGATCGCATGACCCCCAAACAGCGCAAGGTCTTCATTCGCATCATGGCCAAGGCAAATTCTCAAACTTCGTGAGGAATTTTTCAGTTTTCCTATTGACCTGCAACGCAAGAAACCGTATAATAACGGTGTTGTGAGGGAAAAGCAAGACCAATGACGGCTAAATTCGATGTGTTTGAGGTGTACCATGCAAAGGACTAAATACCCTCGCACCCATCATTTGCCATGGTCGCAGTTGATTTCCAGCGACGACTTGCGGTGGAGCGACTGTGCCGTTGCCGTTTTTGAAGATAAAGAGGTTGTCATCACAGAGAAGCTGGATGGAGAATGCACCACCGTCTATCCAGACGGTTGGATTCACGCCCGCTCCTTAGATAGTGGCTCACACCCTTCCCGTTCCTGGATGAAGGCATTTGCCTCTGAATGGGCCTATAATATCCCTGCTGGTTACAGGGTTTGTGGGGAAAACCTCTATGCATACCACTCTATTTTCTACACCAACCTGCCCACCTATTTCTTTGCTTTTGGCATCTATGACGAACAGAACAAATGTTTGTCTTGGAAAGAAACCGCAGAGTTGTGCGAACTGTTAGGCATTCAAACCGTGCCGGTACTTTACAATGGCATTTGGGATGCAAAGTTCCACGAGAGTTGGAGGGGAACAAGCATCTTTCCATCCTTTGAATCGCCTGGTGGACCCCCAACAGGAGCAGAGGGCTACGTGGTACGGCTAGCTGAAAGTTTTCCCTATGCGGATTCCGAGAGATACGTGGCTAAATTTGTGCGAAAAAACCATGTTACTACAAGCGAACAGTGGATGTTCCGACCGGTGAAACCAAATGCATTACTCGGGCAATAGAGATGAGAGAGCTAATCGGCTGTTTTCAAGGGGTAGCCCAAGCTGCTTGGAATGCCACAATGGTTAGTTGCCGAGGGAAGATTCAAATGAGCCAGCGAACGGAGCAGGAACATGAAAGGTAGAATCAAACAGGCAGCCTGTGTGAGGGAGATGGCATCAATACCTGGGTGGGGAAAGGGCTCGAACATGACCAGGTGGTTCTTGCGTTCTGGGAAAAGGATTTCTGCTGCCGCGGTTAAGCGAGCCCAGCAGCGGTATGCCGAGGCCAAACGGACTGGGCATTTGGGGCCTTTGCCGTGTTCAGTCCGGCCCAATGTGGCGGATGCTATTGAGAAAATGTCGCTGAAACAATTTGCGTCCTGGTCCGGTATGTTTGTGTGGAGGGACTAGCATGAAATGGTACATCACCAAGCAGCATCGGGGCATCCCGGCCAGTGTTCAGCCTGCTAATCAGAAGGTCTACGGTAGTAGGGAGGAAGCCTTGAGAGCGGCCAAGGAGATCAAAAGGTTGATACCTCACCGTGTTGTCTGTGTAACCGACGGAGTGAGAAAGGAGGAGGTGAAATGAGTAACATGCAAGGTTTCTTTCGACCTAAAACAGAACCGGCTCAATTGCTATATGACACTTTCCAGAACGAGGCTAAAAAGCGTCCTGAGAAGCCCGTTGAGGAATGGATTTTGAGTGAGCGGAAAGCAGTTTGGTCAGCTGCTAGGGATTACGCCCAGCAACATGGGTTGCGGGTGTTGTCTTTGGAAGAAATTGAAGCGGCTGAGCGATATGCAATGGGTCACATAGATTATGGGGCTAAATGGGCTTACCGGATCGTCGAGTGTTGGCAAAAAAATCCAGTGAAAACCCCCTGATAAGGGTATTGACCCGGTTTACGGTTTCGCGTATACTGGGGCTTTCAGCAGTGACAAGGCTCAATTTGGAAAAGGATTTACCATGGTAACAACTGATGCTTGCTCAGAAACGTTTCGAGACGTGAAACAACTCATTTACAAGGTGGCTTGGAGGTGCCACCGCAAAACTGGTATTCCATTGGAGGATTGTGTGGCCGAAGGCCAGTTGGCTTACTGCTACGCTTATAAGTATTGGGACCCAGACAAGAGCGTGCGATTTACCACCTACTTGCACAAGGTGTTAGAAAACACGATGAAAGATCTGGTTCACGATTACCGTCGCCAGCATATCAGGAACATTGATCCGGAAGTCTTGGACCAACGGCAGGGTTTAATTCGGCAGGACTATATCCGGCAGGGCTATATTGGTTGGTTTGATAGTTTGACTCAAGAATTGAGTGATGATGCTCGTACAATCCTGACAGCTATAATAGAAGGGCCAGCGGAACTAGCTTCATTGCATTTGAAGCGCAACCAAAGCACCATGAAACATATGGTGGTCAAATACATGGTCAAGTTGGGGTGGTCAGTTGCTCGGGTTATAGATGGGTTAAGCGAGGTTGAACAGGCATTGGTGGAGGGTTGAAGGGTGTGAGTGTTAGATAGCGGACTTTAGAGACAAATGATTTTTGATTCTTTAAAATCCGTGGCGGTTAGGCTTGGCAACCTGACTTGATGGCGTACCCTTCGGGGACTCGCTAGCCGGAGGAAACAAGGGAGCTAAGGTGGTGTTAGAGCAACGAATTGAACGGGAGCGAACAAAGACAGTCAACGGTGGACGCCGTGGGATCGTTGGCAGTTTGGACGTGCGGCCACGGCATAAAAAGCTGCTAGAAATAGAAGGCTGGTACGAGGCCCCTTTCCAGAGGGATCTCGTACCGGCCGATTTGTTGAATGCCTACGACCTTTGGGCCGCTGAGGGGGGCAGAACGAAGTTCACGCGATGGTTGCTGCGCAGGGGACGAATTGACGACAAGCGGGCTAGTGAGTTGGGAAAGGTTCTCAAACCCATCAACTTTAAGTTATCTTGTCGTCACAACGATTTGCTTAGGTTGGCCGAGACTGAACACTATAGAAGTTGCTTTGCATCATGGCGGGGGGCCCAACAATTGCGATACTTAGCGGACCCAGACATTGCCATAGTGTTCGTACCTGATAAGGCTGGTAAGTTCCTGTGGAGGGCACTGGTACGGCTAGTAATCTGCGGAGGTCCTACCTATTATGGTTTGGTGGTCTATCGCCGTTATGGGGATAGCAATGAGGCTGGAATTTTTAGGCGATTGAACCAAATCCTTCCGGTATTTTTGGCTTACCAAAGGGGAAACGGTGCACGCAATTCATCGGAGCAGTTGCGGTCTGCTACTATTGCAAACAACGAAATTATTGGCAAACACGTTTGGAGTGATCACTGGGCCAAGCTCGTGAATGGTAGAATAACTATGTATGCGGTCCCTATGACCAACACTCCCCAAAGCCAATAGATTGGAGGGCACAATGAAGACTGGTTTCGGACTGATGTTGGTGGGAGTATTAGCGGTGTGTTTGACCAAATGCAACCAGACTGTTCCAACCCAACTTCAAGTTCAAACCCACCAACGGACGGTAGGACATTCCAAGGGGGTCCAAAACGACCAAATCTTTGGTCCCACTGGCTACAACAAATTTTACGACCGCACGGGTAAATACGAAGGTCGGTCCATCCAACGGGGGAACCGAACCAGGTATTACAACCGCGAAGGTAAGCTGCTAGGCAGCGCCGAACAGCGGGGCAAAGACATCATTTATTACAACTACACAGGCAAGGCGGTAGGAAAGGTCAAGGTCAAATAATGGAATTGCTAGCCCAGGTTCATAGAGCGGCCTGCTCACTTGCGCCGGGACCGTCGGGTGAACGATGGCTGTCGCCGACCTGCTGGGCTAACTTCGGTAGGGTCGGCCCTCCTTGAGTCGGTTTGGCCTCGGCAGCGAACGGCCCCCTTGGCCGAGGCCACTTTAGACCCCAGTAAGGAAGAAAGGCAAGAGATCAAATGAAAATGGTTGCTAAGTTCATTAAAAGCCGTAATGGCAAGTACAACGTGCTGCTAACCTTGGATCGCGGGCCGCAAAGGGAACCGCGATTTGTGGCTGGGTATCTAAACAAAAAGGAACTCAGTGAGTTGGAAGCCAGGAGTTTGGTAGATGAACTGAATGAGGAAAATTGGTTGATAGAGGTTTCAGTCTTGCCTGCGAGTTGATTGATGTATTGGGAATTCACCATTAACTACCGTAGTCGTTTGACGGGATACGATCATCGCAATGAATCCACCTTGGTAGAATTTGATACTGAGGGAGAGGCGATGGTGGGAGCCCTGAAATGGACTTATGCAATGTTGCCCTATTTGGCTTCGATTGGAAAAATGGGCCGGTTGGTGTCTGTGTACATCAGAGAGGTTAGAATTGCACGGCAGGACCAATCCGGTCATATCCAAAGACCTTACAGGGATCCGGTGCGCCGGGTGGAGTTTGAAGGTGAGGTGGGCAGTCGCAAATACTTAACCAAGGGACAAAATGCCAAACTCCAACAACTACACAAACAGATCATAAGCAAGCTGCTACAGCTGATCAGTGAGTCAGAGCCTCCAAATGATTATGGCGATCCCCTGAGATTTGACAAGACTCCTATTGAGCAGTTAGGGATGTCCGAACATGTCAATCACTTGCTTATTTGCTGTGCTGGTTTATACACCATTGGGGATTTAGTCAGAGAGGCTTGCAATTTGCAGCGAGCCAATGGCATCGGGCCCGAGATTTATGGAAAGATATGTGACGCCCTGGGGGAATACCGTAAGAAAAAGGCTCAGGGAGCAACCATTGAGTGATACCCTACCCCTACCAAATCCAAGCTCTCAGAGAAATCGAGTGGTTCGACGGCCGTCCTCTTTTGGCGATGGACCCTGGTCTTGGTAAGACCTTCACGTCTTACCTGTATCTGAAGCATCATCCTGATGCCCTCCCGGCCCTGGTGATCTGCCCCGCTTCCGTCAAGTTCCATTGGGAACGGGAGGCCAAGCGGGTGTTAAATAACCCAAACATTTTCATCGCAGAGTCCACCACCCCACGGGATATTGTTTACAAAAGCAAACGGCCAGATATAGTCATCATCAATTATGACATTTTGCAGTACTGGATGAAATGGTTGTATTGGTACGGGGCTGAAACAATCATAATTGATGAATGTCAGATGCTCAGTTCGCCGCGTAGCGTTAGGACGATTTGCACCAGAGCCATTTGCCTCAACGTTCCTCATGTATTGGCACTCAGTGGTACCCCTTTTTTGAACCGAGTCATTGAACTATGGCCCGTGCTCAGCATTTTGCAACCCAAGGTGTGGGGTAATCGTGCCAGGTATGCCGAACGCTACTGCCCACCCAAATTGACCCCGTGGGGTTGGAATTTCAATCACACCCGCCACCTAGATGAATTGCATGAGGAATTGAAACGTAGGGTGTTAGTGCGCCATAACAAACGGGAAGTGCTCAAGGACTTGCCAGACAAATTCCGTTGTGTAATGCCGGTACCGTTGCGAGATCCTGATGAGTATCAACGGGCAGAAAACGATTTTCGCAATTGGATCCAAAAGTATGGGACGGTCAAGGCTCGTCGTGCATTGAAGACTGAGGGGTTCTCAAAGGTTGGGTACTTGATGAGATTGGCATCCCAAGAGAAGCTACCAGCTGTAATAGATTGGCTAAACAATTGGCTAGACCAGAGTGAAGAGAAGATGGTGTTTTTTGCTCACCATCGAGCGTTCCTAGATGGACTTCGACAGGGTTGTAGGTACTCGTCTGTTACGATTGACGGAAGCGTGCCTAGCAACAAGCGAGGGGCCTTAACGGACAAGTTTCAACAAGATCCACGGGTGCGGGTACTGTTTGGGGAACATAAGGCCGCTGGAGTTGGTACCAACCTGACTGCTGCTCACAACGTAGCCATTGCGGAATTGCCTTGGAACCCCGGTACTGCTATCCAGAATGAAGACAGGTGTTGGAGAATCGGCACGACCAAGGACGTTTCTGTCTATTATTTAGTGGCTCATGATACAATTGAAGAGAAGGTTTTGTGTATAATACAACGTAGGCAGGAAACATTCAATGAGGTCATTGATGGCAATGGCCGTGGAGAGCAATTGGGGGTGTATGACGAACTCTTGATTCAAATGGGAAAGGAGATGCGGTTATGACTCTTGAGCAGGCGGAATGTATGGTGGAAAGGATCAAAGAAGCCAAGAATTACGATCCGGAGAAGGCTCATGCCTTGGAGGATGAACTGTATACGAAGTTCGCCCGACATGTGGCAAGCTGCAAGGGGTGGGATGTCACTGGGTTGGAGGAACTGGCCAAGATTGTGTTGAAAACTAAGCGGCTCAAGTTTCCTCGTTGGACAGCTTAAGGAGTTAATCATGAAAACCAAGCGAGAAGCAGTTGAAGCAGGTCGGGCTCTGATTCGCAAGTTGAAGGGTAAGGGCTGGAAGCTACGGGTGTGGAAAAACATCGGCTGGCAGTTCTATGCTTACAATGGTCCAATATCAGTCCATGGCAAGGTTGAGTATTGGGCCGTGGTATCAAACAATCCAGATCACGCTGGGGGCGGTTGGTCAATATGGGACGATCCAAACCTTAAACAATACTCTGATCCCAACAAGGCCGTGCGTCGGGCCATGAAGTTTGTACGTGAGTATTTCAACCGTGTCAAGGCTGTGGTTGAGCGGGCTGAGGCTGTGTTGTCATGAGGATTGATTCATTACTTGCCGAATTGAGGATACCGACTCGCACGGTGGGTCAACATGAGCACGCTCGTGAGGGATGGGTGCAAATCGACTGTCCAAGGTGCAGTCCCCGCAGTGGCCGGTTTCGACTGGGCATCAATGTGTCCGGAGGTTATGCCAATTGCTGGTCATGTGGGTCAATTCGGTTAGTTGATGCTCTGTCTGAAACTACCCATCTGTCCGTTCTGGAATGCTATGATTTGCTCAAAAGTGTTGGTTGGGAGCGGAATCGTAAATGGGCTGAACGATTAGCAGGTAAGCTTAAAATTCCTCCTGGTGTAGGACTGCTGGCCAAGGCTCATCGCAAGTACCTGCAAGGCAGGGGATTTGATCCGGACCGTATAGCTCGGTTGTGGGGTGTGCAAGGCATAGGGATTGCGGCTAGGTACAGTTGGAGCCTATTCATACCTATTCAGTACCGGGGTGAAACAGTTAGCTGGACAACCCGCTCTATTGGCGACAAAGGCAAACGGTACAGTAATGCTCCAGTAGCAGAAGAAGCCATTCCTGCAAAAGAGTTGCTTTACGGGAATGATTTGGCCAGACAGTGTATAATAATTGTGGAAGGGCCAGCTGATGCTTGGGCCATTGGACCTGGAGCCGTAGCCACTATGGGATTGAATTACACTCCAGCCCAATTGAACAAAATGATCAAGTATCCGGTCAGGGTGGTTTGTTTTGACAGTGAAACTCAAGCTCAATGGCGAGCTAACAGGTTGGCTGACGAGTTGGCCAGATACTCTGGAGAGACCCATCGAGTAAAATTGGAAACTGGTAAAGATGCAGCTGAGGCTGATTCCGATGAAATTGCTGAGTTGCGTAAACGATTCTTGGTAGAATAAAGTAATTAGCTTGACCCGATCTGACAGGACGGGACAAGACGGGACCGAACCAAACCAGACTAGACCTGACGAGACTGGGCCCGACCTGACATGACGAGACATGATCTGACCAAGCCTGACCGGACGTGACTAGATGTGACCCGACAAGACACGACGGAATCGGACGTGACTAGATGTGACCCGACAAGACGCGGTAGGACCGGACGGGAACAGACTAGACCTGACGAGATATGACTAGACCAAACTAGACCAGACAAGAACTTGTTAGGTGAATCAAGGGCAAGCGCAAGACATGGTTAGCAGTACGGCACAGGGCCGACACTCAAGAACCAATCAGTCGTGAAGCCCTTTTCAAGGAGAAGTTTGTATGTTGAAGGTTACTTTTCAAGTGATCGGGATGGCTGATCTCATGGTTTCCAGGTATCTGCTGGACAAAAAGCAGGACGGGGAGACTTATGAACAGTTCGAGGAAAGGATTTGGAAGAAGAAACTTTGGGTCAACCCAGAAGGTCAATGTTACCTGAATTCCTTCTGCGTTACCAACTCTCTACTGTCTGCAGCCAAATGGTTGGGGCGCAAGGTGGAGGGTCGTACCACTTTTGCCAGCCGATTTGTCAAGGGTATTTCACCTGGTTCATCAGTGTTATTGTTTAAACCTGATGGATCTCCTATGACGGTCGAAGACGTGGATCCCATCCCCCTTCCGGTACCATCCGACGGTAAGCATGGAGGTACCAAGCGGGTACCTCGCATTTTCCCAACGTTCCATCAATGGGTGGCCCACGGAGATTTTGACGTCTTTGACGGCAAAATCACCCCGGATCAGATCCACGATCATCTGCGGTGTGTTGGTCAGTTCATTGGTTGGGGCGCCATGAGGGTGGAAAACGGTGGTATCAATGGACGGTTCCGGATTGATAAGTTGGACTTCCAAACCGACGAATGAACTCAGTATGTCATGACAGGACAAGGCTTGACAGGACACGGCTTGACAGGACATGACGAGACATGACTGGACTAGGCGAGGCGAGACGGGACAGGACTAGACTGGACGCGACTGGACGTGACGGGACTGGACGTGACGCGACAAGACAGGACTAGATATAGCTGGACGATGCCGGACCAGACCAAACCTGACTGGGCGAGACTGGACTGGACATGACGTGACTAGACAGGACGGGGCAGGACTCGACTGGACCGGACTTGACTAGACATGACAAGACGGGACATGACGTGACAGGATTGGACTGGACATGACGTGACTAGACATGACTGGACGAGACCGGACCTGACAAGGCTTGACGAGACTGGACCAGACCCGACTTGACGCAATATGACCTGACTGGACAAAGCAAGGTCTAATCAAGCACAACACGGTTAGATTAAACGGGGCACGGTGCGATCAAAGCACACCAGACAAGGCATGACAGGGCCCGACCAGACTAGACCCAACCCGATGTGACCTGACCCGACTAGACTAGACAAAACTGAACGCGACACAACAAGACAAGACGAGACTTAACCAAAGAAAGGATCGATTTATGAGTAACGTGGGAGACGGCAGGCGCATGTATGAGCTTAGCAGTTACACTGCTGCAGCTGTTCAACACATGTGCAAAGGAAAACCAGGGGACAAAATTCCCCTGGAGGAAATGAACAAAATTGTAGGTAGGCCCTGCGATTCCAAATCTCCGGGATACCGCAATGTAACTTACGCGATTTACTACACCGAAGTCAATTACAACGTGACGTGGAGGTGGTTTCCCGAGGAGAAAGCTTGGGTGTGTTTAGATTCAAAGGGCCGACTAAAGGTATTGAATCGAGGTTCCAAGCGCATCCACAAGTTTTCCAAGAGGATGATGCGCATAGCAGTTGGGACTGATCGGTCGGAAATGAGCCCAGAGGAACGACTGGAACTGAATATCAGGACGGCTCAAATGGGTATGGAATCATTGCTGAGTTCTGGCGGCTTTCACAATAAGGCACAGCGTTTGCTTTCACAAGATGGCCGGACTAGGCTACGTCAAATAGAGCCCAGCAAGTTGTTAGAGCTGATGAAGGATACTTGACCCCACAACTAGATTGGACCAGACTTGACAGGACAAGGTTAGACCTGACAAGACCTGACCCAACAAGACCAAACCAGATCGAACATGACACGATTGGACCTGACCAGGCGAGACAGGGCGGGACGAGACCGGATCAGACAAGACTAGACCAGACCGATGCAACGCGACACAATTGGGTTAGATAGGGCTGGGTGCAACAAGATTATACCAAATAAAACCCAACCAAACCAGGCTGGACCAGGGCACGGCAAGACCGGATTGGACATGATAGGACGTGACTAGACCGGACCGGACCAGGCGAGATGCGACCCGACTCGACGAAACCAGACCTGACCCGACAAGACTAGACAAGGATGTTATCATCTGGGTCTTTCAAAGGATTATCCACACAGTTGCTTACAAAAAGCAGAATTAGGACAAAACCATGCCAGAGCCCATACCTGTTTACGTGGTAGATGAAGCTGTGGGCCGCCTTAGTTTCATAGTGTTTGTTGGTGTGGTTATAGTGTGTTTGAGTGTTGTTTGTGATCGAAAAAACAACTCGAACAGCAAGTTCCGTGTATTCCCGATCAACAGAAGTTCACTCCCCCCTCGGATAGTCGGCAGCCGCCGAAAACGAACGATGAGGACCCTTCCTTTGGTCTTCAGCCAAAGATTGACTTCATACGCCATGTGCACGAAAAGGATGGTTCTTGCTCCTTATTGCGCAGGTTCCACTTTGATGTCTGGTCATTGCTAAGGGGTTGGAAATGTGGAAACAATTGAAACGATTATATGGCCGTTTGATGGGTGTCCATGTGTGTGAGGAATTTACTCAGTGGGAGAAAAAGGTGGCAGATTGGGGGGCATCCAACATCATCGAGGGGGAGTGACTATTGGGAAACCTTTAACTAGAACAGTGATTTGGCAAGAGCGCCGATGCACTATCTGTGGTAAAATACAGCAAAAGAAGTTGAAATTTGGATAAAAAGGGGACCTACTATTGGTAGGAAATTGCATAAGGTCCCCAATAGGAGGAATACAATGACTATTGGCAAGTTCCTCAAATACCTGCAACCTTGCGATAAACATCTTGAAGTAGTTGTGGAGGACGAAAGCAATCAGTATCACTCCATTCGGTTCATGGTGGTCAGGGGTCAACGGTTTGTGATCCACATTGAGAACAATGAGAAATTGGAGGGACAAAAACCATGTTGACTCTTTCACTGCGAGTTTTGTTGGTACTTACTTTTATTGCAGGAGTGGTTCTGATGGCAATGATTGTTGTTGATCCTGCTTTTCAGGTTAGACGTTTGAAAACTGAACTGAGGCAGGCTCAAAACGAGATAAATGAGCTGAAGTCTGAGGTTGAGATCCAAAAAGGATTTATCGGATTGATAGTTGAGGCGATGAAGGTCAATGAAAAGGTCTGGCCTACAGGTAGCTGGCCGGATCAGACTATCAAAGATATCGAAAAACTGAGGAAACAATTGAATGAGCAAAAAAGGTAAACCCCGGTTCCACGTTGGTCAATGGGTTTTGGTCAAGGCAACCTGCAGTGTCCATTATGACGAGGATCAGCACAAGCGGGTCCACCGTGAAACAACCACCACCCCTTTTGTTGGTGTGGTGGTGGGAGCCCGCAAGCGGTTTTTAGGGCGTTACGTTCACGCCTGCTACCCAAACGACGCCTGCTACCCGGACGGTGGATCTGATCCTCCCTACCTGGCTGTTGATAGTTCAGTGCTGGTTTGGTTGGTGACTCGGGGTGTTACTAACCAACCCGTAGAGGTGTTGGAGCAGGACCTGGAACCAGCAACGGAGCAGTTAATTCCCAAGGGGGCCGAATTGCCCTGGAGGTATGTCAACGGGTTGCCCTGGGACGATCGATCCCGCAAGGAGTGGAGTGAAGCTGCTAAACAGCAGCCCCGAGAGCGGGGTAGATTTGTCAAAGCTTCCAAATGACCTTGGGATTCTAAAAATCCGCGCCAATCAAGTGGTATAATAGTTAGGCTAAAACGTTTAAGGCTATAGCCTTGAGGCTGATGGACATAAGGTCCCTCGTGACGGAGGTGCAGATGGTTGGCCACCCTGGTTAGCTCCCAGTGGTTCGGTGGGTTATTTATTGGCGGGGCCTTGACCCGTATGTATCAACCTAATATAATAGAAACACGGCATGCGGTAAGGTCCCGTCCACCGCGATCCCATCGAGCCGTATTTGAGCCCGTCCGGAGCTAACCCGCAAGGGTCGGACGGGCTCTACTTTTTTCCACTGAGATGATGTTACGCTAGCGCTGCCAACATGCCTCGGGACAACAAAGCCAAGAATGACCAATTTTTCTTTGATCTACTGCGGAGCGCTAGGCTGCTAGTCAACCGGGATGGATCGGTATGGAAGTTCCACAATTCCCGTCGTAAGTATGTCAAACTGTCCCCAAAAGTTGACGGGGAAAATAGGTTATTCATTCAAGCTGAATTGAGATGTGGGGGTCATCGAACCGTAGCTGCCATAAGCCTGTCCCGTCTGGTATGGATGAATTATCATCGACGAGTTGTACCAGAAAACCATGACATCCATCACAAAGATAGCAATAATACCAACAACCGACCAGGAAATCTGCTTGCGCTGACGCCGGAAGAACACGATGAAAAACACTACACCCCTTTCTAATTCATCCAGACCTAAACACAGACTGGCCTGGAGTGAGAAGTTGTAAACCACAACATAGGAAAATGAACATGGACTATGACAATTGTACAGAACAAGCGTTTATGCTTAGCGCTCTATCACTAGACGACTACATCCGAGTTCATCGAGGTACTGCTTCTCGTTTGGGATTGGAGGCCGCTGGATTACTGCACTACCTGATTGATTACTGCAGTGAGTTGCCAATAGCTATGCGGGTAGGGGGGTGGTTCTGTTGTCCATCCAGTTTGATAGAACGAGGTTTAGAAATACCTGTAGAGGCTCAAACTAGATTACTGAATAGGCTCATGGCGGAGGGTGTAATAGAAACTAAAAGGATGGGATTGCCTGCAAAAAGACATATACGGATAAAGTGGGAATCGGTCAACGAAATGATTGCTAAATGGGCCGTTGATCAAATGAAATCAGTCAACCCCAAAGAGGGAGAGAACGAACATGAAAGTAACAGCAGATTTCACGATGGAAGGATTCAAGAAGTTGATGAAGAGGGATCTGATTAGCAAAGGCCATTTCACTGTACATCAAGCTATTGTGCTAAAACTAGGGTTGGAAAAAGCTTGTTTTCTTCATGCCCTAGTGCGTTTTCACGCTAGGGTTATGAAGAGTAAGGGATACAAGTGGAATAGGGGTTGGTTTTTCTACACAGTGGAGGAAATGCAAAAGGAACTAGGTCTATCCTACGAGGTACAAGCCCGACTACTGAAGCAACTATCGGAGGCAGATGGAGCTCCTATAGAAGTAGCAAGGTTCGGTTGCCCTCCAAGGCGACACATTCGCATCAATGCTAAATGGATACACAGGGTAGTGACCTTGTGGCTTTTGGATAATGGGTATTTAGAAGTGCAAAACACTAGTGACCAAGGAACTCCATCTACTGGGGAACCACGGTATTTGGAACCAGAAAATCATGACTCCAATTACCGTGAAACTGCGGTATTGGATCCTAGTCAAACCCCCAACTCCTATATTAAGAGTAAGGCAACTAGGAAAAAGGCGGGACATTTTTCTAACGAAAAATGTCGCACACACAAAATGAAGGAATGTCCTCATGGAAAACCCAGCGGATCCGAATATGACCAAGAAACAAGGGAACAGGGAGCTTACCTGTTTGGAGTGTTAGTTGATGAAGATGATGATTTAGTCCATGCAGGACCCAAAAGGAGAGCGGTTACAAGAGAGGGTTGCATGAGAGAAATTGATAGAGTAAAGAAGGAAAGAAATGCTACAAACGAGGATGTTTGGAAGTTTATCAAGTGGTACAAAAAAGCCTATTGGTGGCAGTACATACGTCGGCTGTGGGCATTAACTGATATGTGTACTTACTGGGGCAAGTATCAAAGAGATATGGGATTGTGGGAATTGGATCAACGAGAAGGTACCAATGGCCACATGACTTTGACCGGGTTCGGTACAATAGACACTAAGCGGTTCAAGCTCCTTGCTCAAGATTCCCAATACTATCGTTACAAGGTGGATGCGGGCTGTCCGGAGGACAAGTTGTATAAAGCCATTTGCTACACTTGGCAAAAGCGATACAATCCAGCATCATTTGAAAACCCTCGACGCAGGCCCACTCAAGAGGAGTTAGACGTGGTGTTGCAGGAGTTTGGGTTGCCGGCTGGTTTCATCAATCCGGTATACAATTGTATGGCCGAGGCTGGGGTGTGAACTAATGAAATCGGTTCGTTACGAAGGCAAGGATGCCCGGCGATTTCTGGGTTCCATGATCATGGACCCTGTGGTCTGCGCCAGAGTAGCTGGTATATGGAATGGTGGGGACTTGTTTAGCACCAATGAAGAAAACATGGTAGCCGGTTGGTGCATAGATTACATGCGCAAGTATGGCACCAGCCCGGGTCCGGCTATACGGGGTATGTATGAGGATTGGGCTGTTGGTCGGAGTGAAGACAGTGTTAAGTTGGTGGAACGGTTGCTGACTAGTTTGAACGATGAGTGGCTAAACAATCAGGAACACTATCGTACCGACTACGCTCTGGATTTGGGTAGTACGTTGCTTACCAGAGTTAAAGTCAAGAAAGCAATAGAAGAGGCTCAGGTTGACCTCGAGGACCGCAATGACGCCTACGGGGCTCAGGGTCGGTTGAGTGCTCTGGGGCCTGTGAACTTGGATGGGGATGATACGATTAAGGTGACTGAGGATTTGGATGTGTGGATGGAAGCAATTGATGATCAAGATCACATGCGGCCGTTGGTTACTTACCCTGGGGTGCTGGGCAGGTTTATAGGTAACGAGTTCCGCAGGGATGCGTTGGTGGTGCTAATAGCAAGCTCTAAACGGGGGAAGAGCTTTTTCATTCAAGACCTAGCCTATCGGGTTGTCAAAGCTCGGTGCAACTTGGCTTACTTTGATGCTGGGGATCATACCAAATACGAAGTGCTGATGCGGCTGGGTCAGCGGGTGTTGAGGCGACCATTGAAGACCAAGACAGTTTTGTATCCTGTAGAGTTCAAAGACAAAAGGCTGCCCCCGGTTGTTGAAGAAAGGCGGTTGGAGGGTATTAGTGGGGTGGAAGCATTCCGGGCTTGGCGCAAGATTAGTCGAGGTAAAGATCTGTTTCGTTTGAGTTGTTATAGCGCTGGTAGCTTGGCTGTAGCTGAAATCAGATCTAAATTGCAAGGTTGGGGCCGTGAGGGATGGCACGTGGATGTGTTGTTGGTAGATTATGCTGACATTTTGGCTTTGCCCCATGGCAGGGAGGATCGACGGGACAAAATCAATCGCAACTGGATGGATTTGCGCCGCTTGAGTCAGGATTTCAACTGTTGTGTGGTGACTGCTACTCAGGCGGATGCAGAGAGTTACAGCGGGATGCAATTGCGTAAACGCAATTTTAACAATGATCGCAGGGTACACGATCATGTAACAGCTATGTTGGGGCTATACAGCAGCGAGGAGGAGAAGGAAAAGGATATTATCCACGTCAATTTGCTGGATCGTCGGTTTGCTCATAGTACGGAGAGGCAAGAGGTACTGATAGCTGGTTGCTTGGACATTGCTTGTCCTGTGATTTTGTCAGTGAAATGAAGAACTGAAGTTCTAACCAGTTGGGGACTCAAGAGTAGCAACTATTTTTGAAAATTTTATTGGAATCCTGTGTGTTTGTACTCAACTCTGTGTATAATAGATAATGATGAGACCCAAGGTGGGTTGAACAAAAGGTTCGATTTCTAGTTGATAGGGAGACCGGAGATGACTCAGTTGTTAAGGTCGGATGTTGTGAGTTTGTGTGTGGCACTCGGGTACAAGAACGCGGGTTCTTGGAGCCGGGAAAAGACCATGGAGCAGGTTGCCAAGATTGCTGAACAGGTGAAGCCGGAGGATGCGGAGCTGACCGATGAGCAGTTGGAAACGCTTCAGACGTTGATCCGCACCAAGGGCGAAGTTGAGGTGGTTAAAGAGGCTAAGCCTGTGGTGGAAGCCAATGGTGATGAAGGTGTTGCTGAGGCGACTGAGCCTGCGGCCCCTGTGGTTGAGAAAAAGCGGGGAAGGCCACGAGGGACAGCCAAGGCCCCCAAGCCCCCCAAGCAATCTAAGCTCAGCCGGGTGAAGGCCGGTTTGGAGGTGGTTGTGGCACTGAAGGGTCCTTCCACCATTGCACAGCTGACGGAAGCTATCGATAAGCATTACGTGGCTGCTGGTGGTAAGAGCAACTCCAGAGAGTCCTACGTTGTAGCCAAGTGGTCCACCATGGCTGGACAGATGTTTGGGGCCCTGACCGTGGATGGAGACAAGGTCACGCCTGTCACCAATTGAGCCTCCGTTGGGATTGGTGGGGATCGACTTTGCTGTACGGTGAGTTCCACTGGAACAGGCTTGCCCTAGGCAAGCAAACGCCTGTGGAAACTGTGTAAGACCTGACTAGTCAGGCAATGGTTGTTGAAGCAGGAATCAGAAGAAGATGGGACTGGTAGCTCTTTCTGAATGAGATCTACCAGTCCCGGTGGGACCAAACCCCGGGGCGGGGTTGAGCGTGTTGAGTTGAAACTCTGCGTTCCCCCGCCTTTTTTGATTTTTGTAGGAAGGGGTTAAGGTGCCTCGATGGTGGAAGTGATCCTATTTTAGGGTCAGAGCAAGATGCCCGGACATTACCAATCGGCAGTTGGCATCCGAGGGGACTGTCTGTATTGCCCCTTGCCTCTTTCCATTGATTCCTATTGGAATTGCTTGACCGACTGTCACCATTGCTATATGCGGCGTCTGAACCGCACTTGGGGTCAAGATCTCCGCCCGGCCGATCCAGACGAGGTGCGCCGACAGCTTGAGCGAGGTTTGAAAAACCCCAATCCCAAGAGCAGCTTGGCTTGGGCCCTCAAGCGTAAAAAAACTATTCGGTTGGGCAACAAGGCTGATCCTTATCAGTTAGCTGAGTCGGAACACCGGGTGTCTCATCGAATACAGCAACACTTAATCCAACTAGAGTGGTCCTACGTGATCCAAACCCGGTTTCTTGGGTTACTGTACATGGAAGAGGGTTTGCTAGCGCAGGCGGACAAGCTAGGTGGGTTGACCATTATGCCCATCATCAGTCCTGGAGCTGAGAGCGATTGGGAGGTGTTAGAGCGAGGGCGGACCACACCTGTTCCGGAACGGTTCAAGTTGATGGCTCAGTGGGTCAAACGGGGATTCAAGGTGGGAGTTAATGGTGAGCCATTCATACCTGGCTATCACACGGTTGAGCAGTTCCGTGATATGCTGAAACGGTTGAAATCTGTTGGGGTTCATAGCTACAACACTTACAATTTACACATGAATGACCATGTGGCTAAACGGTTTGTTGAGATTGGGTTGGACATAGAGCGGATTTGGGAGATGAATCAAGACAAACATTGGAGACCTATACAGCGTGAATTGTGTAGAATAGCTGATGAGGAAGGTATGGTGCTGGGTTGTCCTGATTTTGTTAATGTGGAACCGGGTTGGCGGCAGCGGAGCAATACCTGCTGTGGCGTAACAGTGCCTAATCCTAGTAAGTTTAACACTCATTGGTGGGTGCACCGTATCCAACAGGGTAGGAGTAAAGTGGAAGTGTTAGAAGGAACCTGGGAAGGTGTAGGGGACTATGATAAGGGCAAACAAATAGTGATGGGCGAAGATGGTTGTGAGTTTTTTACATTAAAGGATGCTGGGCTGTGATTTATCATGTGATGGGGAAGAGTTTGAAGTTGCCTGATATGGTTCGGAGGGCAGATGGGGCGCTTTTGCCCCCGGGTGAGTTTGTTGGAAGGCACTGGAAGGACATAAAAAACAAGTACGGAGCAATTGCTGCGGTTTATTGCTCTATACCGGATAAACATTTGCAGTGTTACCTGGATGCTATGGCTGGTTGTGGTTTTAGTGCCGCTGTGGCCAGCAGTTGTTTTGATATAGACAAAATGTATCTAAATGACTTTAGTGAAGACTGTTGTAGTATACTAAAGGACAATTGGGGGTATTGCTCTGAAATCACTAATTTTGATGTTAGGAATTGGGACCCTCCAGATTGTGATCTGTGCTTCATGGACTGTGATAATTTTACCTATCGTAAGTTGGAGAATTGGTGGGAGGTGTTGGGCAGGTTTGGTAAGGCTTGTCATAGATTGATGGTTACGGATACTGCTTGTTTTGCTTTCAAGTTTGGTACTTTGAGTAAAAGCTATGGGGTGCAGTCTGTGGAGGAATACTATTGGTTGCTCAGCAAGGGATTGGCTAGAGTGAACTTGAGAGTGGAAATGGTGGGTATGTTTGGCTTTGCTTCGGTGGTGCTATTGGGCCATGGAGACCCTACTGATATTCAGTTTTTGGAGCCAATACCTATTGAGGTGGAGCAGGTTGGAGAGATGGAAGGATTTGATTTTTAAGGTTTTGGGGTGGATAGCCGTGTTGGAAGGTTTTGATTTTGATATTGGTGGTGGTTTGTTGGAAGAAACCTATGGTAAGGTTAGTGAGTGGTTGGCAGGTGAAGTTCCACTGGATTATTTTGATTTTCCAGCTTCTGCTGCTGCTTTTTGTTTGAGTTTGAACAACAGTGAAGCCCGTTTTGTGGATAATTGCTTGTTGCGAAGGCGTGGAGACCACTACAAATTGATTACGTTTCGTGGTAGTGCAGAGGAAGCCTTGCAAACGTTGCAAGGGATAAAAGGTAAAGTCAAATCATTGACTTTTGCATTTAGGGAGAGGCCGCAAGGACAACCATTAGGTGATTATGAATACTATGTGGACACGCCTTTTGTGTTAGAGGACAGGATAGCACACCACAGTGGCAAACATCGTTACGTTATGCGTCGGGACTACAGGTTGTCTCAAGAACGGTACGAGGTTGGTTTAGGTGAGTTTTCAAAGGAAGAGGTGAGAGAATTGTGGGACACCTGGACGGAAGATGCTAAGGATCGTCATTTCATGTTGTTTAAGGGTCATTATTTGGCTTATTTGGACATGTATTTCGCTGGTGTGGGGAATATCCAATTCTTGTCGTTCCGACGTAAAAGTGATGGGGTACTTTGGGCCACAGTGGGATTTGAGGTCAAGGGAGACAAGGCACAAATCACGGTTAATAAGCACCAGTTGGGAGATAATAGCTTTGCTGTGTTTGGTTTTGCCAAGACATTGGAATGGATTGGTGGGTTGGGGGTGAGTAGGATAATTTGTGGAGACACAATAGATGTGTTCAAGCAAAAGCTAGGGTTGGATAAACGTAGATCGTGGAGATTTGTGTTGTGATCAAGGTCGAGCTGGTTTGTGCTGATAACTTGACTTGGATGAGAGCCCAACCAGCCGATCGATTCGATTTGGTGTTCGGGAGTCCGCCATATTTGTTTGCTCGCACCTACGGGATGTCGAAGGAATGGCAGTGGTGGGATGATTTTGAAACATATGTGGACCATATGTTGGAGGTCAGTACTGAGGCCGCCCGTATTTGCAAGGGTCCGGTGATTTGGGTGATGGGTTGTCCTACTAGGGACCGCAATTACTATCCAGTGGCTGAAGCCTTGATGGTTAAATGGTTTCAGACTGGTGGTGATTGTCATATGTATCGGCCATGTGTGTATTATAGAGTAGGCATTCCCGGCAGTGGCGGGGACGATTGGTTTCGAGCGGATTGGGAGTACATTATATGCCTCAAGCGGCCTGGTAAATTGCCCTGGTCAGATAACACTGCTTGTGGACACGAGCCTAAATATGGAACTGGGGGTGCGATGAGCAATCGTAACAAGGATGGCACTCGGGTTACCCATCGTAGGCAGCCGGAACGTAACTGCCGTACAACGCCGGAAAAGGCCAATCCGGGCAATGTATTTCACTTTGTGGTAGGAGGTGGTAACATTGGGGATCAGTTGGCTCATGAAAACGAAGCCCCCTTCCCGGAAGGGTTGCCAGAGATTTTTATTTTGAGTTGTTGCCCTCCGGGAGGATGGGTCTTGGACCCTTTTGTTGGTTCGGGCACTACGTGTGAAGTGGCCCAATGGTGGGGTAGGAACAGCGTGGGTGTGGATGTACGGGAGAGCCAAATTGAGTTGTGTCGCAAGCGTTTGCGGTGGGGCTTGAAAGTGTGATTCAGCTAAATCCCCTTACCCCGGTGGAGGTGTATCAAGTAAAGGGCCGTACCGTGTATGTCAAGCGGGAAGACCAATGTTGCCCTGCGCCTGGTCCTCCGTTCAGCAAGGTTCGTGGACTGTGGGAAAAGATGAGTAGTTTGAAAGCTAATGGGATCTCAGTGGTGGGATACACAGAGACATCCATTAGCATGGCTGGGGTCGGGGTGGCTTGGGTAGCTCAACAATTGGGTATGAGGGCTGTGATATTTGATCCTCAATACAATCAGCCGAATGAATTGTTGTTGAAACACCGGGCCAAATGGAAGGAATTTGGGGCTGAGTTGGTGCCTATTGAGGCTGGACGGGCCAAGATCAACTATTACTCCAGCAAGAAAATGTTGAAGGATAGGTACAAGAATGGTTCAGAAATGCTTGAGTTGGGTTTGCCATTGAGTGAAACTGTAGAGGCTACAGCGGATCAATGGGTTAAAACGGTTACTCAGTTGATTCGACCGGCGACCACAGTGGTACCGGTGGGCAGTGGAACGGTTTGTGCGGGTTTGTTACGGGGTTGGAAGCCTGGGGATGGTATAATAATAGGCGTGATGGGGCGTACTGGGGACTTGGAGCATAAAAAGGAATCAATCGAGGCTCGGGGCTACCCAATGGGGGGAGGCCTCGGTGGTAGTCCACTGGTCTTGGAGGACCCGGGTTGGGAATACACTCAAGCAAGTACCGTGGAATGTCCATTTCCATGTCATAGGTACTATGATTTGAAGGCTTGGGAGTGGTTGAGGTGTAGAATAAAAGGGTTGAAAGACCCAGTGTTGTTTTGGAATGTTGGAAGGGAGATTTGAAATGTCTAACGTGGGTCATGCGGCGGGTGTGCGGGAAATGGCTGAGTCAATAGATCTTTTTCACCCTTTCGGAGAAGGTATAGGCAGCAAGGATGTGGCGATTCGGCCAGCTGAGCCTTACCCGGGTGAAGGTATAGCTAAAGCAGAAAGGTGTCGTATTTACTTAGTGGCTGAGGGAAAAAAGTGGCTACCGGGGACGTTGTTGTGGTCAGGTTCTGCAGGTAAAGAGTTTACGGACATGTGTCGGAAAGGGACTTGGAAGCTGGCTGCAGAAGAGGGCATGTTCGGAGACGAACTGTGTGGGGAAGGAGACCCTTGTTGTTCACTTCAACATTTTCTCAATTTGCAACGGCGCAAGCATCAGGATCGCTGTCGGGATCTTTGTCGTCAAGGGACCCTTGTTAATCTCAAAGCATACGAAAAAATGATGAAAAGATGGGAAAAGGAAATTGTTCAGATATTCCGACCCTTGTTTAAGTCAGGTAAATTGAAGTTCCCGGGTTGGGAAGAGGACAAGTACGTGGGAGAGAAGGGGATTAAAGTTGAGTAATTACTACGCGCTGCGCAAAGCTGTGAGTCAAATGATCCCTCGCATGAAACCCTTGGTTGATGACCGGGGTAAGGTGGAGGCTGTAAAGGAAAAGGGGCGCAAAAAAGGGTATCGTGAGTTTAAGCAGGACAATAGAGAGTGGCAAAGCCGGGCCCGCATGTTGCAAGAGGATAATTTTGGCTCGTTTGCTGAGGTTAGTTGCAGAGCAGCTGCTTGTCCAATGCCTCTAAATTTGGATGTGTACGATGCAATATTTTGTCCTTACGCATGTAAATACTGTTTTGCTTGCAATTTTAAGTCAACTTTGTACACAGCCTTTTTTGACAACAGTCGCTCAGTAGGCTTACGCCATTGTAACTTGGATGAAAGTTGCAGAGAGCTTGATAAGTTGATGGCTTATCGGGGTAAAGATACCCACAGCATATCAGGGGAATCCGATGAAAAGGCTGAGCGTCGCATAGCTCGGGTTACTGCTAGTGGGGAAAAGATGGCTACTCGGGGAGGTAAGTCTGGTTGGCAAGCCTATGCAGGATCCCCCTTGGTAGCTTTGAAACGTGCAGTTGCCTTGGAAATCCCTATGCGGTTAGGTATTCGGTTCGAGGATTTTTTACCCAAAGAGAGGAAGTTGGGTATTAGCCTCGGTTTGCTGCGATACTTGTCTAACACGGCCTATCCTACTATGGTTAACACCAAGAGTGACTTGATTGGAGAAGATGACTACGTGGATGCCCTAGCCAAGAACAAGGGCAAGGCGGCGGTTCATGTTACGTTGATTTCTAGCAACAACAAAGTGCTCAAGGCGTTGGAACCTGGTGCTCCTAGTTACGAACGGCGCATTTGGGCTATGAAACAATTGGCCTCGGCTGGGGTGAGGGTGGTAGCTAGGATTGAACCGTTCTTGGTGTATTTGAGTGACCCACCCGACGAAGTGGAGCGGTACATATCAGACCTCAAGGATGCAGGGGTGGGGCACATTACGTTTGATACTTACAGCTATACGGCTAAGAACCCTGGTATGTATCAAGCATTTTGCAATGTTGGATTGGATTGGGATCGCTTGGTCCTATTAGGGTGTGACAGTCAGCCGTTGGGTAGTCTGTTACTTGGGGAGTTTATGAAGTTGTTTAGGGAAAAGGGCATTCGATGTAGCACGTTTGATATGGGCAATGTGCCAGACAACGATGATGACGTTTGCTGTGAAGTGGGGGATTGGTTCCGAGGGGGTTTCAATTATGGTTGTGCGGTGATGGCTGCCCGGTTTATCAAACGCCGGGGCAATCAGGCTACCAATTGGCAAGATTTTGTAAATTGGGTAAATGAACATGGTGGATTCTTGAGTGAATCGTTGAAACAAGAGGTCCACTTGCTTTGGAATGTCTCTGGAAGTAATGATGCTTACTCTCACGGCTGGGCTAGAGGGTTGGAACCCGTGGGGCATGACCGGGATGGTAAGACTTGGACTTGGGATGGTACCGATTTTAGAAAGGACCTGATTTGTGAAAATATCTGACCGCGTAGAAAACATTTTCTCGCATGCAGTGGCTTTGCATCAGTGTGGTCGGTTTCGCAACACGGTGTATTGTATTGATGATAGGGTGTACATACTTAACTTCGATCGCACGGTGTTGCTTCGGTTCCTGACTGGGGAAAAGCCGTTTGCTCACCCAGTGAGCTTTGAAGCCAATGATTACGACAGTTCAGAGGTTGTAGAGAAAGACGGGCGAGTGGAATTCATATTGACTGATGGGGCGGAGAGTCCAGAATACATTCGCACCAAGAGTTGCAGGACCCCCAAGTATACACCGGAACAGGTAATGGATATGTTTCGGAGGTTAGGCCCGCCGATAGGCGGTATGACTGTAATACCTCGTGAGGTGTGTAAGTTACTGGATGATAGCTTGAGTCACATTGAGTTTAGTGCTCGCGAAGGACAACTGACTATAGTGCAGCGCAATATCTATACAGGCACAATGATTAAAGTGGAACACAAGCCTAAAGGGATGCCGTTGTTCCCGGTGGAGATTGATCACTTTGGGCCTTTGGGTATGCGGACGGATGATTTTATGGCTTTGTACACGTTTGTAGATAAGGTTAAGTTTTGGTTTGGTGGGAAAGACGTGGTTCATGTTGAGTCTGACGATTTGAAGCTAGACATGCGTGGTAGAGTAAGTATGTGTGTGTATGATGAGCTGGGTGGAGAAATGCAAGAGGACAAGTGATGAGGCTTGATAGGTTTAGTTGTAGCAGAGAGTATCACTTGAAGAAAACAGCTGATCGGGTGGTTTTAGCTGTTAAACGGAGTGGAGGCACCCGGGTGCAATTGATAGGTGAGCGAGGGGGACCTTGGCGGGTGGAGTGGAGGTCTGACTACCGTCAACTGGCTAAATTTTTGCGCTGGGAGGCTGTCGAACATGTTTGAAATAGAAGTCACTTGTAAGGGTCAGAATCCTCAAATCATTCCCATGTACACTTTGGAGGCTGCTGTTATTCAAGCCACGGAATTGGTGCGCAAAGGAAGTGGGGTACGGGCGAGAGTGCTTTGCAATGGGGTTCAGGTGTTTGCTTTTTAGGGGAAAATCGTGACTGAATTGCGCCTGATCCGTTGTACTGATTGTGAGTTGCAATATGAAGTGACCTATGTAGCAGATGATGGGGGGCCACCAATCAATTGTTGCCCGCGTTGTGGTAGTAATGATTTAGAGATGCCTGATGGAATAGGTGATAAAGGGGAACCTTCTTCTGTTATGGTTGTGGAGGACGACAGGGAATACTTCCTCCAGAAGGCTGAATATGATAAGGCATTGAAGTCTCTGCTGCATCGTTTCCCTTCGATGCCTGGTAGTTGTTCTGGAAAGGGGGAGGGTTAGAAAGTGGGCGGCAAGAGTCGTAAATCAGGAGGGGTGAGCAAGAAGCTTATCGAGCGATTGCTTCGTGAAAAAGAGGTTAAGGGGGAGTTGCCTAAAAAGGAACGCGGTGGTGGTAAACGAAAGGCTAATCCTGGACTATTTGAATTGCCTGATGAAGGTGGGCGTGGAGCCTAATTTCTTTCAGAGTGCAGAATACTTGACTCTGAAGGATTTGGAATGGAATCAAGTTGCTGAATACAGGGGTTTTGTAGAGCCTGGGGAGGATGGTTGGTTTGTTTGCCCCTTGGACACCAATGATACCCCTGATTTGAGCGTTCCTTGTTGGGCTAGCCAACCTGACAAGGGTTGGGGTGATGGTGAGTTGACGAAATTTTTGGATTATCAAATCATTTATGATCCGAAGCAGTTTTTGTTCATGGTGGGTAATAAATGGTTGACATTCCGTCGCAACGTACACAAATGGTGTAGCCGCACAACAGGCAACATTTGGTATCGTAGGTTGGATGAAAGGGAATGTAGTAAGGGGGCAGCCAACTTGTTGGACAAATGGGCAAAAGGTAGGGAGTTGGAAGATGTTGAAGTCATGTTGCGGTTTGCCATCCGGGGTTTGCTGCGTTGGGGGTTGTTCTTGAATGGTGAGTTGGTGGGATTAAACGTTTGCGATGAGAACTGGATGTATATCAACCATCGCTTGTGTGTGGATCGGGGGGATCCGTTTTTGCAGGAGTACCTGCGATATTTGTTTTACACCAGCGAATGGGTTCAAAATCGTAAAAAGTTGGTGAATGATGGTGGAAGCCTGGGGAGTGAGGGTTTGCTAAAGTTTAAGAAGAAACTCAACCCCATCAAGGTTGCTAAGGTGTACAGTAACGGTTGAAAAGGGTGAGCAAATGCAGTGCCCTAATTGTGGAAGTTACCAACGTTTGGGCCCTTGCGATTACACCTGTGAGGAGCAAAGGGAAGCAATTCACATATGAGGCGTTGACAGGCCGAAAGGTCATTTCTAGTTTGAAGGAACCGGATAATGCAAGTTAAACGCAAAGATCTGTTGAACAAATTGGAAGCCATGGCTGCTGGTTTGGCTAAAATACCGAATTTGGCCCAAAGCGACTGTTTTGTGTTCCATGGTGGTTATGTGGTTACATACAACGAGACTGTGGCTTGCCGGGTGGAATGCAAGGTTGATTTTGAGGGGGCTGTTCACGGTAAAGAGTTGTTGTCTTTGTTGCGCAAGCTGCCCCAGGATGAAGTGGAGATTGGTTTGGAACAGGGGGGTTTGGGTGTTCGGGTACCTGGGGACCGGGCTGTGATCAGTATGGAAGCCAAGATTGCCTTGCCTACTGAAGAGATCGAAAATCCAGGTGAGTGGAACGACTTGCCTACCAATTTTTGGGATGCAATGGGGGTGGTTCGGAACTGCTGCAGCAACAAAGCAGTCCGGGCAGTGCTCACTTGTGTGCATTTGACCCCTGATTGGGTTGAAGCCAGTGATAAGTTCCAAATCAGCCGTTATCCTGTCAAGTTGAAGTTGACTCGGGACTGCCTATTGCACCGGGAGGCAATACAGTTGTGCACGGGCTTGGAGATGACTCAGTACAGTGAAACTGATAGTTGGTTTCACTTCCGTAACCCTGAAGGGTTGATGTTGAGTTGTCGTCGGTACAATACGGTTGGGAATTACCGCTACCCTGACTTGACTCCCTTTTTGAAAGTGGAAGGCAAAAAACTGAGCATTCCCAAGGCTTTGGATGAAGTGTTGGATCGGGCCAGTGATTTTACCGATGCTGATGAACAAGGTTATGTCACGGTGGAGTTGCGGCCTGACAAACTCCGGGTGAAGGGCCGGGGCAAAAATGGGCAGTATTGGGGCACGCGGGACTGCCAATTTGATGGTGGAGAAATGAGTTTTAGGATAAACCCCCGGTTGTTGTCTGAGATTAGCCGCAAAGCGGATTCGGCCATTGTGGCGCCTAGCCGTTTGAGGGTGGAGACTGATAAGTGGGAGTACATCACGTTGATCGGTCCTGTGGAGAAGGAGTGATGTATGTCTGTGGTGGAGTGTTTGGAGTGCGGATTTGAAGGACCACCTGAAGCATTTCAAGCGGCTTTGTCTGTGTACCAGGATTTGGCTTGTCCCAAATGTGGCTCTACTCACAATGAGTGGAATGCTGAATATCAGAATGGGCTGCTTGAGAGTGTAACAAAGAGTGGACAATGTGGAAATCGTGGGCAAGAGGAAGTAAGCGATGTCTGAGAAAATGGGGGCCTTGTGAGGTCTGAAGGATTTTTTTCTGATTCGCAATTAGGGCAGTTGGAAGATGTGGTCACAGCCCCTCGTTGTGGATCGTGTGGGCTGTATCGCACTTGTAAGAGTCCCCGTATGGGTTGGACTGGCTGGGGTAAGCGTAAGGTGTTGGTGGTGGCGGAATCTCCTGGTGAAGCGGAAGATGAAAAAGGTGTTCAGTTAATAGGCCGTGCAGGTCAAAAATTGCGCAAGCACTTGGGTAAGATAGGCGTTGATTTGGACGAGGACTGTTGGAAAACAAATGCGGTTATATGCCGGCCTTCAGAAAATGAAACGACAGATGAGCAGATAGAAGCCTGCCGCCCCAGCCTTAACAAGACTCTGATGGAATTGAAACCGGACGTCATAGTCTTGTTAGGTGGGGCGGCTGTTAAAAGTCTTATAGGTTCGATATGGTGGGACGATGAAGGTTTGGGTGGTATTAGTCGCTGGGCAGGGTTTCGGATACCTAGTCAAGAACTCAATGCTTGGATATGTCCTACTTGGCACAGTAGTTACTTGTTGCGGCAGGACGACCCCGTGTTGGAGTTCTGGTTTGATCAACACTTGAAAGCTGTGTTTGAATTGGAGGGTAAGCCTTGGCCTAATGGTCCACCTGATTTTCAATCTCAGGTGGAATGCATTTATGAAGGGGAGGAAGCGGAAAAGCGTATCCAACGGATGACTCGACGGGGTGGGGTGTTCACTTTTGATTATGAAACCAATCGGTTGAAACCGGATGGAGAAGGGGCTAGGATTTTTAGTTGTGCCATCTGCAGGGACGGGGAAGAAACCATTGCGTTCCCTTGGATGAGTAGAATAAAACAGGTGATGAGCGAATTTTTGCAGAGTGAGCATGAAAAATGGGGGTGGAATATCAAGTTTGAACAACGTTGGACCCGAGTTGAGTTTGGTCATGGAGTGCGAAATTGGGGTGCAGATGGGATGTTAATGGCTCACATCTTGGATAATCGGTCGAAGGTGGGTGCGAAGTTCAACGGGTTTGTCCTTTGGGGGCAGCCAGCTTGGCATAAGCTGGTAAGCCCCTACTTGAAGTCTGATAGGAAGGGGGGCAATGAAAACAATCGGATCAATGAATTAGATCTGAGGGATCTGTTAATTTACAACGGGATGGATGCTGTTATGGAATGGTTTTGTGTCGACAAGCAGTTGAAGTTGAAAAAGGAGATGATGTCATGAGTTTGTTTTCAAAAAATGGGTATCCGGGCGGCTTGAATGAGGATGATGAGGATTGGGAAGGGTGGGAAGATGATGATGAAGATTGGGAGGATGATGAGGAGGACTGGGAGGACGAAGAGGACTGGGAGGACGAAGAGGATTGGGAGGATGATGAGGAGGACTGGGAGGACGAGGAGGACTGGGAAGATGAAGATTGGGAAGATGAAGATGAAGATTGGGAAGATGATGAGGATGGCTGGGAAGATGAAGATGAGGACTGAGGCTTGTAGCACAAAATGGTTGTTGGGTCTATAGCTCAGTGGTTAGAGCAGGTGTCTTATAAACACCAGGTCTCAGGTCCGATTCCTGATAGACCCACATGCATATGGTTGTAAGTTGTTAATGGATTGTGCTCCCAAAAATGTGGAATCGTTTGGATGAGCCCGACGGTGTATGCCAATAGCGAAGATGCCTACCAGTTGTTGCATGAGGGGGCAATGGCATTCAGTCGTGTGGAAGAGTGGGGCATGCGTATAAATGTTGAGGGGTTGAATCGGGTTCTCGAAGAATCTGATGATGAAATCAAACGCATCAGTTCTGAATTGAAGAGTTCGGATGTTTGGAGATTGTGGAAACGTCGCTATGGGGATCGATCAAATCTGGGTAGTGTTCCACAATTAGCCTCCGTGGTAACCAAGGATCTTGGTATAGAAATAAAGGCTCGCACAGAGAAAGGTAAGCGGGTGCAGATGGATGAAAAGGTTCTCAATACCATTGATCACCCGTTTGCTAAATGCTTGTTGAGGTTGCGCAAGCTTAGCAAATTGCGGGATAATTACTTGGTTGGTATCAAACGGGAGTTGGTAGGTGAGTACATTCATCCCAGCTTTAACCAGCACTCAGTAGACACTTATCGGTCCTCGGCGGATCACCCAAATGTTCAAAATCAAATCCGAAGGGATGCGGAGTTCGCAGCCAAGTTGAGACAACTGTATATCCCAACGGAGGGGCACGTGTTGGTAGAAGCGGATATGCGTGCACATGAATTTAGATGCGGGGCTTGCAGATGGCGCGATAAGAGGCTAATTGAATATGCCAGTGATTCTACGAAGGACATACACCGTGATATGGGTGCTGAATGTTACATGTTGGACGAAGTACCTAAAAAAGTTAGGGATCAGGCCAAGAACAAGTTTGTGTTTCCCACATTTTATGGTTCCTACTATCGCAATACTTCTCGCAACTTGTGGGAGGCCATCCAATTGGAAGGGTTGGAGACTAAGGATGGGGTACCGTTGAGAGAACATCTGGCTTCTAAAGGCATTAAGCGGTTGGGTAGATGTGAACGGGGGGAGAAGCCAGTTAAGGGTACGTTTGAATGGCATATTCAACAGGTGGACGAACGGTTTCACAGTCGGTTTCCAGAATGGGACAAGCGGTTGCAGGAGGCCATACAGGATTACCAATGCAAGGGATATTTTGATATGATGACAGGATTTCGCTGTACGGGTGTGTACAGTGTAAACCAGTTGGCAAACTATGGGGTGCAAGGTCCGGCTTATCATTGTGTGCTTTGGGACATGATTCAGATGGTAAAATGGATTATCAAAAACCGTATGAAAAGTCGGATTATATGTGAAACTCATGATAGTATAACAGGCGATGTGCACCGTAGTGAGTTGGATGACTACGTAGCCAAAATCATTCAGGTAATGACCCGGGATGTGAGAGAGCATTTTCAATGGGCAATAGTCCCGTTTGATGTGGAAGTTGATGTGTGTGAAGATAATTGGTTTCACAAAAGGCGAGTGGTATGAGCAACGACGGTGAAATGGAGTTGTACAAAAAATACCGCCCGACTAAGTTCAGTGAGCTGTATGGTCAGGAGGACGCGGTGGAGGCGCTGAAGGAAATGGGCCGCCAAGGCAAGGTGCCTCACTCACTAATGTTTTCTGGCCCAAGTGGAACTGGAAAGACAACAGTGGCGCTTATACTTAAAAACAGGCTGAAGTGTCATGATATGGATTGGCAGGCCATCAATATCGCTAACGACGGTCGGGGGGTGGACATTATACGGGACATTGGTGATAGTATGGGCATGGTGCCTATGGGTGGCCCAATAGAGGAAGGGTGGAAGCGGATATGGTTACTTGATGAGTTTCACAAGGAAACAAGCGATGGCCAAAATGCACTGTTGGATATGACTGAGTTTACACCAGATCATGTCTATTTCATTTTGACTACCACGGAACCTGAAAAGATCATCAAGCCACTTCATACCCGATTCACCGAAATTCATTTCCGGCTGCTCAAAAACGAAGAAATGTTGGCCCTGCTGAAAGACATTTCAGCCCGTGAACGGTTTGATTTGGATGAGGACGTGGCAGACAAGATCGTGGAATGTGCGGAAGGCAGCCCTCGTAAAGCATTGGTGTTGTTAAATGCCGCGATCCACGTAGAGGGCAAGGAAAAGCAGCTAAATGCTGTAACACGGGGGATGGGTAGCAGTGCTACACTTGAGTTGGCCCGATTGATATTCAAAAAAGGAGTTCAGTGGAAAGAGGTTGCAGCGTGCTTGAACAAGTTGGATGAAGATCCTGAGGACATCCGGCGGGGAGTGTTGGGCTATGCCCGCAAGGTCATGTTGAATACCGTGGGTGATGCGGCGGAATACGCTTGGACTGTGACAGATATTTTCAAGGACTCTTCGTTTTATAGTGGACGGGCTGGGGTGGATGCTATGTGTTATGAGGCGATCAGGCGATGATATGAATGCAGGGGAAATAGCTGACAGTTTGGTTGAACTGGTCAAGGAGGAATGTGAATCGTTGGATGATGATGGTAGACGTATTGTTGCCAACCGCATTTACGAATTGATAAGTCAATGGAGGCCCGGGGAGAGTAAGTCGGTTAAGGATTTTGCTGTTTCTCCGATGACAGATGCTGAGGCCAAGCTGTTTGGTAGGCAATTGTGTCCGTTTCAGGCTCACAGGGGTGAAGCTTGGGATGATGTGGATCTTGGTTATGTGGAATGGATAGCTGACGCTTCGCTGAAAACCGCTAGGAAATTGAGTGGGTACTTGAGGTCTAGGCGGGTCAGATCAGAGTTAAGTGATGTAGATAATTGATTGGTTAGCATGGTATAATAGCTATAGGAAAAGCCCATGGATGAGAGGTGTGAAAGGCTGGGAACCATGTCAAGCGTCCAAGAGTATGATGAAATCGAATTGGATATCAATCCGGACCCTGACCAATTGGATCGCAACTGGGTTGATCAACCCCGTTTGCGGTACCGCTATGGTAAGGAGTTGGCGGATGCTAAATTAGAATTGAGCCATGCCAAAGCCAATCTCGATGTGACTGAAGCAGAATTAGACCAAGCCATACGGACGGACAAGGAAGCTTATGGACTGGACAAAATCACGGAAACCGCAGTCAAGGCCACCATATTGCTTCAGCCTGTTTTCAAGAGTGCTCAAAAAAAGCTGATGGACTGCCAACATGCTGTGGATGTAATGTATGCTGCTGTATCCGCAATAGAACACAAAAAGGCAGCATTGCAAGAGTTGGTCCGGTTGCGGTTGTCTGAATACTATAGTGAGTGCGAGGCTCCGGATGAAGCTCGCGAGGAAATGGAGGATCTTAAAAAACACATAATCAGGCGTGGTCGTAGAGGGGACTGATATGTCCAGCGTAATGTCTTGGATTGTGGTAGTGGTTTTTGCCATGCCCGTCTTGCTTGTGTTGGTGTACTACTCAGCCAAGTTGGCTGTGTTGGGATACTTGAATGGTCGTAGACAGTTTCACAAACGTTACTATCAGGAGAAGATCAGAAATGGCAAGTGACCGGAGAGATCGTGAGGAACGGAGAGAACGGCGTCGAGCAGGTAGCTCCATTCGAGACGCTAGGCACCGTAGTGGAGGAGATTGGACTACCATCTCCATTCCAGAAGGTATCAGTGTGTTTCAGCCCAAGGACACATCGTACCGTTTTGACATTGTGCCCTATGAGGTGAAAACAGGCATGGAAACTCTTGAGGGCAACCGTTATGCCAGGGCGGGAGAGTGGTACTATGAGCGTACTTACTATGTCCATACTGGGGTGGGGCCTAATCGAGAGAGCTATACTTGCCCTGCCAAGACGGCTGGTAAAAAGTGTCCCATTTGTGAGTTTAGAGCTCGCATGGCCAAGGATCCGGATGGGGATGAAAAACTGGTTAGAGCTTTGCGTCCCCGGGAACGGCAGTTGTTTTTGATCCACCTCCACCGTCAGGATGAGGATGATGATGAGATTCAGCTGTACGAAACTAGCCACGCTACGTTTGGCAGACTGCTGGATGATTGTCGTCAGGATGCTGAAGATGATGAAACCTACATCAGGGATTTTGACGACCCGGATGCTGGAGCGTTGTTGAAGGCTAGTTACCGTGAAGAAGATGCCGGTACTTTCAAGTACATCGAGTGCTACAAAATTGAGTTCCGGGCTAGGCCGAATGGATTGGATCCTAAGTTGTTAGAACATGGCATCGACTTGGATGCCGTAGTCAAAGTGTTGCCCTATGACGAGCTGAAAAAGGCGTTCGAGCAGGAGGTTGAGGACCAGGGCAACGGAGAGGAAGAAACTCGGGGCTGCAAGCCACAGGCTCTCAAGACCAATGACGACGATTCGGATGAATCGCCGGGAAGGAAGGGTAAGCCCGGTAGCAACAAGGTTGAAGAGCCAGAAAAACCCAGGCAGCCCGAAAAAGCACAGGATGAAAAATCTCCCCCTAAGAGGAAGGGAGTGACGGCGCAGGAAGCTGGTTTGGAAGAGGGTGAAAAGGTTCAGACCCGTAAGTTTGGTGTGTGTGAAATCGTTCGCATTAGCCGAGATGGTACAAGCCTGACTGTGGAAGATGAAGATGGTGAGATCCATACGACGGTTGGTGTGGATGAGGTGCGCAAGCTGAAGGAGGAAAAGCAAGCACCAAAAGTGGATAAGGACCAATCAAGCGAACTTGAGAGCAAGAAGCAAGATGACTGGGATGAACCGGCCCCTAAAAAAACCGAACCTGCTAGCAAGAAACCACCAGTTGATAACGGCTGGGATTGAATGCTGGTGGTTGAGCAGCCCCAGAATGACTGTGAAGGTGGTTACGGACAAGGATGGACGTATTATGGATGCTGCTCCGATCGTGAGTAGGTTTGTTGGGCAGCAGTTGGGTCGGTTGATTGAATGGATGAAGTGTCAAGGAAAGGTTCGGATTGAACGATTAAGGTGCCAGAGTGGTGTACGCAGCACGCTTCTGTAGTACAGATGAGGCCCAGTGAAACCCTGGCTCTGGCTCCATTTTATTTTGGTGATATGGATTGCCCCCTTGAAAATCCGTTGAACTGTCTGTACCAGGTCCGTACTCTCATGAAGAGGTGTTGGGAGGTTAGGTGTTGGTACGTGGGTTCTGAACTTGATAGTGACCGTCTACCGGTGGGCTGTGTGTTGTTGGCCGCTGGATTGTTGGCTAGTGCTAACAATGATGGAGAAAGCAGTTGTGAAAATAGCAATACAAAATGATGAAGGCAAGGTGGTTGGGGTTGAGGTGTCTGTTAACAACTTGAGGCAATTGAAGAGTTTGTTAATCAAACATCGTAAGGATTGCTTGAATCCAAGTCATTTTAATCCGGAAGAGGTACATTCCGTTAAGGGTTGCCGTCGATACCACTGGTTTGCACCCACACACACTCAGAAAGTATGCCGATCATGGACAGATTCCTTGCAAACGAACTCCGACTGGACAGCAATTGTTTGGCATTGATACCTGGGTCGGCGTCAAATCAGCCATTGTCTGTTACGCCAGAGTTTCGAGCCACAAACAAAAAGACGATCTTGAACGGCAAGTCGAATGGCTCAAACAACGCAATCCAGGCAGTGAAATCGTCATCGACATCGGCAGCGGACTCAACTTCAGACGCAAAGGTTTGCGCTCCTTACTGGAACGCAGCTTGCGCGGCGAACAGCTTACGATTGTGGTTGCCCACAGCGACCGGCTTGCCAGATTCGGAATCGAACTCATCCGTTGGGTGGTCGAGCGAAACGGTGGCAAAATCGTGGTTCTCGGTAAGTCTGCGAAAGGCAGTCCAGCAGACGAACTCACTCAAGACTTGCTTGCCATCCTTGCCGTCTTCTCTGCGCGAATGCACGGACTCAGAAAATACCGCGACAAGATCAAGGAAGATCAGACTCTATCCGACACCGGAACAAGCGAATAGGTTCCGCAGTTGGTTGGCCGCAAGCCGCTGGTGCTACAACCAAACCATCGAGTATATCAACGGCCTTGACGGGCCGCGTCCGCATTGGACTGTTGTCAAGAAGATGATTTTGGCGACGTGCCCGGACTGGATGCGTGCTGTCCCGTATCAGATCAAGAGCGTGGCCGTAAGCGATGCGTGCGAAGCATTCTCGGCTCAAAAGAAGAAAGCCAAGCAGACTGGCGAGCCGTTCAAGATGCGCTTTCGCTCCAGGCGAAACCCGAAACAATCGTGCTTCATTCCCGCATCGGCAGTGAAGCAAAAAGATAACGCCATCGGCGTTTACTTGAGAATTGCCGGAGTTCTCAAGGCGGCGGAACCGCTTCCCCAGCAGCATCGGGATTCCCGACTCGTCTGGGACAATGGGGCTTGGTTCTTGTCCGTTCCGTTCAGAGTTACCGTCCAACAAAAGGCTGATAAAGGCCGGACGGTAGCTCTGGACCCCGGCGTCCGAACGTTTCAGACTCTGTTTTCTCTTGATTCTCACGGCAAGATCGGAGAGCAAGCACAACAACGAATCGTCCGTCTTCTCGTTCACCTTGATCGGCTGATTTCACGTCGCGCCAAGGGAGACAAGCGATCGAAACGTCGTTTGACTTTAGCTATTGGACGGATGCGGCGCAAGATCAGCAACTTGATTGACGAGTTACATTGGAAGACGATTCGATTCTTGCTTGATGAATTCGACACCATCATCATCCCGCCATTCGCGGCGGGACGCATGGCCAGTCGAACGAGTCGCAAGTTGCGCAACAAGTCCGTTCGCGCCATGCTCGGCTTGGCCCATTCTCGTTTCCGTTTGAGATTGGTTGCCAAGGCCGATCAAGAACAGAAAACCGTTCTGATTCAGGACGAAGCGTACACGTCCAAGACTTGCTCATGGTCGGGAGAAATCATCCTGAATTTGGGCAGCCGATATCGTGTGCGTGGTTCGGATGGTGTCTCGATGGACCGGGACATAAACGGCGCTCGCGGAGTGTTTCTGCGGGCCTTGGAAGATACTCCCCTGATGCTGGCCTAAACCGCCAGCCTCTCGCATGCCACTTATAAGCAATTATAAGCGAGTAAAGTATCGGTTGTGACCAAGACCACTTGGCAGAAACCTTGTTGAGGTGAGTTATGAGTCCCAACAAGATTGAACGTATTAAGCAGGCGTTGTGTAAACCAGTGGAACGGGATGTGTTGGAAGATCTGAGTCCAGATCGGTTTTTGAGTACGGGCAGCACTTGTTTGAATTTGGCATGTACAGGGCATCCAGACAAGGGGTTTGTGAAAGGGAAGTTTTACTGGTTCGTCGGTGATTCGGACTCAGGTAAGACATTTTTGACGTTGACCTGTTTGGCGGAAGCTAGCATTAACCCTAGCTTTGATGATTACAGGTTTGTTTATGATGCGCCTGAAGGCGGTGCATTGATGGACATTGAGCGTTTCTTTGGACCGAAAGTGGCCCAAAGGTTAGAAGCTCCGCGTTACGACGAAGAAGGCAACCGTGAAGACAGCGAGACTATCCAAGAGTTTTATTTTAACTTGGATGACTCACTCAAAAAAAGTAAGCCCTTCATATACGTTTTGGATAGCCTTGACGGCCTCACCAGTCGGGAGGAGATAAACCAGTTTGATAAAGTCAAGGCGGCTATGCGCAAGGGTAAGAAGGAAGTCACGGGTAGCTTTGGGGGAGAAATAGCCAAATGGAATTCTCGTAATCTGCGTAAATTGATGGGCCCGTTGAAGCGCAGTGGTAGCATTTTGATAGTGGTCAGCCAGACGCGGGATAGTTACAGTTTGTTTGAGTCTAGTACAGTGGCTGGTGGCCGAGCCTTGAAGTTCTTTGCCACGCTTCAGTTGTGGTCCACTCAAGTGGGTAAAATCAAGAGGGAAGTCAATGGTAAGGAACGGGAACTGGGTACGTATTGCAAGGTGCGGGTCAAGAAAAACCGCGTGGTGGGTAGGGATCGGTCTGTGGTGGTCCCGGTGTATCATAGCGCAGGGGTAGATGATGTTGGTGGGATGGTGGATTACTTGGTAGCGGAAAAGGTTTGGAAAAAGGAAAAAGAAACTCAGAGTGAAAATGCGAGCGGTGGCAAGATTGTGGTGACAGGTCTTGGGCCAGAACGGATTATGCGCCGAGAGGAAATAGTACGTATGGTGGAAGAGGAAAATATGGAAGATGATTTGAAGGCTTTAGTAGTGGACGCTTGGAATGCTGTGGAAGAAGCTTGTAAAATCCACAGAAAAAGCAGGTATCATTGATGTTTGGGACTGGAAATTTGGGTGATTTATGTGGAAAATGCAAGTACAAGTAGGGGCTAAGAGTGAGTTTTCCGGCGGGACCCACTATGTTGATATGGGGGAATGGAAGGACGTGGTTCCTAGTCCACTTGAAGGCTACGTTTTGCCTGCCTATAGGTATGATTGTAAGGAAGATGCTCAACTGATGTTAGATCGGTTGTACCCCGATATCCCTGCTGAGTTCAAAAGGGTGGTTCAGATTTGAGTCCCCCTTGGCTTATTGTAGACACGAATGCTTTGGCTCATCGAGCTATTTACCATTTAGGGGAACTTTCTCATAAAGGGATCCATACGGGTGCTGTTTTTGGAATCTTCCAAGTTGTCCTTAACCTGATGGATCTCCATTCTACGAATCGGGTTGCATGGACGTTTGATCGCGGTTGCGATAAGCGTAGGGAAATTTTCAGTCAATACAAGCGCAACCGCCACAAGGATCAGTCCCCGGAAGAACGACAAGCTTTCAGCAACTTACGCAAGCAGCTGTATCGGTTGCGCACTAGGTATCTGCCAGAAATAGGGTTCAAGAATGTCCTGTCACAAGATGGTTATGAAGCAGATGACATTATTGCCTCGGTTTGCGACAACTTACCAAAAGGTGAGGAAGCTATCATAGTTAGCAGTGATGAGGATTTGTTTCAGCTGCTTGGTCCTCGGGTGTGTATGTGGTTGCTTAAGGGCAAGATTGTGACAGCGGATTCGTTTACTCGTCAGTGGGGTATTTGTCCCGCAAAATGGCCAGATGTGAAGGCTCTTGCGGGATGTAGAGGGGATGGGGTGATAGGGATCAAGGGGGTTGGGGAGAAAACGGCTGTAAAGTTTCTAACAGGTAAGCTCAAGCCAGATACCAAGGCTTTCCAAGCTATAGTTGCTGGTACGAATGTGTGGAATTTCAATTTGGATTTGGTGAGGCTGCCTTTTGTAGGTACGGAACCTTGTCATTTGCAAGAGGACAACGTGAGTCAAGGGGCGTGGGATGAGATCATGGATGAGCTGGGGATGAAATCTCTCCGGAGGAAGGGGCCTCGTAAACGAATATTGAAAGGGTTGTGGGAATGAGCAAATGGTTTCATACAGCCAGTGTTGTGTTTAATGAAAGATTGGAAGCTAGATTCATTGATTGGGTAAAAAAGTCGGAAGAATACCAGTTGCAGTACTTTCCTGTAATGCCTGGTACTTTGAAAGGTGTCATGGTTTATAGGTTGAAGGACCGTTTCAAGTTTCGTTTTAATCGAAAAGGAGGGTTGATCATTTGGAAAGAGGACGATTGGGGACCGAGACCCCTGAAAATGAGATTAGATCCATTTTTGGGTAAATTGTACGTGGAGTGGCCTAAAATGCCTAGAGGTAGACCTTATTTTGTGGTTGATTATGAGTATGACAGTGGAGTTGAAACAGGTGCAAATACCGTCAAGGCTAGGGGGTGTTGCTAGGTTTATAACAGAGCCTTGGAGATGAAGGTAGCCTAAATGCTGCGAACTTACCGCTATCGCCTCTACCCTTCGCGCTCGCAAGAGAAAAACTTGTGTCGCATACTGGAAGCCTGCCAAGGATTGTACAACATGGCGCTGGCAGAGCGCAAGTATGCTTATAAGCTGGAAAGGATCAGCGTTAGCAGATCGGAACTCTACGAACTTGCCAAACACTACCGGAAGACTTTCCTCTGTGGCAAACGGATGTTCAGCCAAACGGCACAGAGCGTCATTGACCAGGTTGACCTTGCATTTCAGGCGTTTTTTCGCCGTGTAAAAGCTGGAGAGAAGCCCGGCTTTCCACGATTCAAAGGTCACAACAAATTCAACAGCTTTCTGTTCAAGCAATTCGGGAATGGTGCAAAACTCGATGGGCGGCGACTGAAGCTGTATGGCATTGGGCGGATGCGTGTACGCTGGCATCGCCCACTTGAGGGAACGGTCAAGACGGTTCGCATCCTGCGCAAAGCGGGATGGTGGTATGCCTGTTTTGCCTGTGAAGTGCCAGAAGGCAAACCGCTGCCTCCCACAGGCAAGATCGCTGGGATTGACGTAGGCATTTCCGCCTTGCTAACTATCAGTGATGGAGCAAAGATTGCGCATCCGGCCTTCTATCGTGCCGGGCAGCGGGAATTGCGCCGCCTGCAACGCAAACTTGCCCGCGCCCATCGCGGTAGCAACAACCGTCGCCGGGTGCTGCTTGCCGTTCAGCGCCATCAGTCACATGTTGCGGCGCAGCGTGCAGACTTTCTGCACAAACTGAGCACCGACTTGATTCGCCGATATGACCGTATTGCACTGGAAGACTTGCATGTACGCAACATGGTTTGCAATCATCACCTGAGCAAGAGCATCCTGGACAGCGGCTGGTCTGCATTTCGGCAGTACCTCACGTACAAGGCTGAAAGCGCTGGTCGTGAAGTCGCCTATGTAGACCCCGCCTATACGTCCAAGTGTTGTTCTAAGTGTGGAACAGCGTTCCCAAACTTTGACCTTTCGACCCGTTGGGTCACCTGCGCCTGTGGTCTGTCGCTCGACCGTGATCACAACGCGGCGCTGAACATCTTGCGTCGAGCTGGGTGGGACACACCCATGCCGGATAACGTAGCCCCGCTACTTGCCCCCTCATGGAGCAAGCAAGGACAAGCGTCCGTCAGAAGCCTCCACCTTTAGGTGTGGGGAATGTCACAGTGGAAAAATATCGTATTCCCCTGGTGGAAGCTCTTCATGACAAAATGTTGTATAATGAATGCAGACCCTACAGACATGGTAGTAAGACGGCGTGAAGACAAAATGCAATTCGTTTGTTGAAAGGATTGTGGGAATGAAAGAGATCGATGACTTGGGGGCTTGGATAGCTCCGTTGGAATTTCATTATTGTGCTAGGTGTGGAAGGTATTTGGTGGAAAAGGATGCTGAAGTGGGTAAACCAGTACCCCTTTGCGAAGTTTGCAATATGTATATGTCTGTTGGTGAAACGTCTATTTTTGAAGCCAGAGCTAAAAGGGAAGCTAAGCATAAGTTGCTGAACGATGAAAGATTGAAACTAGGTCGTGAAAGGCGAGACGCTGGGGTTCCTAAATTGTGGTGGCTCCTGCCTAAATACAACTATGTTAGAGGCCCCCGTGGGGATATTGTCAAGGTTGGGATTAAGCCGGAGTCGGATGGATTTGTACTGAAAGGGTTGCGGAAATGTTTAAAACTGCTGAGGGGTTGGTTTGCGTGATTTGTGGAAGGGTTTACGGGTGTAGTGCTACGCATCAGCCGTGTCCGTGGTGCGAATGTGACCGGCTAAAGTCAGAACTATTCAAATTGAAGCAAGATTTGATTGAATATGGAGACCACAGACCTTCCTGCCCGGAGGTGGATGATGCTGCAATAGGAAGGGAAAGCAGGTGCGATTGTGGCTGGAATGAATTGTACTCTAAGATTATACAAACATGAAGATATTGAGTTTAGATATTGCGACGAAATGTGGATGGGCCCATAGCAATGGCGCTAGTGGTGTTTGGAATCTCTCCGTCAAACGTGACGAATCGTCCGGGATGAGGCTCCTTCGATTGGAAGCTAAGCTCAACGAAGTCTTGGATTCCGTGGGAGTTCATTTTGTGGTCTACGAAGCGGCTAGGCATGGGGCTCCTCATATGCAAGGGGCCTTGGTGGTTCATGCAGAGATGCAAGGGGTGGTTAAGAGGTGGTGTGATAGTTTTGGTATTCAATACAAAGGATATTCTCCCAAGGAAATTAAAAAGCATGCTACAGGCAACGCCAATGCCAGTAAGGACATGATGGTGGAGGCAGCATGTGATAAGTGGCCTGATACTAACATAGTTGATGATAACCAGGCTGACGCTTTGTGGTTGCTCGATTTGGCGATGAGTGAGTATTGCAGGGGGAGTAAGAAGTGAGCGTCGAAAAGTTTCTTTTTGAAAACTTTCAAACCCATGCCAGGTTCGAGCTCTCTTTGTCAGAGGGAATCACTACTATATGTGGCCCATCGGATAGTGGTAAAAGTTCTTTGGTACGGGGGATACGGTGGTTATTTCAGAACAAGCCGAAAGGCGGTGCGTTTTGTAGGTGGGGTAGCAAATTGGTGAGAGTGCGTGGTAAGGTCGATGGCCACAAGTTGACCAGGGAACGCAATGGTAGTGATAACCTTTATAGGTTGGATGGGGATGAGTTCAGAGCGTTCCGGGATGAAGTGCCCCCCGCCATACAGTCCTTGTTAAGGGTGAACGATTATTCATTTGCTGGGCAACATGATCCACCATTTTGGGTGGGTATGAGCCCTCCGGAGCTGGCGCGTCAGTTGAACAAGCTGGTGGACTTGGATGTGATTGACTTGGTGACATCCCGTGTGTCGTCACGTATACGCCAATATACGGTGGAGGAGCGGGTGGTTGGCGAAAGGTACAAAGATGCCTGCGGACGTGTTACGGCAACAGCCTACGTGCCTACGATGGACGAAATACTCCAGAGCCTGGAGAGCCTACAATCCGAGATTCACCAGTTGCGGCAGCGGTCCCTGGGATTGAACCAGTTGGTTGCTGAGATAAAATGGGACCAACAAAGGCTGGCTCAATTGAAGGGCTTGTTAATCAAGGGTAAGGTGCTAGCAAGGAAGGGTGGAGAGCTAATCAATCGGCAGAATTGGTATAATAAAGTCAAGGCTATAGTGGATGACATCAATCAGTTGCAACGAAAAACCGGGCGACCAGTGCCTGATTTATCCGAGTTGACTAAGTTGAAGGAAGAATGTGAAGCATCGGTCAAACGTGAGGAGGGACTGAGTGGATTGTTGGAAGTTGTTGCTAGTTCTGAAAGGGAGTTGAAGGGATTGAAGGAACGGTTGGTTGCCGCCCGCAAGCAGTTGAAAGAAGAAACCAAGGGCTTGTGCCCTATTTGTGGGGGAAAGTTGAAAGATGAGTGATTTAGCCGACTTGATTCAGCAGGTTCAGCGATTGGTTGCATGGGAAAGGGTAATGGGTAACGTGTTCCCTCCAATTGGGGTGCTGCAGAGCGTTTTGGAGCATCTTCAGGGATACCATTTTGTGTGTAGCCTATTCAAACTAATGCGTAAGTATGACAAATTCCACGACTTGATTTGGGATGATGACTTGAACTTCGAGGTCATTTGTTCAGATGATTTCTTTTGGGGTTCGGCGGATGGAGAAAGAGTTACCTCCGAGAGTTTGAGCCAGTTGGAACAAGCATTCAAGGACTGTGAAAAGGCAGTTCCGGATTTTGGGCCACTCTATGGCAATATGTTGTACGCTGCTCGCCGTAGAAAAATGCGACCTCAAGGGGCGGCTTATCCTGAATATAAAGCCTTGTGGCCATTGTTTGACGCTTGTGGACCGGAGCGGAAGATAGAATTAGGCAATCCATACAAGCCAGGAGAGTATCAGGAGAAACAAGTGATGAAACCTTTGACTGAGGATCAGCGGAAGCAAGCCTACCATAATCCGGAGAATCATGAGGTTGGTTGACGGAAAGGAACCGAATAAGGATGGCCCAAAAGTATAATAGACATGTGAGGTTCCCTCATCAAGGAGAAACTCTGAAGGAACAAGCCAGGAAGTTAGGTCTCTCTGTGAATGCCTTAAAGGCCATGCTGAAAGCCAACTCTGAAGAAAGGAAGGGGGAATTACTGAGGTGCCAGGAAAGGAAACTTAAAGAAAGTTGATTGATGGGGAAACAAGTGGTTGCTCTAGTTTGTGCTGATATTCATTTGAGCCTAACTGCACCAGTTGCTCGCTCAGCGGAGCCGGATTGGTTAGCGGCCCAAGGTCGGGTGTTAAACCAAGTTCGACGATTGGCTGATCAGCACCAATGTCCGGTAATCTGTGCGGGAGATATCTTCGACCGGCACAACTCCCCCCCAGAACTAATCAATTGGGCAATCGACAATTTGCCGACTATGTACGCAGTACCGGGCCAACACGATTTGCCCTTGCATAGCTATGAGGACCTCCATCGGTCTGCTTATTGGACTTTGGAAAGGGCAAAGGCAATTGTCGATTTGGGTAAAGCGGGAAGTTGGGCCTTATGCCCCTGGGGAAGGGTGTGTATGCATTCGTTCCCTTGGGGGTCGGCAATAAGGCCGTTGGAAGATTCTGGTGTGGGGGAAGTGCAGGTGGCGGTGATACACAGTTATGTTTGGACTTCAGACAGTTGTTATTCCAATGCTCCAAAGAAAATGCATGCTAGTTTGATGCTAGATAAGTTGAAGGGTTATGATGTGGCAGTGTTTGGGGACAACCATATCAGGTTTCAAAAGGGTCGGTTGTACAATTGTGGATGTTTGATCCGTCGCAGGATTGATGAGAAGTCACTCAGGCCAGCTGTGGGCTTTTTGTTTGAGGATGGATCTATTGAGCCCCACGAGTTGGATTGTTCTGAGGATAAGTGGATTGGGGTTGAGGAGGCAATTAAGTTGGAAGGACGAACGGCTGAATTGGATGCTTTTCTCAGGGAGTTGGAAGGGGTTGAGGCTGATTACTTGGATTTTGCGGAAGAGGTCAAACGGTACATAGCAGACCCGGTTAACAAGGTGAGTGAGGCTACAAAGAGTTGCGTAGTTGAAATGTTGGAAGAGAGTTGATATGGACTTAAAGCGTTACGAGACTTTGAAAAACAATGTGGATCGTCTTCAGCGTGAAGTGAATCGCATTGAAGGGGCATTACAAACTCAACAGACCCGCCTACGTACTGATTATGATTGTGAATCAGTGGAGGAAGCTGAAGCGGAGTTGAAGCGGTTGGAAGGGGAATTGTCTGCCAAAGGTAAACAGTTTGATGAGGAGTTGGTTGCGTTTGAGAAAGAATACAAAGATTTGTTAAGTAAGGATGAGGAATGATTCGTAATGTAGAGGAACTGCTCAATCACTTGCGTGCTGGGGCTGAGTTGACATGGTTGACAGGCTGGTGTTTGGACACCGGGGATGAATGTTATGAAGTGCCAGATAAGTTGGTGGAGTATCTTCATCAAGATGGCAAGATTCGTTGGGTGGTGGATAACGGCACCCCTGTTCAGCGGTGGGAGTTGGTGTGACTGATTTATGAGAGAGACTTCCACGGTCCGGGATGTGCTAGCAGGTTGTTTTGTGTGTTGGGGAGAGCAATATCATTGGCATGGCCCCAATGCCCAAGGCTTGGCTGCTCAACATCACGACCGTACCGGGCACCCAACTTGGGTTGAAGTGAACATGATGGTGTATTACGGGGAACCACCGTTTGCTAAACAAAAACAAGCTCAATCGGAAGGGAAACCGGGATTGTGGGAGGACAAATATGGATAAATGTGTAGTGCTTCATTTGAATGGAACTACAATCTCCAGAAAGATGCCTGAAGAGACGGCAAAGAAAGTGGTTGAGTTGTTTGAACATTATATCGTGAATAAGAACTACGATAAGGAGTGGATCGAATTCAATTGCATGGGAGGGGTTATATTTAAGGTGGATAAATTGTCTGGAGTTGAGGTGTATAATTATGCAGATAGGAAGATGTCGGAATTTGAAAAGGTTCAGGCTCGGTTGTTGGAAGAGAGCCTGGAGTGTTTGAGGAAGGCCAATAAGGAATTGCGAGAGGGGGATGATTGGAAGTGGGGAGGGGAAGATGGGTCTGGTGTGGATGAAAGTTAGAAGATTGCGATGAGCCTGGCTGAATACCGTCAACGAGTCAATGAGTTGTTATTGGAACGACAACGAGCGCTAGCTGATGCAGATCGTGAATGCAAAGCGTTGCAACAAATTCAAACCAACTTGGAAGCGGCCAACGAGTCACAAGTGATTTTTCAGTCAGTAGCCCAATCAATACAGCAGCGGGTTCATGAGCGCATGGCAGGTATCGTAACTCGGTGCTTGAATGCCGTGTTTGAGGATCCGTATCAATTTAGCATTCGGTTTGACCGCAAACGGGGTAAGACCGAGGCTCGTATGGTGTTCAGCAGGGATGGGGTGGAATTGGAGGACCCGTTGAATGAAATCGGTGGTGGGGTGGTGGATGTGGCGGCTTTGGCTTTGAGATTGGGTTGTGTGTTGATGCACCGACCTCCGTTGAGGCGATTTCTTTGCTTGGATGAACCCTTCAGATACGTGAGGGGTCAGGACAATCGAGCTCGTACTAAGACAATGTTGGAACGGTTGGTGAAGGATTTGGATTTACAAATTTTGCTGAATACTGACGTGACTGAGTTCCGTTTCGGAAAGGTGGTTGAGCTGGGAGATTGAGCTATGTTGGTAACTTCTCAAAAATTGAGGGAAATGGGGTGTTCAAACGTGATTGGGATACCCTACTCCCTTTGGATGGTGAATAGTGGAGTGGCTAAGGCGGGTTGTTTGAGGTACGAGTCATTGGAGGAGATGGTTCAAACCCAATGGTTTCAGGATGCTTTGGCTGGGGCTTGGCTCGCCGTGGCTGATGTTGGTTGGGATGGAGAACGACCGAGAGGGTTTGAGGAATTGGTGGTGGTTCGCATGTTCTATTTTGATGATTGGGAGCCAGATTGGTCATCCAAGATAACTGAATTGGTGGCTACTGACGAGGAGATTGGGGATGAAAGTGGTATTTGAGCACACTCGTTGCGAAGTTGATGGATGTACGAAGTTAGCTGCTCTGGTGGTTTTTAGTAGACTTCAGGGAAAGGTGATTTGTGTTTGTGGAGAACACTATTCTGAAGTTATCGAGGAAAAATCACCTGAGTACACAGTGGTGTGCCCTAATTGTGGTTGTGGCATTCCAGTGAATTGAAGGGTACCTAATAAAATTATGGGGTACGAATTTTAATTGAAAAGGGCGTATTAAAATTATGGGGTACGAATTTTAATCGAAGGGGATACAATAAAATTATGTGGTACAAATTTCATGCTATTCATGGCCCAGGTCATCAATCTCGTGTCGAAGAGTACGTGTGGTTGACAGGCAAATGGTCGAAAAAAGCATTGCAAAATCATTGGGACCATTGGACTCGTGATTTTGATTGGCCTGTTGGAGGGTTTGAACGGGTGGAGGAACTTCCTGAAGAGGTAATGAATGTCCAGGTTGATAAATATACTGGTTTACTGATTCATGCGTCGGAAATGCTTCGAGTGTTGGGGGTGAATGACCAGATGATTGTTCATTGTGTTATGGGGAAGGCGGGGAATGTCTAGTGTTCTGATGAATTGGAGATAGGCTTATGTGATACAAGTTTCATGCTAGGCCCGATGATGAAAGGCACAAGTTGATAACCAAGTATTGTGGTCAATTAACAAAGGCTAGGAAAATGTTAGGCGTGTTGGGATTGCGGGTTGATGATGTTCCAGATGAGCTGCTGCCAGAAGATTTGGATCCCCCGAGCGACGATGAGGGGAAAAGTGAGGGGGGGTGAAATGGTATCTTGTATTTTTGTGCTTCAATGGAAAGACGAAAAGGGTTAAGTTCAAGATAATTTGTGGAGAGCATTTGATTTGCCGTGTTTGCCTTCCGTGGGTATGATTTTTTGATTATGGGAAGGGGACTATAGGTGGTGGAGGAGGTTCCGCGTGTTGAGGAAAAAACATGAGACTACCTAATATGTTAATGTTTTGTGAGGTTGCTGGGTGCTCCGCCTATCAGACCCACTCGGTATGGTCCAAAAGTAAACAAATAGTGCTTTGCGTGTGTAAGAAACACCGTGATGAGATTATGGGAGAACCTGCTTCGGTAATGTTAGGGCCTGAAAGGCAAGCTGAGCTGGATCAGGCTACTAAGTTTAAGTTGGTGTTGGACACTTTGTCACTACTGCTGAAGGGGATGTACGAGGGTTTGGTCAGGGAAGGCTTCAAAGAAAATGAGGCGTTTGATCTGGTGAAAAGTTATGTACATGGTATGGGAAGTGGTAGGCTACAATGAGGATGGTTGAGGAGCACTTATGTTGATTAGTGGTTATCGTTCCGGGCGTTAAGTGTCCTTTAGTTTAAGGGGGCCCAACGGTGAAAACGATCCAATTGCAAGAAGATCAGTTTATGCCTCTGATTGAGTTTTTAGGTAAAGAGTTGTTGAAACTGCTGGACGAGGCAACGATTGATACGTTGGAGAAAGAAGTCCGTCGAGGGTTTCCTAAAACTACCAAAAGACAGTATGCAGTTCAACAGGTAGACATCAAAAAAGTTGCTTTTACCCCTTATGTAGGTATGAAAACTTTGTTGGTGAGTGCAAGTGCTTTGGGGGAGCAACACGAGGATGGTCGCCACTGGTACAATCCTATGGTGCTTTTTACGGGAGTGAATTATACGCCAGAGAAAGGGCCTAATTCGGTCCAAATTCGGGTGGGCAATAAGGACTATTACTTTGACAAACTTAGCTTGTCACGCAATGACACGCGCGTGAGATGCGATTGCCTGGATGCACGCTTTCGCTTTAGTTGGTGGAATTCACAGAAGAAAAGTTGGTATGGTCAACCATTCAAATACAAGCGTAAGACTACTACAAGGCCCCCCGTGAATCCACTCCATGTAGTTGGCGCCTGCAAGCATATCTTCAAACTTTGCATAACGTTATACAACTCGGGAGTGGTTAGTAGGTAGTTAGTTTCATGTTCACGTCCTGTATTCCAACCTGCATGGTTCCCGCTGATTGGCAACGGCAAATCGGTTCGTTGGAATATGGTAGCAAGGAGTTGTTGGATTTGGTATGGTTTTTGTGTGATTTGGTGGAACGGGGAATGGTAAGCGGAGAAAAACTGGACCGTTGTTTACAAGTCAAGCATGATACCCATTGGGCGGAGATTGACAAAATTGAATTAAATGATGAGTTTCACCATGGCCGTCGCAAGGTTGCATGAAGGGATCAGGGCTTTGAGTTTGTATAATAATTCGTTGGAGGGGATAACATGTACTTGAGAGCAACACACGGAAAACAAGCAAGCGAACTGTTAGCATTCCTCGAACAGGCTACTCCAGAGGAACAGTCTCCTCCAGAGGATTTGCGGTGCCTAGGTAGGACCTACCGCTGCGACCTGGACGACCAGGACCATTGGGAGTGGTTCATGGTTGATTACTCTCCTGCCGGTAATTATATTTATAATTTCGGTCGGGGGTCGGCGTTGATGACGGCGGGAGATCTCTTGACAGACCTGATTCGTCACCCAGAACATTGGCACATGGGAAGGCAACCGTTTGATTCGGTGACGGGCACCTATGGAGATTTTGTCCCTGACGATGTGTCAAAAGTGTAGAGAGAGTTTCTGTTGCTCTTGTTGGAGATGTTGAGATGGCTAAGCCTCGTAAGTTGCGTAAACTCAACAGGAACGAACTGTTGCAGTTGTGTCTAAATCGCATGGATCTCAATCGAGACCAGGTCATGGAGTTGGTAAGAAAGGCGGGAATGGAGGTGAGGGCCCAAGAAGCAGGGATGGCTTGGAACCGGGCTCATGGTGTTAACAAGTGTCAGGAACGTTTGGCAAAACGTTTGACAAGGCAAAAAGATGCTTGGAGGGTTAATGCTAGCTTGAAGGGTCAGGGTGAACTCGAATTCTTGCGGTCCGAGGTGGAAAAGTTGAAAGGCACACTGAGAGATATGGTGAGGGTGGGTGTTGCCGCTCTCTGAATTTTGTCTTAACCTGTGAGGTGCTGTGATGGACATTCAAATTGTAAAGACTCCAAAAGAAGGAACTATGATCCCGTTTGTAGGAGGGCCTCTTGCAGGACACTCTTTGCACATTGTGGAAGATGTATCAGGGGTAGTTAGAACCGACTTGAGGATAATTACTCAAGTTCGTGACTTAAAGCGGGGGAGCGTTTTGATTGCGGAGTCGAGTTCTGATTACAGTTTGAAGGATGGGAAGTTTGTTCTTGTTGGTTCAGGCCCGTGAGGTGTCGAAATGTTGGATGATTTGAGCAAGGCGCGCATTGAAATGTTGGCCCGCAACGGTGGCTTTAGCCACAAGGCAATAGCCGACCGGGTTGGGGTCTTTGGACGATGTAACCAAGGTTAGCGGGCATTTGTACCGCCAGCGAATCAAGGTCACGGATTGGCGCAACGGTACTAGCCTATTGGCCCAAGCTCACATGCGCGAGGCACTCAAAACCAAGCGCAAGCGTCGCAGGAAGGTGGCTTGATGTGGAGGTGGAAGGCGTGACAACCGCAGTTATGGGCAAGTGTATGGCTACACACATTCGGTTTGTGCCTGCGAGGTCAAAATCAAAAACCCACATTTGGAGAGTAGTTTCCAAATATGGTGATGGAGTGCTTGGCTGGATTGCATGGTGTATTCGTTGGCGCAAGTACGCCTTTTATCCCAAGGTGTATACCCTCTACGAGGAAGTGTGCCTCCGCGACATCGCGAGTTTTTGTGAACGGAGAACACAGGAGTACAAACACGGCAACTAAATCTAACATCCAACCTGAGTTTTTCCGGATGTCCTCTGGATGGTTTTGCATCAAGTGTGGCAAAAGTATCATGGGGGGTACCATTCACAGCGATGGGAGTGGACCATATTGTGCTGAGTGTTCGGCAAAGATGTCCACTTCTGCCTTTGGCCTCATTGGTTGGCGATGTCCGAACTGTGGAAGGGGGCTGTCACCATTTGTGCAGGTGTGCCCTTGTGGGCCATTAGTGCGGATTGTAGACACATCGAGGACTCAGGCATGATTTTTGGTTGAAATTGTTTTTCAGGATTTTTGCAATGGATATCGGCATCGAAACCCGTTGCTGGGAACGCCTGCTCAAGCTGTTCGGTGGCAATGCTGATGGAATCCAAGAACTGACCTGGCGGTTGGAGGTTGCCCTTGACCAAACATATCCGAGCGAGAGGGACCCTCTGATACAAACGTGGGGCGATATGCGTGCTGTTGTGGAGGCCGTTATGGACGCCGCCGGGGTTGCAAAGGGATCGCGACTGTGCAAAAAGTGATTGGAGGTGGAATATGCCGGAAGTCTCCATGAACGTGAACATCGAGGTGTATTGTGCAGCCTGCGGCAATGGGCTCTGCAACCAGACGGAGTTCACCCGCGGTCGGTCCCGGAATCAACCACAGTTCCGTGTCGAACCATGTGACAAATGTTTGGACAGCGCCAAGGAAAAGGGCTACGAAGAGGGCTACACGGAAGCCGAAACATCGTTAAAGGATACCGTCCGGCGACTGGAAGAAGAAATCGACCTGCTTACGCAGCAGCGGGATGAGCTGGCGGTACAAGTAAGAGCCAATGATTGAGGTGAGGCTGCTGAGACGGCGAAAGGAGTAAGCGAATGAGTGAGAGTGATGAAGTCAACTATTCAGCCACTACTTCGGCAGAAGAGCGGGCCTTCGATGCCCTGTTGGTTGCCGCCTACCGCGGATTCGATCCCGAGGCGTTGCAAGCGGCAATTGATGCTCAGGCGGCCGAGGCTCCTCCCGCTGGTGAGAAGTGCCCGCTGTGTGGGAGTGACCGAATGCCTTCTGACGACGGTAAGACAGTTGCAACTTGCCCAGTTTGGAGCGAACGGCCTTTAGGGGAGCCACGATGCCCCAATTGCGGACTTTTCTGCCGGTTCTGGAAGCAGGTCGCCGAATTGAAGGCGCAACGAGACGAACTGATTGGCGAGGCCGATGCGTTTCAGTGCGAAGTTGCCTCGGCCCTCGGCTGGCCCGACGGCAAGCCGTTCGTCGAGCGTATCCGTGAATTGGTCGCTGCCCTCGCCAAACAGAAGCAGTTGAGACTATTACCATCACTAAGCAAGAAAGAAAGGAACCCAAGCGATGAAGCTGCGACTCTTTGAGGTACTTACGAGCGATGGCTGCCGGTATTTCATCCAGGCCGGGACGTTCCCGGATGCTTATGTGCAGTGGATGCACTCGCCTGAATCTGAAGGGAAAGAACCGGAAGCTATCACCGACGCTGGTTGGATCGTTGCCCCATCGGCAGACGTGAAAGGGCTAAGCTATGGAACAGCATGAAATGGCCAAACGTTGTGGTTTCTATTCAGTTGGTCTTTGAGTAGGTCGCAGAACAGTGGACCTCAACCAACTTGAGCAGCAAATTTGTGTGGCTGGTCGCATTTTTGGACCATTGTTGTCCAATCATGACTTGAATTGCAGTTTGCTCAAGTTGGTGTTGGAATACTGGCCAACTAATCAGTTGGATATTAGTGACCGGGCCCGTAAAGGCTTGCAACGTCACGTTCGAGATGCTTACCAGAGCCATTACGGTGGGTTGTTGTGTGGCAGCCTGGAACCTGTGGTAAGGGCTGTAGTGATTAGCACTATCTGGTGGTGGAGGGCTCATCCAGAGTGTCGTGGGTTGTTTGTTGGTAGGGATGTACCGGAGCGATCTAGTTGTTGTTGACAGGGTTTGACTAAGTTTGAACATTCAATTATAGTAGGCTGGTGCGATAGCGTATTCGCAACATTTGCCAGGGACTGTGGGAACCGCCGTCATGGATTGGTCCCGTTTGCGGTACGTAAGCCACTCTAAAGGCAAGCTCTATCTTGCCCACTGTCGGTATATTGCTGAACCGACTGATGAAAATCTGACATTGTTGTTAGATGCCATAGTACCCTTGATCCATTGGGTTATAGACGACGGTTTTGGATGGATCAAGGACTCAGATCGGGAGGATATTATCAGTGAGGTGTTGTTGCGTATGTCTGGACGGTTGGATTATTATGCAGGCCGTCCTCGCAGTGTGTTTAGTAGTATGATGTGGATAACGGTTCGTCGTATGGTAATTGACTATTTGCGATCTCACGATTTGAGGGACATAGCCGATTCTATTCCAAGGGCTAAGGCTGCGGAGATTACTTTGAAATCTCAATCCTCGGTACCCCGCCAAGTAGATGCCAAGCTTATACTGGAAGATTTACCTAACCAAGTGGCTAGCTTTGCCTTGAGTAGAGATAGGTTTGGATTTGGTGCACGAGTATTGGCTGTGGTGGTGTCTTTGATGATTAAGGGTGACAAAGTCCCTGAAAGCTTATTGAGCAACTGGTATCATGTAGCTAATCCCAAAGTGTGCATTAGTTTCGTTAGGCTGATGTGTCGGTGGTTTATGTATCAGTACCGGTACAAGTTCCACGATTTGGTGAACGAGCGGAGTCACGAGGTGATTGATGAAGTGGGCCGTCGGTTATTGGTGGGGGAATAGGGGTGAAATGGGGTTGGGAGAGAGTTGGTGGGCGAGTTGCATTTGTTTGACGTTAATAGCAATCGCCACGTGGATGCACTTTATGCAATGTTGGTTGCTACTGATAGAACCCAGTTTTTTCCGGAAATGTATGAAATCTTTGGTAGGGAGGCTGTGATTAAATTCCTTGATATTTTCGCTGGCCAAACCATCCGAATACCGTCTAGGGAATTAGTAGAGCGCTACGTAAGAGATGTATCGCTGTGGGCTGAGGTGCAACGGTGTGAGCGAGGGCTGCGAGACATAGCCGGGAGTTATGGTGTGACAATACATGAGATTCAGCAGGCTTGTAATAAAGTGGATGTTGCACTGCGCAAATTGGGTATCGTGGTGATTGGTGGTGGAGGGTGATATGTTAGTGTTCAAGGCCGATGGTAGCAAGTGGATAGCCGACCCTGAAGGGCTGTTACCCGATCGGCCATACAGGTGGTATCATGGGTTAGCAGATTGGTTGAAACATCGTTGGTATTCCAGAGGATGGAACAAGGTGCAACGGGCATTCAAGTGTCGCGGTACCAGATTTTATGGTGATGGAGGAACAGTTCACGGTAGCACTCATTTGGATGTTGAAACCCACAATGGTCAAGTGGTGTCAGTGTGGTTTCGGTGTCAAATGTTGCCTTTCAAGCAACATGAAGTGAATGCTATGCGAGCCTTGGAGATGAGAAAGCACAGTTATAAAGTAGAATTGCACGGATTAGAGGTCAAGGATGTTGAAGCTGAATAGGACTTTTGATATGGCTACAATATCGGTCCAAACGGAATTCACTTGTGAGATATGTGGTCGTCATTTCAATCACAGGAGTGTGAGTCATTTAAAAACCCATGGCATTTGTAGCTGGATGGAGTACCAACAGTATTTGCGTCGTAAACATGCCCCGCCCCCTCCACAGGATTTGGTTAGTCACGTGGCTGCCTTGATATTGAAGGGGGAAGAGGTTCCATCTGAGTGCTTGGCTGGTTTGGATAACTTGCAAAGGGTGGTGGCCGCTCGGGCCAACGCTATGATGGATATAGCAACTGTCAAGCGCATGAACCGATTGAATCGGTTGTTGGATGCTATGGACCGGACTGATCGGGAATTGACTGATTCTAATAGGGTGTCTCAGCTGGGGTTTCCTGAGTTGTTGGAGTTGAGTGAACATTTGCGAATACACGCCAAGGAATTGTACGATGAGGGTCGGACGGTTCCACCCATTACTCAATCGCAACCGGCTGTAAACGTGAATGTACAGCAGGTGTCTCAGCCTATAGCAATCCCGTCAGATCCGAGAGAAAGGAGTGATTTGCTTTCCAAGGTCAAACGGTTGTTGGCTGCTGCAAATGGGGATGATGGGAAGGGCAAGTTGAGGTTGGAGAAGGCGGAATGAAGTTTGTAGAAGCTGTTGACAAGTTGACAGAAGAGTTTTACCTGTCAGATTTAGGGGCCAGGTTGTTACAATTGGGGATAGGTGGTTGTGCCTGGGAGGATATTCCGAAGGCATTGTCCATATCTATTCCAACGGCTGTTTGGTTACTTGAAATTGATGATTTGTCAGCTAATGGGTTGATGGCCTGTTTCGGGAGGTATCCAAACGAGATTTGTCAAACTACGGAAAAAGGGTTGGAAGCTTTGCAAGGGTATGGTTATGATGTTTGAATAAGCCATCGGTTGTAAGAGTTGGAGAAGGTTGGATGAGATTTGGTGAAGTAGTTGATAGGTTGGCACCGAGGTCATACCAGTTCGGTATAGCGGTTGAATTGTTGAAAATGGGGATAAAGGGTTGTACCAGGGAGGATTTTTGGCCAGTACCGCCCAAAACTCTTTTATATTCCGGTTGGGAAGAGATACTCGATGTTTTATTATCTAATGGGTTGATGGAAGTTTTTGGAAAGCCTCCGAACCAGGTTTATCAAACCACAGAAAGTGGGTTGGAAGCTTTGCGAGGGTATGGTTGCGATGTTTGAATAAGCCAGTGGTTGGGGAAGGTTGGGGAAGGTTGGATGAGATTTGTAGAAGCTGTTGACCACCTGGTGGAAAGTTACGGCCTATCTCCCATTGAAATGGATTTGTTGATGTCTGCTGTAAAAGGGGCTACAAGGGGAGAGTTGGATGATTTGCTAACCGATGCAAGAGGTGATATTAGAGTGCGTTCGGAAAATTTGTTGCAAGCTTATGTGAATTATTTGATTTCACATCGGCTGATGATCAGTTTTGGGAAGTACCCAAACGAAATCTATCAAACCACAGAAAGTGGGTTGGAAGCTTTGCGAGGGTATGGTTGCGATGTTTGAATAGCAAAGAGGATGGAATAGTGGCAATCGAATTGGATGTTAATCCTGGAAACGAAAATGGAGGGTTCTAAATTGGGTTGGTTTTTAGTGCGAGAAAAAAGCAGTGAAAAAGGGAAGTACCAATTGCCAAAAGGCATTTACCGAGCTAGGAAACAAGTGTCAGGAGATTGGATAATTGAGGGGGCTTCGGGTAAGGGGGTGTCAGAAGTTTTACCCGCTTTTGACTTTGACTCCAAGTATGAAAAGATAGCTGAAATTGTGAATTGAGTACGATTGAGCATATAGACCCCGAAGTTGCAAATCTTGCCCTCCGCATAGCTCGGGAGGTGGAGGAGACCGGGCAGTCTTCCACTTATAGGTCCTTGTTGGATATTGATTACCTGCGTGAGCCAGTCGACCCTGAAACATTCCTCTTTGACCCGTATTACTTAGGTGAGTTTGGAAAATACTTGTACGACAAATGGGTGGAAGTGTTATTGGAAATTTTGGACCCACAAAATCACTATTATGAATTGATAGCAACAGGTTGCATAGGTTCAGGCAAGACAACAGTAGCCTGTTTCGCCTTGGCCTACAAGTTGTACTTGCTGAGTTGTTTGCGCAGTCCTAGCGCTTACTTTGGATTGATGCCTGGTACCCCAGTGCTGCTGGGAATCTATAACATTTTCAAGTACAAAGCTGAGGATGTCCACAGTATATTGAAACATTTTATTGAGCAAAGCCCTTATTTTCAGCAGCATGCCCCTACGCTGAAAATGCGCAACAGATTGGCTAGGGATGGATTGATTTTTGATCATGGAGTTCAGGTGATAAATGGTTCTACTGAATTGCATGCCTTGGGATTGAATTTGTTTTCAATAGCGCTCGACGAAGCCAACTTCATGCGGGTGCCTAACATACCTGGTGGAATTGCTATTTCCCAGGCCCAAAAGCTCTACACAGCGGTCCAGCGTCGGTTGGAAAACCGGTACCAATACAAAGGGGTTGTGCCAGGCTTAATGATATTGATTAGCAGTCGCAATGTTGAGACTAGCTGGTTGGAAAACCATATAGCCTTAGTGAGAGACAAACCTGGCACTTTTATAGCCGATTATGCTTTGTGGGATGTTAAGCGGGAGGTGATGGGTTACAGCGGTAAGACTTTCCAGGTAGAGGTAGGGGATGCCATCAGCGGTAGCCGAATATTGGAAGATGGCGAGTTGCCCAGAGAAGGGTCCCGCGTTGTAGAGGTGCCTGTGGAGCATAGGGCATCATTTGACGCTGATGTTGAAAACGCATTGCGTGATATTGCAGGGGTGGCTACACTGGCGCACAGCCTGTTTGTCCGGCACAGGGAACATGTGAGGATGTGTGTCGATCCGAGTCGCCAGCACCCTTTCACTCGGGAGAGCGTAGTTCTCAGTGACAAGTCCTCCGTTAAATTGCAAGATTATTTGAAATGGAGGGATTTGGTAACTGTCAAGAACTCCATTGTCAAGCCTAAATTGAATCCTATGGCGGTGAGGCATGTCCATGTGGATTTGGCTGAGCGCCACGATTGTGTGGGAATTACAATGGGTCATGTTTCCAGCACTGTGGGTAACTTGCCCCGTATATGTATTGATTTCATGTTGAGGATACAACCACCTAAGCAGGGTTCGATTGATTTTTCCAAGATCAGAGAGTTCATCATTTATTTGCGGGATCAGTTGGGATACCCCATTAAGAGTGTGAGTTTTGACTCCTTTCAATGTCTCACTCCGAATACCATCGTCCCATTGGTAGATGGCCGCAATTTGACCTTGCAACAGATATTGGATGAGTACGGTACAGACAGGTCATTTTCTGTGTACTCGTTTGACAGACGAAACAATTGCATTGTGGAAGGTGAAGCTACTCATCTGGGGGTGGTTGGTAAAAATTGCCCAGTGTACCGGGTGACTTTGGATGATGGATCATTCTATGATTGCACATCTAACCATGAATGGATTTTGAAGGGTGGGGAGCGGCGAAAGACCTCTGATTTGAAGCCTGGAGACAGTTTGGAACCTCTAAACAGGATTGTTAGTAATAAGGATTCTGGATGTGATGGATATGAAATGGTTTTCCAACCAAATGTTTTGAGATACAAATATACCCATGTTTGCTTTTGCGACCGTCTAATATCAGCTACTAACATGGGTGGGAAATTGGTTTTTGGTAAAAAGAACGGGAAACAAACCATTAGGCATCATTTGAATTTTAACAAGAGGGACAATCGTAGGGAAAATTTGGTGTGGATGAATTTTAACGACCATTTTAATTATCATTCTGAAGTAATTCGAGAAAGGTTTAATGACCCTATGTTTTTGAACAGTTTGAGGAGAGGAATAGAAAAATGTAGAGCGAAGGTGAAGGAGATGATGAAAGACCCTGTTTATAGGGAAAATTTCCTTAGAAGGCGATCGGAAGCTTCCAAGAAAGGGACGTCAAAAAAACAGAAGGATAAAGCACGGGAACATTGTTTGGAAATGAATGAAAGGCTTTGGAACGATCCGGAATGGGTAGCCCGAAGACGTTTGAGTTATTCTGAAGCTATACGTCAATGTTGGAAAGACCCCATATATCGACGGACGGTGATTGAGAGTATAGCCAAAACAAAAGCAACCAAGTCCAAAGACGAATGGGCTCGAATGACGGAGAGAGGACTCAAAACTAAAACTATTGCTGCAAAGGAGAAAATGGTTGAATCTGGTTTGGATCCGTTGGATTGGGATATTAGCCGGGCAGTTTTGATTTCTAAGGGAGCTTCTGTTCAAAGTATACCTAAATTTCACATAGCAAAGAGGTTCCTGGATTTCAATCACAAAGTGACTAGAGTAGCTTTCTTGAAAGTGGCTTCAGAGGTTCATTGTCTCAGTGTGGGTATTTATCGGAACTTTGCGGTTAGGTGCGGTAATAGTGAGGTGTTTACCGGCAATTCTTCAGATTCCAGGCAAATCATGGAAAAATTGGGCTTCCAAACTAGCATCATCAGCGTGGATCGCACAGATGAAGCGTATCAAGCTACACGCCAGGTGATATACGAACATCGGGTGGAATTTTACGACTACCAACCGATGATTCAAGAATTGTTGGGTTTGGTTTATGACGGAGAAAGGAAGAAGGTAGATCACGTTGACCATCAGAGTAAAGACATCTCTGACTCATTTGCTAGTGTGGTGTTCTACTTGAGCCGGGCGTTGGGTCAGGACAAGGGGCTGGGACGAGTGAGAGAGGCTAGGGAACTTTTGCCTATGACTGGTCAGCAGTTGGAGGCGATGGAACTGATGGAGAAAGGAGCGAGATGAAACAATTCTATTATATTTGTGAAGGTGGTAAGTTTACGGTAACTGAAACCATAGCCAACGAGTCTGATCCGTTGACTCAAGAGGCCAAAGCCTTGGCTGAGGCCCATCCAAGTCGGGTAGTGGTGGGTTGGCAGGCAACGGGACAGGGAGAGGTTAAAGCCAAGCAGGTGGAGTTCCTGGATAAGTTGGGAGGATGATGGAATGCAAATCACTAGATTGCGGAATGGCTCGGAGATTCGGGAGTTTGTACAGGTGACTTAGGTATTGGAGAACGGTTGGTGGTGGTTGGGATTCAAGACATCAATGTATTGGCCCTTGTCAAGGGATCGGAACGGTATGTATTCCTCTACGACGACGCCAGCCGTGTAGCGGTCTGTGCGACTTTTGGTCGATTTGCAGCCAATCCGGATTTGAGCTTCACCTGGTATGATGCTGCCGTGCTGAGCCAAAGGGTCCGCCAGGAATGTGTGAAACCCAATCTATTGGAACGGTTTGGCTTTCCTTATTTGGAGTGTTGATATGGCATATTTGCATTGTCACGGGTGTGGTTGGTCTCAAGACGATTTTTGGAATTGGCGGTACAATCCGCTGACCAAACTTTGGGATTGTGCTAAGTGGTTGATTCGCCCTCGCTGGATGGAACTGGATGGTTGGTTGATAGACGATCTAGTCAAATATACAGGTGTGGCGATTTACCGGCGCAGGGCTGCATTTACACCTCAACGATATAACAAGGACGTTGCTTG